TAGGTAAACAGCACCCTTAATCTCGTATTGTTATCTTATATAATTATTAAACTACTTTATTTAGTGTCCTGAAGCCCACATCAGTAGTAGCACTGCCGACCCCACCATCAGAATAGAAGTAGCCAAGACCAGCACCACCACCACTAATAGCGCGGCCGCCAACGAGGAGCATTCTTAATGCTGTGCTCGATGTATTGCAATAATGGTAGTCACACATATATGTCGTATTCGAACCACCTACAGCAGAAGGGATTATCTCACCCTTTTCTCCAAGGTCAAATGCCTTTATGTAACCATCAGATGCTACCTCTGTTCCTGCAACAGTCATCTTGCCCTTGGCAGTGTTATCATCACCAAATGCTGATGTGTCAGTCGTAGTGTATACACTACTTGGTTGGTTAGTAGCCGTTCTTTCAAGAATGATACCATCTAAGTTAGTCCAGATGTCTCCGAATGGATTATCAAATCCTCTCCATCTTGGAACTTTAAATGTCTTAGTAGCTACTGTTGTAGCTTTACTTACTACAGTCTCAGGAATTACTAAATCCTTAACACCAGTAAAGTTACCAAATTCATTGCAATATCCACATGGAGTTAAAGGATAATAACCGTTATAGTTATTCCAGCCAGTTCCATCCCATGTAGTAACACCATCTCCTAAACCACCTTGATGATAACCTTCAGCAGTTAGTTCTGCATTATATGCAGCTTGAGAGTTAAATGTTGCATACTCAATAACCCAAGCCCAGTAGAATATCCACTTGTAATACTCATAGCATAGCATTTCAGAACCAGCATTGGTAGCATAAGTTCTCATGTTAGCTCTTGAGATGTTAGTTCTTGGTTTACCTAAATCACTTCTGAATGCATCTGTATCTAGGTACGTATCATTAGCAGTTCTATTACCTCCGCCTCGGAATTGGGCAGTAGTATTAACTACAGAGACTGCTTTTGGAGTTGCAGAAGTTGTAGTATCAACTGTACTTCTATAAGCATCAATTAACATTTCAGGAATCTCTATCCAAGTATCATCCATCTTAATGGTAGATATTCTCACCCATTTTTTATTGGAGTCTTGTACATTAGTTCCAGATTTACCATAGAACTTAGGTGTGTGTACTCTTACTGTACCATCAGTTCCATCAAGTACTGAATCCTCACCTGTAATCTTCTTACTCCAATCATTTGGGTCTAGATAGTAGTTAATCACACCATTGTTAGCTACACAGCCCTTGTATTGTGATTGTATAGGTAGTGACTTGTGAAGTAGGGGATTACCAATTCTAGTTAATGCAGGGTCAGCTACAGTAGTATCCCACTCTACACCATAAGAATAAATATCTTCTAGACCTGTGTAATCAATAGTTCCACCTCCTCCACCTTGATTGTCTTGCCACTCTGCTGTGCCATCTCCAGTGTTTACCAGAATTTGTCCTGGTGTACCTCCTGCTGGAATGTGCTTGTTACCAGCTGTGGTGGGGTGTGTATAGTTGTTAGCATTGTCAGCTATCCCACCCAGCTTAGTTTTCTCAGCTGTTGTATAATCTTCTGTAGATAATTGTTTACCTTCAACCTTATCCACCTTGTTAGCTATCTTTGCCACTTCTTGCTTCTCAGCTGTTGTGTAGTCGTTAGTAGATAACTGCTTACCGTCTACCTTATCAACTTTTAGAGCAATAGCAGCTGTGCTTCTTGCCTCAGAATCCTCAATAGCTTTATCTACCTGTGTCTTGTTGTAGTAACCTGTAAGGTCTACTTCTACGTGTTTATTACCTAAGAACTCCCAACCAGTTTTCTCAGTAGTAACCATCCATATATACTCATCATATACATCATTAGCCCTAGAACTTTCATTAGGAACCATGTAAATGGTATTGGGATTACCCTTAGCTGGTAGTTCTGTAACAACAAGAACCTTACCTCCTGCATCAGCTATTGCATCAGTTACCCATTGTTCAGTAGCTAAACCTTCAATTACCTTATTAACAGTAGTTGACTTATTAGCCCCATTCTGAACAATAGGAATTAACTCATCACCAGCTAGTGTTGTAGCAGGGGTCATTTGAGAGATTTTAATGTCAGTTGCTGCCATTATTCAAATAAAATTAAATCACCATTTTCTGTAACCATAAATTTACCATCTTCTAATATAATGTTTGCCAAATCTCTAAAGATTAGACCTCCATCTTCTGTAAGTATATTAACGCCAATTTCAGCAAGAATATTTCTAGTAACATCAGTGAGATATATATCTCCATTTTCTAGTTTCCACTTATCCACTATATAGGACTCATGTCCTTGTCGTTTAACTATTAATGGATAACTACTATTCTCAAATCCCTTTAATATTACTTGTCCATTGGCATCAGTTATATACTCCTTACCCTTAAAGATAACTATAGCACCTACTAAGGGTAATCCAGTACCTTTATCTATAACTCTAACTACAACTGAGATAACCTTTAAATTAGCCCTCCCAATATGGTTACCAATGCCAATATAAATTCCCATGTTAGTTACCTACTTGTAATGTACTTTCAGGTACAGCTTTAATCCCTATAACTAATTCAGGATTCCATCCTGGATAGAATACAGTAGATACGTACTGACCTTCCGAATCTTTTAATAGCACCTCTACAGTTACATTATCATCAGTAATGTTCTTAACAAGAACAGCATTACTTCCATAAGGTAACTCAAAGTCACCTGCAGGCAGTAGATATAGTCTACTTACTTGCAGGGAGGTTGGTCTTTCATTTTGATTGAGATTTATCATTCTTATGCGTTTTTAACTTCGTTATTCATTTGATTACCATCAAACAGTTGAGCATACTCAATATCTGTTCTCTTAGTATCATTCTCAGCATCACTCTGTGACTTGTCTCTTTGAGTCCTAGCATTGTACCAGTTAATATCAGCTTCGTTTTGAACCTTCTGTCTTTCAATTTCCAACTTAGCCTCATTAAGACTTTCAATCTTACCTTGAGCCTGTTGAAGTTGTTGTTGAAGTTGCTGATTCTGTTGTTGTAATTGTTCAAGCTGCTGTTGTAATTGCCCCATCTCATTCATCTCCTTTTTCTTCTTAGAAAAGGCTTTAGTAACCTTTACTTTAAGTTCAGTAAGACTTCTAGCTGTTAGAGCATCTACAATCATATCGGGGTCTAATTGACCACTCTTAATAAGCTCTATAATTACTTGTTGTATGTTTTGCATCTCCTTCATAATCTGAGTACTTGGTACAATATGTACATCATAATCAGTATGGGTAAAATGCTCTGGTAATGCTGTAAATACCTTCTGCAACTTATCACCAAGAATTAGAGTTCCAGTTAATCCCTTCTTCCATACTATCTTAGCCATGTCAATACAATCTCTAAGTATATCTATTGACAACGTATCCATAGTCTGATAGAAAGGTTTAGTAATAGTATAGGAGTTTCTAGCTCCAGCTTCTACATTACTAACTGCATCTTTCTGTTGAATACCATTTAACCTTTCCCTAAATACACCAGTAATAGATGATGTTTGGTCCTCTACTCTTTGTAAGGCTAGGTCAAATGCCTGTATAGTTTGAACCTTAATAGTATCAGTAAATCCAGCAAATGAGGTATTGTTATTAAATGCTCTACCTTCCTGACTTGTATCTACTAAAGCAACTCCAGTCTTTTTAAAGGCTATCCACTTTTGTATTCTCTCAGTAAGGTCATCACCTAATATAGTAGGAAGCATTGATAAGTCTAACCAGTCACCATCTGTACCACTATTAGCAAGAATATTATCCCTGAAATATGTAATTAAGTCATACTTATCTTGCAGGTGAGCACATTGTAGCACTAAGGATTGTGGAACATTGTCTCTATTAACAAGATATACACCATTAACAGATAATCCACATTTAGTTGGAGCATCCTTAGTCCTAATAACATTCTCTGATTTACCAGTAAGAACGTATATAGATTGTCCTATTCTTACTCCCTCATATCTATTCTGAATATATTCATCTCCTTCTTTGTCAATGTCAATCCATTCTATTTCATAAACAGGCAATAGTTTATAGTTAAATGACTCATAAGTATCAGCTGGGAATCCTGGAACAATACCTTTACCAGCATCTAATCCAGCTCCTTCGCCTTCCATAATAGGTCTGCATCCAACTTGATTCTCCATAGCTCTAATATACATATAAGAACTATCAGAGTAGTGTTCGTACATATCCTCTAACTCGGCTCTACTTTCATCACTCAAATCCTTACCATATTCAACTAGTATCTGCTGCTTGGTCATCCATTTCCTAATTACAACTCTGTAACTATCCTTTACATAAGGTGACTCTGGATTTCTATCAACAAATGTATTTAATGGATTGAGAACGTCAATACTAATATTAGTACCACTTGCTGACGGTTTAACCTTGTAGAATGAACAGCCAGTAACAAGTAAGTCTAACAGTAACGCCTTTAGTTTATTAGCTAAGTCAGTATTTCTAGACTGAATTACATATTCAATAACATTCTGAGCTGCTATTTCATAGTCACTAATAAAGTTATTATTAATATCCTCAATCAGTTTCTCAATATCAGCCTCAACAGATGCATCACTAACATTACCTCCACCTATAAAGGACAGTATTTGGTTATTTAGATGCTTTTGTAAGAATGTATATACTTGCTGACTTATCTCTAATTCCTTCTGCCTAGTAATCTTAGAGATTGTTTCCTTGTCTTTACAAGATACTTTCGGAAGAATTGGAATATCTAAATACTCTCCAATTAAAGCATCAACGTGTTTCTTTATAAGAGGAGTGAACTCAATAGAAGTAGGATTACCTATTCCAAAGTTTTCTTCAAGATACCTAAATTGCTCGGCATCTCTCTTACCGTTATAATAGTTGTATGCCTTCTGTAATTTCCATTTGTTGAAGACTAACTCATTTACAGCTTTGTCAATCTTCTCTATCAAATAATCATCACTTCTTTTGTTTGCACCCATCTTCGTAATCATATAATTGTATAGCAGTGAAGTATTTAGTTCTCACTAAACTTCTCTCCTTTAATTCTTTCTCAATAAACTTTATAAACTCCTCAGCCGTACCATCGCACGCAATGGACAATGGCTTTTCATCTTTATTGAGTCCAAGGTCCATTCTATATCCCACGTGCTCAGGTTCTTCTCCTGGAAATTTGTAAGTGGTTTCGTAAACCTTTAGGACTCCCTGATATTCTTTACAATATAGAGATTTAATTAAATCTCGGATTGCTTGTTCGATGTCCTGTGTCGTCATAGTATTGTGTTGGGAATAGATTAAACTTAGGTACTATAGACTGTTTATCGGGAATAACCCCTTTGTGTTTAATTCCATATTCATCAGTCCAGTAACCAAATAGTCTCAACTTTCTCCCTCCGTTATCAGCCTCCTGTGGTGGAATACCACTTAACTCTTCATCTCCTAACTCAGCCATACCCATCGCTGCTACAATATCAAACTTTCTTTTATTCTCATAGGAATAAGTAATAAGTTCATTAATCATTGGTTCAAACCACATATTGTGGCAGTAATCATTGATATAGCAATCAATAAGGTCTAACTGATGTTGAATAACAGCTTCAGTTGCAGGAGCACCAAATTGTCTACTTCTACCTGCCTGTATATCGGACTGTGTAGCTCTAGGTCTTCTCATTAAGAATCTCTCCTCTTTCTTCTTAGTTCTAAACCAAGTAAGAATACTAATACGAGTAGATTCAAGACAAGCCTTACAGTTATAGTACTCAAGAATCTTGAGTGTTGTTCTATAAGCCTCTTCAAGATTATTAGGTCTGTCTTTGTAGATACAAACATACATTGGTTCTTGTAAACCAAAGCACCTTTTCTTTACTACTACACAGAAGTCTGATGGGTCTCTTGTATTATCTGATGTATCATTCATACCCATATCAATACCGTCAATACCAGCCACATATAAGTTTCTGAAGTCTGAACCATTCTCACTCTTAATGGGATGTTCAATAATACAAACCTTTCCTTTATCACTAGGTATAAACCTTACTCCATTCTTAGCTTCTTCAGAATGTACATTGTTTTGAAATGTATATTCTAGCTGTCCCCATTTAGGTTTAAGCTCTTGTGGGGTAATCTTATGTAACTTAATAGCAGCTAACTGTTCTGTTAATAATACAGTATTGAATTGGTTATCACCTTCCAAAGCTAATGCTTCATCAGGTGTAAAACAATACTCAGCAGAGTATAGCATTAAACCTTTAGGGTCTGCAATCTTGGTAGCTCTCTTAGCCATGTAGAACTCCTTACCCTTTTCTGGGTCTGTCCATCCTCTGTGGTCTACATACCCAGGAGCAGTAACAATAGTATATGCAGGAATGAAATATGCAGTTTCTACATAAGTACCTTCCTTAGTATAGTTATGTTTGTATGGGAGTACATCATAACCTCTAGGGTCATGGAATGCAGCAGCTACACCTTCTAATGCAGGACCACTATCACCACCTGTACCCCAAGCCAGCTTAATACCGAATCTCTGTCCCTGAATATCAATCAAGGCATCACCCTGAATGAATGCTTTCTTCCAATTGGGCCAAGAACCACTTTCTTCGTACATCAGAATATCAGTACGGTCACCTCTAATCTTATTAGGCTTATCAGCTGTAATTCCTTCAATCTCAGACATCCATCCAGATTCTACACCATCTACATTCTTACTAGAAGCCCTCTTCCATTTGGCTGTGTTGTGAACCTGCCTTAGTTTTCTCATACCATCCTCAGTATTATCATCTAGGTATGATAACTGCATCCAGCATTTACTAAGGGTATCATCAACATAACCTTCTTGCTGTGCAGCCACTACTCCTCTAAAATGTGGTCTAGTAATATAACCATTAATAAGAATAGCAGCAGCTATTTCAGAGAATCCAACACCACGAGCTTTTAATCCAATAGCGTTCTTTCTCAGCACCTTACATAGTTCAATGTAATGGAAGTACTCATACTGTTTAACAAAGAAATTGGGGAAGTCTACTGAACGACCACCACCAGCCTTAGTTGCAGATGATAGATTAGGTAACTGATAGTAATTAATAAAGAAGTAATTATCACCAGTAATAGTATAACCATTTACAGTCATACCATTTCTACACCTATCATATTCTTGGTCCCAGAACTCTCCATAAGCCTTACCAAACATTGGTTCATTACAATATTTACCAGTAGAGGCTTTAGTTCTTCTAGCTTCCATAAACCACTCTGGGTCAAAGTCTAGTCCTCTTGTTCCATCAATAGGTCTGTAACCAGTAAGCTCATAAGATAAATTAGAGTCAAAGTAGTCTATTGGGTCTCCGATTCGTACATCCCATTGAAACTCTGAGAGCTTCTCTTCTAGTACACCAGTAGGTTCCCCTACTTCTGTAACCTTTTCAACTAAGGCTTGGACAGTAGGGGATTCTGGTAATTTATTCTTAGGTTTCCTTCCACGTGCCATGTTACTTTAGTTTAGGTACATATCCTTCAACTGCACCAGCACGAAGACCTGTAGCAGCCTTCTGTTTCTTCTTAATACGAGCTTCTAAAGCATCTAATTCATCCAATACTTTAGATATAGATGACATTTCCCCAATAACATCTTTAGCTTTAAATATAGGCTTACCAGTAATTGGGTCACGTTCCTGTAAATCAGAACCTTCATTGAAATAATCAATTAGTTCATCTACCTTATTCTGAGCTGCCCTTATTAATTTAATGTCTCTTGCTGATTCCTGTATCTCTCTATATTTTCTACACGCTGCCCTAAATAGAGGGTCATTAAATTCCTCCTCTGTAATACCACTATCTTGTTTAGCTGCTTCATTACGTTCAGCTTCAGTAAATTGTGAATAGTGTGATTGCCAATCAATCATTAGGTACATATACGTGAACTCTCTAAAGGCTCTAGTTTTCTTAGTGCCCTTTGGGTCTTCTTTGGTGATATTTCTATCATTAGTCCATAACTCGGAGAACTCCTTAATAAGAAGAATCTCTGGTTCGTTTAGCCTTAATTCGTGATTTACATTATCATATAGAAATATTGTCATAACAATTATTGTTTAATTATACGTCTTTGGATTGAGCCTCCGAAGAAGTTTTTACCGATGCCCTTATTCTTTACTACATGAGCACCTTCTCCACCCCTACCATTCTCTTGGTCTTTGAGGTCAACTTTTACTTTTTCATTGTGTGGTAACTTCTTGTAGTCAGCGGGAGTCATTTTCTTGTAGGGAAGTTTCTTGTTACTAACATTATAAATTCCCTTACTTGTATGAACAGTATCAGCCTTATTAACTACAGCACCTTTTTGGTCTTTCTTAACTCTCTTCTTAGCCTTACCTCCACACTTATCTTTAAATATATCTACTACTTTAGCACCCTCAGCTTTCTTCTTGCACTTAACACAACCCCCAGCCATATACTTCTCAACCTCGTATCCTTCTGGGCATTCACCTCTAAGGGTTTGAACATAACTTAATTTGGCTCCTAACTTAGCCATTGAAATTTGATTACCTTCCATTGCTTTGTATTGTTTATAAAACTCTTTTAAATCACTTTCTGATAGCTGTGCTACTTTGTTCTCAAAGTCCGCTGCATCTTTAGGGTTTAGGACTTTAATAAGATAGGCAGTGAATGCTTTTTGCTCGTCATTCATCTGCCCACCCTGTTGAAACATACTTATCATACTTTAACTAAATCCTTAGTATTGTAGATTGCTTCCTGTAGAACGCCTTCCGTAGAAAACCATCTACATCTAATACCTTTAAAATAATCTTCTGAAACATTAGGAACACCATGAGTCCTTATGTTCATAGTTTCCTTTTTAACCACAATCATTACAGGTTTGTTAGGTATATCTTGTTTAAGAGTTACCACCTCACCTGGCATAAAATAAACCTTCTCTTCCATTATTCAATATTCTTAAAACGTTCTGTTAATCCTTCATTGATTACAGCCTGAATTTGCTGTTCAGCTACAACCTCAAACCCTTGTCTGAAGAATGGAACTGGAACTCCGCAAGCACGTCTGTAATAAATATCATCTCCTTCCTTAATGAATTTACATAGTGGACTCACTGCAATTACATTAGCTACAACTGATAGATTCTCCTCTTGGTCTTCCTCACCAGAATCTGGATTCTTAAACTTACCAGTATATTCTGGGATAATTAAGCCACTACTAGTAACCTCAATCTTTTGATAAGGGTTCTTTGCGTATGGTTTAACCAGTACATAGTAGTTAATAGGCATAATCTCCATAGACTGCATCTTCTCAGTCACTTCTTGTGCTTTCTGTAATTCATCTTTAAGATTTTCATTCAAAGCTCTAGTATAAGCATCTACTGCTTTATTATGTGCTTCTACAGCAGCGTTCTTCTTCATGTCATCAAAACTTTCAGCTCCAGCAAACCCTACAGCTTTACCACCAAACATTAAATCCATTTGTCCATTACCTCTCATAATACATTCAAAATTTTTAATTTATTACCATTTTCCTACAGGACAGAACTCATTAGGTAGAGTTGTTTTAGCTCTTAACCTACATCCACATCCATTAATATAACCATCTTTCTTCTCTGTACTTATATCTCCATTATCAGGGTTGAGCCACAATTTACTGTTACATATCTCCCCCAATATTACACTCTTTTTATAGAGCTTACATTCTTTACATACACGGATGCGGGCTTCAGACATATTCTTATTAAGCCCTAACATCTCGTTTGTATGCCCATTTAAAATAGCACTAAGACCCATAATTTATTCTATTTAGTTCATAAAGTTGCTAATATCTCAAACCTAGTTGTTTGAAAGATACTCGTATAGGTATATTAGAATTCTATAGGTCTTCTGCTATTTTTTCTTGCCTCTAATATGGCTTCTTTCTTGTAGAACTTACACATTCTTTCTACATCATCTTTTAGGTAATCTAATTCATGTTCTGAAACATTACCTTGATGGTCATAATGTATAAGCATTAATTTCTTAATGACGAACTTGGGGTTCAACTTCTGAAGCATCCAAGCATAGGTTGATAACTGTAATGCGTAGTGCATTTTATTACAATCCATAATGTTGTTCATAGGATACTTCATCATTTGACATTTCTTAGTCCTCTTATCAAAGAATGATTTGTCGTCTAACTTCTTGTTGGTTTTGTAGTCTATGATATAGATGTCATTGCCATCCTTAATAAGTAAGTCAATCTGTCCTGCCAGTCTAAACTTACCATCCTCAGACTTCCTATATATCATATACTCAGGGAACACTCCCTTCTCAATGTCAAGTAAATCCTGATTGTGTTGCATTAATGAATCATTGGTATTTACTTCAAACTTACCTCCAAGTCCAAACTTTTTAAGCTCGCACTGCCTTTTAGAAGTATAATTACTTTCTAATTCGGCGTGAATTTTAGAACCTCTTTCACAGGATTCAGCATTAGTTTTCTGCCACTCATCTAAGATGTCCTGCTGAGCCTTATTGTAATCGTTACGGGTAAATCCATACATATTACAGAAATATTCAACATCTATCTTATGGGTATTAAGTAACTGAGATTTCTCAGCCTTAAACTCCTCCTCTGATAACATCTTCTCTAATGCCTTATAGCCTGACCAGAATTCTTTGTCAAAGTCTTGGCAGAATTTGCCAATTAATGTTGTTACTGATACATATACTCCATTTTCATCCCAGTACATATGCTTCTCATCGTTGTAGCAAACGTTCTGGTTCTGCTTGTCCACTTTCATACAGCCTTTTAAATTTATCCTTTACTGAATTATAATCTAACCATGTTGTTAGAGGTTGTAGAGATGGTGATATTACAGATTGATAATATCCTAAGTAATACTGCTTCTTAATAGGATAAATAACTATTAGCATTCCTACAGGTCCTTCTACACCAGTTAGTGGGTAAAAGGCAGCTGACTTAGCATTACTACGTTGCAACAATTCTACTAAGTTTGGCAACCTTGAGCTGTACTCTGGGATACTATCCATTCTTAATGACTTGTTTGCATTTATTCTCTCAATCTCATCTCCATAGTTTATATATTCTAATTCCTTCCATATTCTTAAACAGCTCTTAGTATCCAGACCTCTCTTCTTCTCAGTTAGTGCTGTAAGGTATCTATAAGATAATCCATGAGTACTAACCAAGGTATTATGATAATTCAATAAAATAACATTAGAAGCATCCTTGTCCTGTGCTAATATTTTTTCAATGTATTCATTAATAGAAGGAGCAATTATCTTTGTATATTCCTCAGCTAGGTACTTTTCCTGCTGGACTTGTTCAGTGTAATCTTGTAAAACGAGTTTCGTATGCCCTCTAAAACTAGTTTCCACAATTATCACTGATAAAATTATAATTATGATAGTCTTAACATTTGGACCTAAGTTATTAATCCAGGCATAAATTGCTTCTAGTCTACTTAACGACATTAATCTATTTCCTTTAATTGTTGAATGTTAGTCCGTCTAAAATTAAACTCTAATTCATTTTCATCAATCCATTATTTATAATTTACTATCTTTCATTTGATAATGTGCAAATTTAGCCTTAATTTTGTAAATAAAAAAATGAAACATAAACTTATTTAATTATGGAACTAAATCAGAGAGAATTGAAAGCAATGTATGTCTCTTTAAAAGAGATGTGTAGTAATGTAGATTGTGATAGTATTCCTATGTTTAGGCAGGGAAGTAGGCTAGTACCAAGATGTAAAAATGGAAGTGGTATCCATATTAAGAAGGAGAATAGAGGTAAGTTTACAGCATCCGCTAAGAAAGCAGGTCAAAGTGTACAAGAGCACGCTCGTTCTGTACTTAATAATCCCAATGCTACACCATTACAAAAGAAGAGAGCTAATTTCGCTAGAAATGCAGCTAAGTGGCATCATTAATGATTAATTATGACAGAGAATGCTGAAACAGCTAAAATTAACAAAAGTTTATTAAGGGAGAGGAAGAAAGAATGTTGTATATGTGGGGAGACTACTTACTGCTGCTTAGAGTTACATCATATAAGGAATAAACTCTATACAATATCCAGAGCAGTTAAGAACCTTCCCACTCCTCTTTTTATAAAGGAGATGAATAAATGTATAGTAGTTTGTTCAAACTGCCACAAGAAACTACATAATAATATTATTAGATATGAGGATAAAGAAGTTACAGGAAGGTAATATAATAGCTAAGCAGGATAATACTAGAGTATCTAAACCTATTATTCCAGAAATTATTAAGGCTAAACCTAGACAAGACCAACTTATTGATTTGGGAGGAGAACCTTCTACTGATACAAGAACAGCTGCTGAAAGGAATAGAACTAATCCATTAGTAGGCTTAGAGAGGGCTGTAATGCCTGCTATGGCTGGTGCAGCATTAGTAACCACTCCAGCAACTGTAGTTGGAGGAATATTAGGAAGTGAAGCAGTTAATAATGCTACTGGAGGATTTGGGCAATGGTTAGAAGGTAAGGTAGGTATTCCAGCAGAAATTGGTGAGTATCTAAATCCAGGAGCAGTATATGGTGGAGGCAAAGGCTTAAATATTACTAAGAATAAATTAGCTACTAAGTTTATTAAGGGAGATGCTGACTTAGGTTGGAGTACTCTTAATAAAGACCATTGGATATTTAATAAGGAAGCTCGCACACCTACTAATATGGCTATGGCATCTATAAATAGAGTAATGCCATTCTTATCTAACGTAGAGAAAACTCCTGCCAGGGTTGCAGCTTATAAAGTAGGAAGGAGAACTAAAGGCAATGCTTCTGTATCTCTAAAGGATATTAAGAATAATGATTCTACCTATACTGATTCAGCAACACCAGAGGGTAATAATGGTGATAGAGACTTATTAGGACTATATTTATTCCAGAATGACCCATTAATAAGTAGAAGTCCTTGGTTCCAGAGAATAGCTAAATCATTTAAGCCAGCTAAAGGTCAAGGGTTTAATTATGATAAAAGATATAGTGAGTTATATCCTGGTATTGAAGGTAGAAGATACCAAATGCAATCTGTAGTTAAAAGTGGTCATCCATTAAGATTCAATAATGTAGATGAATTTAATAACTACTCTAATGGCATTGGTAAATTACAAGGTAAGGAAGGAGATATGGTTATAGAAATGCCAGATGGATTTCAAACCTTTAGGCAGCCTGGTACTAACTATGTTGGTCCAATTGACGATGTAGGAGGTCATGTTATTAAAATAGACTATAACAAGAAAGGTAAACTAACTCAAATATCTCAGGATATGTGGAAGTTTAATCCTAGAGACTATGCTAAAAGATGGTCAGGAGATAATGTTGCTGAAGGAGTTAGAGCTACTAAGCAAGCTGCATTAATGGATAAAGTAGGAACCCCTTTTATATTACAGCAAGAGAATCCTATTTATATAGGTAGTAGGAGAGTTTGGGATAGCATAAAGAGTATTCCTAAAAATCCATATATAAGAAGGCAGCCCTTAATGCAAGGTGCACTATTAACTATGAAGAAGGGTGGTAGCCTAGTATCAGATGGTAGGAGATTTAAATTCAAGGATTCTCCCCTAGTAAGAAACTCAAGAACTCTTAATAATAAGAGAGATATGAGGAAGAAGTTTATGAAGTCTGATAGACCTACATATTCTACTAATAGAGTTAGAAAGGGTCAGGATGGATTACAGTTTGTATCATATACCCCAGTGGAGACTCCTGACATACCTAAATTCGAGTCTTCGGATGTATTTAGCACATATAATATTCCTATTGTTAGAGATGAGTCAGTAGTTTCACAACCTAAGGTTGATGAGCCTAGAATAGATGAGCCTATTATAGAATCAGCTGTAAACACACCTATGAAGAGAGAACTATTTAATATCAAGCCATCTAAAGGTTTAGATGAGTTTAATAAGTGGTATGATGAAGTAGAAAAGGAAGACCCAGAAGCTAAGCATTATAGACAGTTCCTTACTAAAATGGCAGAGCAGGAATCTGGATTTAATAGTGCAATTCAAAATAGAGCTGGTGCTCCCGCTTATGGATATTTCCAATTCATGCAGGATGGTAAGAAGTATAATAATATTACCGCTTATGCAGGTACAGATATAGAGACATTTAGAAATAATCCTAAACTGCAAATTAAGGCTGCAATTAAATTAGCTAAGTCATTTGAAAGGGGATTTAATAAGAAAGATTTAGAGCTAGCTGCACAAAAAGGATATACTAAATTTGGATTGTTAGGTGGAGCATGGTTAGCAGGTAATGGTGGTGTTAGGAAATACTTACAAGGATTAGCTAACCCATCTGATAGACATTGGAGTAAATCTGGAAGTGGAACTGATGTAGCTAGTAGGATACAGATGTTTAATTTCTAATACTATGAGGTTTATAACTTTTATAAAGGGAATGTTCAGTTCACACTCTGGAATTAGTAGTAAAAGAGTGTGTGGTGTATTGGGATGGTTCGTAGCTATTGCTGTATTACTATACTGTACTGTACACGTTGTTCAAGCCCCATTAATGATAGATACATTCCTAGTCTGTTGTATGGCATTACTTGGTATTGATTCTATAACAGGAATCTGGAAGAAGTTTGATAATAAATCTAAGGATAAGAATGAATTATAATCAAGCTACTTTATATGCTGCTACTGGTAAGATATTAATGCTTCCAGGATGGCATGGATATTTCTATTGGAATTATGGTACTAAAGAGCTAAACTTTAGAGATGGTGATTACCATTTAGATAGTAAGCAACTAGAAGATAAGAATGTAAGAGATAGAAATGATTGGTATTATATTACATAACAGAAAAGGCGAGCCTAGCATTTAGCTAAGTTCGCCTTTTGTCATTTCTATCCACCTATATAAAGAATCGAGTACATAATTGAATCCATCTTTCGTGAATGTATTAAATAATGTTAATGAAGTTTCATATCTATTTGAAATCCTTCGCTCTCCTTCACAGGTAGACATATGTATGGTTATTATTTCATCTATTATTGATATAGATAATCTACAATCCTTATATTTTCCTACATAAAGATAGTTGTCGTCTAACGGAAAACCAAACTCTTCGAATTTCGGTTTAATGTGTTCATCTATATAGGTATATGTATTATACCAGCAAGACCTACCTTCCGAAGGGTGAGGTCTAGAAAGAAGTAAACATATAGCGGCAGATGATACCATTACTCTATAGATTTAATTGTTACAGAAGGGTATCTAAGATAATCCCAACCTGGATGTATATAGGCATTTTCTTTTACAGCTCTATATATTAACTGATAAAATTCTAAGGCTTCCTCGATAGAGGTATGTCCCTCTAATATACTAAGTAATTCGTTCATGTGTAATATAATATTTGACCCCAGTAAATCCCACTAATAGAAATACAACATAGAGCCTGCTTCATAAAATCCTCATTATCTTTAGCTGACAATGGTGCAATTATATAATCTACGTGATTACCTCTTAGCTTACTTGCAATCTTATCATCTAAATCGGATTCTTCAATTAGTAATAGAGTTTCTTGTTTATGACCTTTAAATGTTTTCATATCACTCTACTTCCTTAAAGTTTATTTTAAAACTCTTAGATGTATATCCAAGTGTACTATTATCCACATGGGAAGAAATGTCTACATCCTTAGTCTTTATATAGAGTTGACAATGACAAGTACCTTCTTCCATTTCCCTAAACTCTTTACACATACATACTGTATCATCTGTCCTTACTAAGGAACAAGGGCAGTATCTTTTACCATACTTCTCCTTATTCCTCTGTAAGCCAGCTAATACAGTTTCCTTTATTTCTTTGTCATCAGTTATCCTCACCATATACTTTAATTTCTAATGCCCGTCTTCTTTCTGTCTTTATTAATTCAGCCATCTGTTCATGGGCTTTTGATACATTCATATGTAATAATTCCTCTGCAACTTTCGGGTCAGTTGGAACTGTATAAGCAATCTGCACCATATATTCCCCTTCTTTAAGGACTATATAGCACATTCTGTCTCTGTAGTATATCATCCTCCAAAAGTATTTGACCATCTTTTGTTGGGAGCAATATCTTGGATACAACCTGGAATACGTTTGGTTTCATATTCTGTAATAGTCTTTGCATCTAGGATATTACCAGCCTGCAATATCTTTTCTTTTAGCTCTTTGATGTATTTATCTCTAATAGTGACCATTCCACATAAAGAAGATATTGCTTCTTGTATTACATTTGCATCTCCATTAGATAGGTGTGATAATACTTCATCAACAGCCTCTACATCATATAATTCAATTTCGTTAATAGTCATTAGCCCTTCAATTTATTTTCTAGCTCAAGAATCTTGGCTTTTAACTTATCATTCTCTTTAGCTAGTTCTATATTATCATTCTTAACTTGCTCAGCCTTCTTCATAAACTCTTCTAAGCCTTGCTCGAAGAGAGTTAAGCTCATTTTAATTTGCCTGATTTCTGGAATCATTTACTTTATCCTCTAGTTCATTAATAATTCTATGTAAACAAGGGAGTTTAGTTGTAATAATGCTATTCATATAATCCTTAATATCATCTAGAGTCATTGCATCAAATTCATCCTTAGTAAGGTTTCGTGATTCAATAGTCTCTATAAATACATCAATAGCATCTTTAATAGATTGCTTATCCCTTAGTAGCTGTTCATGGGTAAGGTGAACATTAGTAATCTTAGAGAACAATGCTGGATATTTAGTAAATATCTCCTCTAGTTCTTCATCACTAATGAGCTGTAATAGCTCTACTGCCTTATTATAGAGTACTTGTGCCTCTATAACATCATACTTATCAAGTATAGATTTTAATTGCATAGGTTCTTATAGATATTAGATAATACTAAACAATGCTCAATATTAGCACCATTTTCCATTCCACGTATAATCTTATCCAATACTGTTAATTTAGCTACTGTAACTTTACCCCAAAGAACTGATTCCTCTTTAGGCTCTGCACTACCACACTGGCATTTTGCATCAACTGATTCTGTTAGATTTTCTTTAACTTCTTTAGCCATAATTTAAAAATTTGTTATTAATATATTTATTCTTCCTTATTGTTTAATAATACAAAGATAGTATATTCCAAATAGACTACCTAATGATATATACTTAAATATATTTAATATAGGCGAACTCAGGTACTAGGTACTCCAAAAATACACCCCCTCCCCATTGAGGTGACCAGTCAATTAGAAATTTAATTTTATTGGCTGATAAATGTCAAATTCGCGATTCGCGAATTGCAAATTTTAGTGTAAACTGTGTGATAGTTGAAATTGGAAAATGGAAATAGGTAGAAAAGACGAGAGGGAGGGTAGTGTTCTACGAAACACCCCCTGGGGGTTTCGTTAGAAAAATCAAGCCTAAATTTATAACACTTACATAAAGTTAGCGACAAAGGCGTAGCTCCCTGTGCAGAGGGAAAACGGTTTGTCGTTAGGTGGAATTGACACAACCACTGAACAAACCATTAGCGGATGAAAAAGGCATCCAATGTGTCAAAACATTAAAGCCATGTTAGAAGGTTTTACAAGAATTAACAAAGACAATGAAGCAATGTTCAATCAGTTGGCAAATCAAAAAGCCAGTGTTCCGAATGATGACCTTTCACCATACCAAGAGGGTAGAAGGTTCAAACTTTCGGCGGAAGGATATTGCTTTGCAAGGTCTGAAAGTTCAAATCGTGTTAGTGTTGTTGCTTTGCTTATTGATGAGCAAGGCAATGAGCAAGAACTTTGGCTTTCCACCTTGTTGAAAAAGGCATTTGAACGCAAAGGCGGTGAAACGGTGGAAGTTGTCAATAACTCCACTATTTCAAAAGAATTAAGGGATAAACTAACCGCACAAACAACTAACAAAGAGTTGGGCGAAATGTTTGTTTCCTTAGCTAAGGGCAAAGAATTAGTTTGCCATAGACAAGTTTATGCACGTTCAATTCCGACTAAAACGGGCAGACCTTTTGAGGTTCCAGCCGCTTTAATTGGGTTTGAATTTGCAGAGTAAACAAACAGACCTAAGCAAGTCTTTAAACTGCTTACATTAAATTAGAATAATCATTAAAAAAGATATACAATTATGACTACATACGTTTTATATTGCGGAGTTCTTATCACATTTGAAGAATACAAAGAAATCATAGCAAATAACTAAGTTACTAACAATCAAAAATAAAAAGATATGAATACCTATATATTATATTGTGGCGTGTTAATCACTTTGGAAGAGTACAAAGAGATTATTTCAAATAACTAATTACTAATAAGGGCACTTGAAACATAGTGCCCACAAATTTACAAAGATATGAAATATACAATTTTCGTAGCATATTCCTTGAAAGGAAATGACTATACAGAAAGACCAAATCTTGAATGTTGCTATCATCTTTATAATTCCAAAGAGGAAGCAATTAAAGCCGTTGCAAACGAAATAGAGTGCAAATACAATAACAGACACTACCATAGACTTAGAGTGAACTTACCAAAAGGCAATAGCAATCGCGGCTCATTTGAATGTGCTTATACTTTCGGACCTCTTTGCCATTATGATATTTATATTCAAGAAGTAGAATAATATAAAAAGTTGCGCACGACACGAATTAAGTGCATAAAACTATCGAGCAAATCAGTTATGCAGAATATGACGTTATCAAACCATATTTAATTAAAGAGGGAGAATAATCTCCCTCTATTATTATATAATAACAATATAGCCTAACTATAAAACTTATAATATAGCCTAAGTGTATAACGCCTACAGTATTGTGCCGATACTGAGTTATTGTATTGGCATTTAATTTGTCTGTCTCAAGAGGCGAATTGAATTATTTTAAAGTTAGCTTGAGAATAGATTAACTTTTTTAAAAATTTAAGTATTATGGCATTAAGTCAGAATGTTGCAACTGCACTCCAGAGAGTGAAGGTTGCTGGTGGTCAAGTAGGTAATGGTGTTAGCTTTGCAAACATCGAAGTACGTGTGAATGATGGTAGCAATATGTTTGCTGAAGGGGATGAATTTGAAATTCCTTCTGGTGAAGATTTGCAAGCTTGTAAATTCATTCGTAAGTTCAATGGCAATCCTGCTCCTGGTATCTTTGTTGAGGTTGCTGGTCAGCCGAAAGAATTGTATCTCAGTTCATTCGTAAAGGCTGTTGTACCTTACAATGATGATAGCACAAGAGCAAAGGATGCTGCTGGAAACAATCTGCCTGCTGTGATTGCTACGGGTACAGCCGTTGACCTTTGGAAACAATCGGCAGATGCTGAGTCGGCTTTGAACAGCATTGCGGGTAAGAAGTTGAAAATCTCCCAAATCCAATCAGTACAGACCATGCGACAGAGAGCTAATGGTACTAGAACATTGGGTAATCAATGGGTATTCAAAATCGACCTCGCATAACCGTAACCGTTAAAGGTGAATTAGTAGGTGACAGAATCCTCAGAGCAGGAACTGTCATCTACTCAGTTCTACCTAACCCAGATGTTCCTAAGTATGATACATGTTTCTTTCTGCTACAGAAAGTAGGATATGTATATGCTATCTTGAACTATGTTGTATTGAGTCTGCACAACGAGAGCAACAGAGTAAGGAATGAGCATGGAGAGCACAAAGTCCTACCAAATTCCAAATTTTCCAAACATTCAAATGGGACTGGTTAAGGACTAAGTAAGAGAATACACTTTTCTAATGGTTTGTTGTGTTCTCTTACACTATTTAATCCCAAATTTAGGAAATTGTCTGACGAGTCTTTGAAAATTAAGACGAAACGCCTTTAACTAGGCGTCACAATAACTAAATCAACTAATCGTAATAACATGGATATACTCATTTATTTTCTTTTATTTTGTATATTCTTGGTAGGAGTACTTTCATGTGTATTCAAGGACTAAACATAAAGCATTACTTCTTATGAGAATAAACAAATTTGGACAAGTTACGAATAAGAGTAGTGACTTACTCCTTACTCCTCAGCAGGAGGAATTTATGAAATCCCTATTGGATAATGGCAAAGCAACATCATTATCATTACGTTATGGTAGAGCAGTAGCCAATAAGGTTATTATACCATCAACGATACATGATATGACCTTTGATAGCATGGAAGAAGCATTTAAGTGTATGGATTCATTAGAATATGCAGCAGAGCATACTAATGACTTTGACAGCCAAGATGCTAATTTGATGCAAGCACTTCAATATTATTTTGGAAAATAACTTAAAACTTCACAAAATGACAACAAAAGAAACAAATGACCTTATGAGTCTTATTGCTGACACTGCATTTCGTATTGGTGCTGGCATTATAATTGACAAGGCATATATTGAATATCATTTGGACCAAGTTGAAGATAAAGATATAAGAGAGCATAGTAAAAATGTAATTAATTCTTTACTATCAGCCAAAGGTCTTTAACACTATACAGAACGCCTATCGCTGTAAAGGATAGGCAAGTTTAAACTAATCGCAAATCAATCTCATAATGAACACTTTACAATTACCTAGAGATATAGAAAAAGCACTTCAACTAAGTTGGGATGATATGCATCCTCTTACAGAGAAGTATAAATCCGAAATAGCGGAAAAGCTTTCTACTATTATGTATATACCTAAGAAAAATGTCTCTTGTAGAAGCAAATCTATTTTGAGATACCTAAACAGTGTATATAACATAAAGCTGACACAAGGAGTGGGAATCAGAACTCTATTAATAAATAATTCTGTTCTTACCTCATTAAGAGTTACTTGCTATAATTATACATTAGCAGAGTTGTATCTTATAGACTTGGCTTGCAATTATATTCTATCTCAGCCCAACTTTCAACCTGGTAAGCAGGAGGAGATAAAGATTGCAGACATGACTATCGAAGACCATATAAAAAGACTCTTCAACTACAAACTGGGCAAAATAAACTCTACTATAGAAAGGAGATTAAAGAAGGAGTTTGGATTTACTTTAAATACCAAAACTTTCTCATTGCCAGAACTCGTAACTGTACAAGTTGAAGTGTATCGTGAAGGCGTATTAATATATACCAATGAGGATGACTTTGAAGCTAGAGATGGTAGAATCATACATAGTCTTGATGTAAAGAGAAGAATGAAGGCATTAAAGACTAATGGATGGCTATACTTATTATCTAAAATCCCAACTCCAGACCGTAACACTGCAAATATGAACACTCTCAAAGACAGCATATTTAGTCTGGAAAAGGAGCTGCAGTCGTTCCAAGAGAGTATAGTAGCCATTAAGGAATGTATTAACAGGAGGGATGAAATTCACACTGTTCCCTACAATGCTCAAATAGACTCCATAAGAGCCAAGTTCAATCAAATGGTCAAGGATTATAATAAATATATAAAAGAACAATAAACCTACGTAATGGGTGCTAGTTTAATAGCTAGCACCATTTATCCATAATTAAGGCAGGTTCTCCGTGAGGAGAATAGGTGAAAGTACAAGTGCTTAGGTTGATTACTGTGAATCGAGTAACTGAAGACCTGTGCTCACTTGGTATAAGAAGAAGCGTTTAATAGTGTACATAAAAGCGTGGATACTCAGAGCACCAAGTATGGTTGTAGGTAAACTAAAGTGGGAATTAGCCATGACACCACTTCAAAAACGTATGGTGTGTATGCAGACTCGCACTTAAATCTAGTCTGTACTAAGGATGCATCCTTAGTTATCTGCAACGGACGTAACGCAGGTTGGCAGTCTGGAATAGACAGACATCTTATAGATATTCATTTATTTGGAGAATATAATTTCTCGATACCCCGTGATGGGGTCGGCATCATGACTAAGCCTTTACGTGGCGATGCTATAAGTAATCCATAAGGATGAAACTAATTGGTCAAGTATGTTTAATTTAATAACTAATCGACAATGAAAATTGAAAAGAACAAATTGGTGAATCGTGCTCAAGTATTAAACCCAGACATTCAGTTAGGTGTAATTGCCTATTCTGTTGCTGAAATGGCATCTATAATCGAACAGACAGACGCCAAACTCAACAAAGGCGAAATCAATGACGAGCAGCACAAAGCTATAGTTGACGATTGTGTAGAATACATCAAGTCGGCTAAGGAAGTGTGTGATGAGTCCAAGATGGACTGGAGTGTATGTATCTTGTTGTCACGTACTAATCTTGATAAGTATGTGGAAAGCAAGGTTGACTAAGGCTGCATTCCTACTTATGGTAGGATACTTAGGCTGGCAGTGTACTAGAGCATCTTTATGGATTCCTCTAGTACTATGTGTGTTATTAGGCATTTTTATTATTCGACTTAAAAATAAGGATTTAGCATGAAAAAGATTGACATGATTCTGAATGGCACTAAAGAACAGTACCCTTCATTGATAAGCAAATTATCTAACATTCTTGAACCGTTTGCACTGCTTGCAGTAGGTAAGGCTCCAGTATACGTTGGACGTATAGTAGAAGAACTTGGAGTTAAACAGTGTAAGGACTGTGGAGCTTTCATATTCAACATTGATGGCAATGACGTTGATACCAAGAGAATGGAGGCATCTGTGTTCGGCGGTGAAACATTCTCTATCTCTATAGAAGATGCAGAGTCCGTTCGCAACACAGTAGATGCGTTAGAGAATCGTAAGGGCAGTGACCACGACATTGATGAAAATCCTATTAAGGACATCATCGAGGGTATGCCTAAGGAACTCAAGTCTCTTCTCGGTGCAGCTATTGTAATGTCAAAGCTGCGTAAGAAAGGCGATAACTAAAGAAGGTTTTTGAAGACAAATATCAAGGGGTTAGTCCACTGTGAAGTGAGCTAGCTCCGCCAACTTTTAAAGCTAATAATGAAATGGATATACTGAAGCAATTAGAAGAAGGCAAACCTTTCTCTGGTAGAAATGGCGCTTTTACTGGAAGAGTTGAACCACAATCAATAGAAGGTGATACTCTGATAGTTATTTGTGATAAGGATGGAACTAGATGGCATGAAGGTTGGGAACTTCAACATACTATCTGGGGTTTTGAACGTGGTGATTATTATTTCCTATGAGTAAGTGTGATATATCTAAATGCCATGCGAGTTGTTGTTATAATGCTCCATTGCCTAAGAAATACATATTTGCATTAAAGAATAGGATTGTTAATCCAGTCAAAGAAATCATGGTTCTTGATGATGAGAATATGAAGAATGAGATAATGTGTTATCCCATTACTGATTATGACCCAGAAAAGAACAAATGCCCATTTCTAACAGAGAATTGTAGATGCAATATTTATGATAGAAGACCACCAATATGTAGGAAGTTTGGTAATGGTACTGAACCATTATTAACTTGTACTTATTTGGTTCCAGAAGAACAGAGAGAATCTGTACTAGCTGGATATAAATCTGCTGTTAATAGATTAACATCTCCAGCTGCATTAGAAATGGCAAAGAAATACAAATAACTATGCCTAAGGATTACGCACTAAGAAAATTACACTCTAAAGAGGAAAAGGTTATCTTCTGTGGGTGTGACGCTATAAGTGGCTTATTAATGCATTACCTACTTGATGAATTGTTTGGTAGAGGTGAATACAAGATATTACACCACTACGATTTACGATTACAGAAAGAATGGGAATGGACTATTGATGAACCAATACCTGACAAAGATATTATTAAGGAATGGTTCTTCTGTGAACCTGAGAGGATAATAACTACCTGTTGGGATTACGAGAGAACTCTCAAAGCTGTAGAAGATGCACAGATTAGCAATGTGCGTGTCTATGAGTTTTGTAAGTATAAACACATAACTGACTTACCGTTCTAATGTTAGTACCTCTAAGTACCCAAATAGTTGCTGATGACCCTATAGAGGAACGTCAGATAGCTAAGGAGAAATACTCATCGTACAAACGACCAGGAGTTGAACCAATTACTATAGTTAAAACATATGTAAAAGGTAATATACGATATTGGGAAGAATGTACACCTAGTGGTATAATAGTTAGGATTAGTAGCAGAGAAATAACTCATAGTGCAGGAGTATAACTGCACTAACTGGGCTTGCATGGTTTTGACAGGCGATTACAAGTTATAAGGACGTGTAGAGTTCGTACCAACTCTTATAAAATGATACACAATTTTAAGTGGCAACACTGAAGTAAGAATGGCAGCTTAAGCTGTGGCTTATTAATATTAACGTATTAGTATAGTCGGGTTAACGGAGAAGACCTAGAAACAGAAGAGGTGTGGGAAGAAGCATTATAGGAGCAGCCCACTTAACTTGAAAGCCAAAGGTTAGTAAAGCTGAGATTCTCCACAATGTGTATGGTAGAGACGCAAGGGCTATGCCTAAAAGTACTACTCGTTCTCCAACGTAAATGAAGTGGTGGAGAGGATGACTTCGGTCAGCCCTAGGTTTGAAAGCGTCAGCTTTCGAGCCTTAAAGTTTGATAGTTTGTAATATATAGCTTTAGATGTACTGATTCCTTCATTGCGATTGAATCTGGTTTCTGGATAAGTCTATTAAAACTATCTATATGCCAGAACTCACTGGCTGATGTAATATAAATGAGACACACGTTATCCTTATAATAAGGATTGTCTGGACGGCGGTTCGACTCCGCCCAAGTCCACATGGATTAACGCCTATAATGAGTGCACTTGTTATAGGACACTAATGATGCTACTTAGGAATAACTACTCCGCAGGTAGGTAATTTAGAAACTTCTTAAAGTCATTGCAAGGGCGGAGAGAAGAGACTTATTACTGGTTTGGGAAATTTAGACCTATAGTGTCGGTGTGCTAAATGATTTAGTGATGGGTTCGAATCCCTGTTAGTCCACAAAGCGGGATGCCGAAGAATCAGTACTATACGCTTCATATTGGTTTAGGCAATAGGTCTTGAAATACAGAATGAGAGATGTCACCTGCATCTCTCCCGCTATTTTATGTTTAACTAATCGACAAATTGAAAATGGAAAATTTAGACTTTGCTGACATGATTAAGGACATTCCCACAGAGAATGTCTATGTACTTACAGAAAAGAATGCTGATGTTATTAAGGCACTCAGATTACTTCCTGGCAATAGACCTATAAAGGCTAAGAAAGTAGAATCCTTAATAGAGGCTTACAAACAAGGCGTGTACATTCCACCGATATTAGTAGCTGTACCCTACAGATTTGTAACTGAGGGTAATCATAGATTAGCTGCAGCTCTGGAGTGTATAGAAAAAGGTATTCCGTTTACCCTTAGAGTATATATGTATAAGGACGACGATTCATTAGAAACAGCTCGTCTCATCAATAATTCCCAAGATAGATGGAAAGCTAACGATAGGTTAGATTCATATGTCTATGAGAGAAAGGAAGCATATGTTCGTCTTAAAGAGTTTATGGATTCGTACCCATCAGTCTTCAAGCTGGCTAACGTATATTCAATCCAGGCTGCTCTGTGTATACTAGCATCTGGAAGGACTAGACAGTCCATGCGAAATGCCTTTAATTCTGGTAAATTAGTAATAACAGAAGAAGCTATCTCTCATGGTAAACAATTGATAGAAGAACTTATCTTGATTTCAGAAATATTGGATACTAATTCAGTATTTGTCAGAGACCACTCAACTGCATGGGATAAGGCTAGAGATAGATTAGGTATATCCTTTAATAAATTTGTAGTTAGGCTGCGAAAGAAGGCTGATACTTGGGAAGAACCCAAGGATAGTATTGAAGCGTGGTTTACTATGTATCTCAAAGTTGCTGGATTATGAAAAGAGTGTACATTCAAATCATTGACCCAATTAATGGCACGTGTGTAAATGCGTGCCATGAATATCCTGATGAGTATAATCAGGCTGTGGAAGCTACTCTTAGATATTATAATCTTTCAGCTGATGAGGATTATGAAGCTATGGGTGAAACTGGACATGAAATACCTGGAATGCCTAACTACCTACTCGTGCATGGGTTAGAGAGAGGGACTTCCAAATTGGTAAACATAACTGTTGTAGGGCAATTCCTACTGCGAGACACGAAACTGACCTGATGAGTTAGGCTATATGTGCGCACATATAGTTGACTTAAACGTGTATAAATAAAAGTTGAAACCTAGTTCATACGAATAAGAAGTGTTCGCCCACTGCCAAAGTGGGAGGATGAGGTGCAACTCCTCAATGAATTATGTAAGGAGAAAATCCTTATGTCTCTTGTAAATTATCTAAAATGTTTAACAATATTTTGATTAATGGTCAAGCAAAATACAAGAGTAGGTCGTCAGTTCCATTTTCGACCTTTCACTCAGCTATATCTTTCATTTGCCATGTAAGTAGCTGAGTGATTGTTTTTATTGTGATAGTAAAAAAGGATAGATTATGTAGGTAAAGACACGCTATATAATTATCTCAATTTAATTATAAATTAAGAGATAAACAATGGAATTTAGTAAGAAGAAGAAAAGTCTGTACAAGACTGAAACTCCTGCGCAAGAAAATGCCTTTGTTAAGGCAGGATTGAAAGTGTCCGCGGAGACTGTGAGTGGTAATGGTGCTAAGAAGTATAGCACTAGTAATGATGCATTTGTGGATAACTTCGCAATGATTGCAAATTTCAAAGCTCCTCGTGAATATTCTGAGGTAGCTAAGGATATGTATAAATTGTGGAGTATTAGTCCAAAGAAGTGTTTGCAACTCGCAGTGTATATCCGCTTGATTACTCGTGAGACTCAGATTGTTCTTCCTAATGAAACCATCACCTTAGATGTTCAAAGAGGACAAGGTTTGAAGAATGAAGGTATTATGCGTATGCTATGGTTAGCAATGCATCACAAACCAACATTCATGGCTAACCTACCTTATTTCATTGCTGCTGGTTCTTGGAAGGATGTATTTGAAATGATGAGCCTTGATTTACAATATCATGGCTGGGAAGGAAGAAAGTTGGATTGGAACTTCATGCGTAAGACTATCTTAGCTGGATTAGCTAATGGTCATACAAGTGAATTGGTAAAGAAATATCTGCCAACTATTCGTTCAGTAAAGGAATGTAAAACTGTTGAATCACAAGCCCGTACTATTATTGGTCAGTATTTGGCTTCTTGCATTTATGGTAAGAAGGCTGATAAGAAGTCTGATAAAGATGCTTCTGATAGCCGTGCTGCACAACGTAAGTACAGAAAACTCAAACAGAGTGGAACTGCTCATACTTGGCAGCAAATAATTAGCCAGAAGAGGTTGCTCGAACTTGACTTCAATACCATTCATGGACGCGCTCTGAGCCTTCTGGTAGGCTCTAAGTTCTTGAAAAATCAAGGATTGACAGAGAAGTATGCGAAGTGGATTGGTGGTCGTAAAACGGCTAAATATACTGGATTTGTGTTTGAACTGTTCCAACCGCTTGGTAACAGTTATTATACTAACAGGCTGGAAGACTACAGAGAAGAGACTATCAATGCACAATTTAATGGATTAGTTGAGACTGGAAGACAGAATCTCAACCAAGACAGCAAATTGTTGGTAGTTAGAGACATTTCAGGCTCTATGACCGCAGAGGCTATCGGAACTAATATGTCATCTTATGCTATTGGTAAAGCAATGGCTCTCTATTTCTCTGCATTATTAGATGGTCCATTTAAGGACGCCTATGCTACATTTAGCAATACTTGTAAGCTTTGCAAGTGGCAAGGTAAGACTGCTATTGAAAGGTGGACTAATGACAAAGACAGCAACTTTGGAAGTACTAACTTGCAATCTGTGGCAGATATGTTTGTTAAGCTGAAAAGCTCAATGAAAGTATCTGAGAATGAGTTCCCAACTGGAGCGTTGCTCGTTAGTGATGGTGAGTTCAACTGGTGTGGTAGCAATGTAACCAACTTTGAGGAATTTAGAAATAGACTCCGCAGAGGTGGCTTTAGTAAGGAGTATGTTGATAACTTTAAGTTAATCCTTTGGGATTTGCCTAGTGGTTATTATGGTAGGGGAACGAAGCCTAAGTTTGAAGACTTTGCTGATGCTCCCAACAACTTCTACCTAAGTGGCTATGACCCTGCCGCTATTGCATTTATCATGGGAACTAAACCATTTAAGGCTAGTCCTAGAAATGCCACAGAGTTGTTCAATGCAGCTATGGACCAAGAACTACTGAATCGGCTTGTTATTGTTGAAAACAAAAAGAAAAACTTTAAAAAGAATAAGAAATGATTAAGCTTAACACACTACTGGCTAAAGTAGACCATAGTCAATCAATGTTCAACAGAATGGTTGGTGACTATGCTGCCTTCTTTAAGAAGAATCAGGGCATGTTCCAAGGTATTAAGAAGACCTTTAAGCCCAGAGATGGCTATGCTGAAGATGCTCGTTATATGGGCACAACTAAGGTAGCCACAACTGTAGAGGAGAAACTCGAATGGTTTGAGCAGAACTCTATTCCTTATCTGAATGAACTATTTGCTGTTGAAGCAACTAACTCTGCTGGTGCACCGAGAGTTGAATTGATAGTAGATGGTATATCATTCGGTAAATTGACTGCTCTTGACCTTATGAGGCTCAAGACTATCCTGACAAGTAAACCACTGGAGGATATGTACAACAACATTCCTGTCCGCTCTGATGCAGAGGTATGGCTTGAAGGTACCGACCCAGAATATGCTGGACGTAGCATCTGTCAAACAGAAATGTTGAAAGGTGTAACACGTACCACAGAATCTGGGGAATGTATCCTTAAAGACCCGAATCTTGACCCAGCACGTCTTCCTGCTAACTATAATGCCAAAGTTACTATCAAGAAAAAGACAGTAGAAACTGGTGATTATACATTGCAGAAGTTTACTGGTGAATGGACTCAGAGACAACGTGCTGAATTGCTGAGAAGAAGGAGTAACATCCTGGCAGCAGTGACAGAAGCGTTGAAGGTTGTTAATGATACTCCCGCCGAGAATCCTAATCTTGACGTGGACAAGTTGATTACCTTCTTACATCATGGTAAATAAAAAATAAAAATATTGACTAAAGCTTTAGCTTAAGCCTCAGCGTTACTAAATCCTAGATATTTAGCATAAGCATAGGAATCAACATATTAGATGAGCAGTATTGCAAGTAAGCAGCAATCAATATGACTCTTATGTGTATGATTCTCACCCTCTCTAACATGGCGCGCTGGTGAAGTGGATTAACACGCTAGACTATAAAACAGCATTAGCATCAGGCTATTGAACGTTATCTCACAAACTAGGGGCTATCATCGAGGAGTTTCGAGTTAGTCCTTAGGGGGTTAGCTTAATGGATAAAGCACAAGAACGTTTAATTCTTGGGAGTGGGGGTTCGATTCCCCCACCCTCTGCTTGGTTTGTGCCATATTCAATAATATTAACTAATAATACTGCCTGTCTGTGAAGATGGGTAGTAAAAATAAGGGAATACGCGAACGGTAGAGCGGCAATCGAGATGATTGTGATACACATTCTAGGTCAGTATTATTGTGGGTTCGAATCCCACTTCCCTTACAAATTCTTTGTAAATTTGCATTTTATCCATGTTATTGGTCTGTGAAGATAGATAACCGTTAGCAGAGTATTAGTAATTTCGACATTACGATGGGATATAGCAATATATTTGATTGTTACAAAATTTAACATTATTCACTTTGTAGAGTCTAAAGATTGCACTATCTTTGTACTCAGAAACGTTGAGAGAACGTGATTGTGTTTGTGTTTTATTTATCCCATTGTTGAGGGGAGTGCGCCACAGTTGGAGAGGTGGGACAGACTGTAAATCTGTTGCCTTCGGGCTGAGTAGGTTCGAATCCTACCACTCCCACAACAATATCTGCTAAAGTCAAGTGCTTTGGTAAAGAGTATGCTCGTCTGTGAAGATGGGCATATTTAGTCTGTAGGTGTAGCACAATGGTTCAGTGCTCCAGCCTTCCAAGCTGGAGATGAGGGTTCGATTCCCTTCACCTACTCAAATTTGCAGGTATAGCACAACGGTTAGTGCATCGGCTTGCCATGCCGAGGATGTGAGTTTGATTCTCATTACCTGCTCTTCGTTCCGTCTATCCACATCAGACGTTAAGGGTATGTGGCTGCTGCGAGCTGGCAGGAATAGGCTTGCGCTGACTGCGTTATGAGTCCTAAGACTGGTGAGTGTGAATTGTCCAGTATGTCTTTTGAGATTACTCTTTCGACAGGATAGTAAAGAGGACAGAGCCTAGCAATAGGTGAATAAGAGAATGGATGTTATATTGTGCATGAACGATGTGAATGTATAAAGGAAATTCTCTTTTATGGGCTGATAGTGATAATGGCGAGCACTTCTGCTTTGCACGCAGAGAGTCTGGGTTCGATTCCCAGTCGGTCCACAGAATAAGCTTAAAATTTGTAAGTAGATAATCCGTGAAGTCTACTGTTTAGCGTTACAGCCTCCGAGTTTATTCAAACGGTGACTTTTTGAGTTGGTGACGCTAAAATGGTGCATTGGTCTAATGGTTAGGATACTAGACTGTCTATCTTGGGGTACGAGTTCGATTCTCGTATGCACCGCATCTTCCCCAATACTCTCTGAGGGTTAATACGGGAGCGTGTTGTTGAGGACACAACGTGAGGGAGTCCTTAGTATCACACTGACTTGAAACGTGTGAAGAGCATTCGCTAATAAGGCTCTTAGTAAAGATTTTTAGTGGAGGTTGGATGAAAGCTAGCAAAGTAATCCAATGACAGGAACTTAGAATACATTAGGGCACACGAAATCCAATAAAGTGAAGAGTGAGGATTGAAGTTAATGCCCTTATTGACTAAGTTCCTTTTATTAACATCGCGGATTAGAGAAGTGGTCTATCTCACCAGTCTCATAAGCTGGAACACTCGCAAGGTGTCGTAAGTTCGAATCTTACATCCGCAACTAATTAAATATGTTATGGAAGAGAAATTAGACTTAATTATTCAAAAATTAGATGAATTGCTATATTTAGCAAAACGTATTCACAAAGATACTGAACCATCTACTGAGAATAATGCCTCTGAATATCTTCTTAATGTATTAGGTGATGTAACTGGTGATATTCTTATGCAAGGGTTCACTGGAAGACAATAACGTGTGGGGTGGTAGCAGTTGGTAGCTCACTAGGCTCATAACCTAGAGGTCGAGGGTTCGAGTCCCTCCCCCGCGCCTATTAAAGTATTAGATTGAAAATGGAACACAAGATTAAGAGAATTGTCCAGAGACTATTATTCAGTAAGATAGAACCTGGCTTAACTATGAGAGGATTGGCAGGAGAGGAGCCGTTAGTTTATAAGGAACTCATCTTAGAAACTATAAAACCTTCGGAATTAACTTTAGTTGACCTTACTTGGAGTAAGGAAAGAAAAGCTGCTGGAGTTAAACTGGAGAATATACAACAAGAAATAGTTCCTATAATGGATTGTGATTTCTGTGATACCTTTAAGAACTCTGGTGCTACACTCAGAACTATTAAAGAAGCTATGGATGAAAGATGTGGTAATAGGTATCTGTTATATACATTATGTCTAAGAGGAGCACCTTTAGTTACTACTTGGGATTGGCTTAATAGAAACATCTATGATAATACCCTTACTGAGTTCTCTAAAGATAAAATATTCACCAGTGGCTACTATGGAAAAAATTACTTGATGGAATTAAAGCATAAACAGTCTTCATTTATAGAGTCTGTTATCTATCATTATAAGGATACTCACCCTATGGTAACTGGGTTAGTTCATTGGTAAGAAATACATTACACCAGGCTATGCTGAGTGAATTTTCACTTAGGACTGTTGTAGTTACGATAGAGTGCAAGGTCGGTGAAACTTGTACTCACTATAAGGAAACAAACAGCAAATCTATTCAAGCATCAAACTTTTAATTTGACAACGCTAAACAATGTTTCCTGTTAAATTGGGCGGTGGCGCAACTGGTTAGCGCATCTCTCTGATAAGGAGAAGGTTCTGGGTTCAAGTCCCAGCCGCCCAACGCAGTTAAAAAATTTAACCAATAAGAAGCCTAACAGCAAACTTTTAATCAACATTTGCACCAGTTATTTGCGAACACGTTAATTAAATGGCTTCTGTAAATAGTCCCTTAGCTCAGCTGGTAAGAGTATCTGGCTTACATCCAGGAGGTCGTTGGTTCGAATCCAACAGGGACTACAAATTAACTATTTAGATAATGAATACTTGTGATATTTGCATAGAAGAAACTTGCAAAGGTAAGCACGACTGCCATTGTAGTACGTGTAAACTAGCTTCTCAATGTCCAAGATTTTTGCATCCAACAGTTCGTATAACTAATAGATGTACACAATCTTGTTCACATTGTTGCTTTGAGAGTTCACCCAAGAGTGATATTATGATGTCTATTGATAAAGCTAAAGAAATTGCTTTATTCTTTAGGAGTAATGAAATCAAGAGTGTTAATTTGATGGGCGGAGAGTTCTTCTGTAATCCATCGTGGTATGAAATCTTAGACATTCTTCTTAGTGAAGTAATCTCAGCAAGATTAGTTACTAATGGAGATTGGGCTAATAACGAGGAAGTAAAATCTAAACTATCACTACTTATTAGTAAATATTCTAATGTTATTAGATTTGGAATATCTAAGGACAGGTGGCATACTAATAAGAATGTAGATAGTGCAGCTTCTTTCTTAGAAAGTCAAGGTGCTAAATATCATATCACTGAACCTAAAGAAGCAACTGATTCTTCAATAGTTCCTATTGGTAGGTCATTCTTACAAGGTTCATTTTATAGTATGATGGGTTGCTATTGCCATAATCCAGCAAATAAGTATTCATTTCTTATAGATGAGGAAGGATATATTTATAAATGCCCATTTGGAGTATGGGAATATGCTAATGTGTCTGATTATCTAAATGGTGGCTTCTCTGTTAGATTTAAGGAGTTTAACAAGAAATTCTATGATATATTCATAATATCTTGTGCTTCTTGTATAAGAGTAGCTGAAATAGAAAACTCATTTGTGAAAGTATAGAAGGCGTTTCTAGAGCGCATCGTAGACATTCCTATCCCTGACAGCAAATATGGAATCCACATCGTAGGGTGGCGTTGGTACTACAGCAAGGGTAGTTGTTTAACTGTAGTAAATGTATAGTTAGCCAAGTGGTCGAAGGCAGCAGGCTGTTAACCTGCCGTGAGAAATCCCATCGCAGGTTCGATTCCTGCACTATACGCACGGTCGTTAGGGAGTTACTATGGTTCATCTATCCCCAGATAACTCCAAAAATGGATAGACATCTTAATAATATTAGCAGAGAAAATCTAAGACCTAGTATGATGTCTTTAAACTTGGGTGGTTAGCTTTAATGGTTAGAGCATTGGACTGTTAATCCAAGGGTTGTCGGTTCGAGTCCGACACCGCCCTCAACCTGGCAAGGTTATGTTTAATATAAAACTAAATTTAGTAGATTTGCTGTGAAGTAAGTCTACTATATGCGTCGGTGGCATGACGGGGAAGCAACGGTCTCCAAAACCGTGATATGGGGGTTCGAATCCCTCACGGCGTGCAAGCGATTAGTTAATAAGAAGACTTACAGCAAATATTTTGATTATAGCAGTATATTTTGGATTGCAAACATCAACAATAGTCTTCTGTAAATTGGGAGGTAGGACAATAGGCTAGTCTACTACATTTGGGATGTAGAGGTTGCGAGTTCGAATCTCGTCCTCCCAACGATTTAGTTAAACGATAGAATACAAGAATACTTACAGCAAACTTAAAAAGCTATTCAAACAAACTGTAACTTTGTCTAAACGTAGGTTCGATTCCTGCCCTCCCCACCATTGTGTGTTATTATAAGGGGAGGTTGAAATGTTGGTGTAGTCCGAGAGGGCGAAAGAAAGTATTCTGATATTATTTAAACAGTAGCCAGACACACGTTCAAAAGATAGGCTTATCCAGAGAGATAAATGGTGATAAAGCTACTGTTTTAATAATTACATCTGGGGAGGTAGCATAATTGGCTAATGCGCTAGATTTGCAATCTGGAGGATTGGGTTCGAATCCCACCTGCTCCACAACTCTTATAGAGTTATTCGTTAATAATGTATTATTGAAACTGACCCAAATAGGGAACATAGGAACTCATAAGAAGTATTCTATGTAGGGTTGCCCGAGCGGTTAGGGGCTGGTCTGCAAAACCAGTCAGAACGGTTCAACTCCGTTACCCTACTCTATTTTTAGTTAAACTACAAGAAGTCTAACAGCAAAACCTCAAGCCTTGTAAGCCGTAGGTAATTGGTTCGAATCCAATAAGTGGGAATTTCCCATTTTAGCTCATTTGGATAGAGCAACGTATTAAAATGACTTCTGAACCCACATCTATTGTTAATACAGTAATGTGGGTATTCCACTCCGTAGCTCAGCTGGTTAGAGCACCAAACTTTTAATTTGGGGGTCCTGGGTTCAAATCCCAGCGGAGTGACAAGGTGCTCAGACACCTCCTTTCAACCATAAGGGGACGTACAGCAAAATGTACTTATACTAACAAATGATTGAACCGTGTCTGTCGAAGTAATCCCTTCAATGGGTGCAGATGGGCTAGAGAAGTACACTCGAATAAAATGTAATAAGCTGTGAATTAGCCCTGACCATGCTGGGTAAGTATGGTGTCTCACATTCTGAATTGGGAGAATGGTAGACATTAAAAGTAAACCCATGTCCCCTGTTAAACCCATCCTAGAATTTCTGTTTCGGGAGGTAGGATGGGTTTATTTCACTAACAAGATTGACATATTCTATTCAGTAACACTTATTAATTATGAAAGCAATTAAATTGATTAAGAAAGCTGTTAAGTGGTATTTTGATAGGACTGCTAATTCCTATATTTACCCTACTGGAACTCTCCCTATTATAAAGGAGTAAGTTCCTATGCTGCTGAAGGGAATGTCAATAAAAACTTATGGAGGTTTGCCAGAACGGTAATGGAACGGACTTGAAATCCGATGTAACGTACCCATTCGTTGAGTAGGTTCGACTCCTACAGCCTCCTCTACTTTAAACAAACAGATTATTATGTTAGGAAGATTTAGAAAAGCTAATGTGCTTAGTAAGAAGAAACTAGGGCACATTTATGACACAGCTATGAAGGCTGTAGGCAAAGAACCTGTAATAATTGAAGCTATCGCAGGTGGGTTTAGTGATGAATGTAAGAAGTTGGTAGAAGAACGGTTTGAGTATCTTGAAGCTGTTATATCTACTGGTAAGTTTTACAAAACACCACGTAAACTAAAGAAGAGAATATGCAAGGATATATCTGCTAGATTTAATCTGTGCGTGATTGTCCTGAATCAATGGGATGATTATAAACTTATAAACAAGAAAGAAGCATGATTGACGTATTAATAGCAGACATTGTATTTGATTGGACTTTCCTCAAACCTTTAATTGAAAGAGACGATGGAAAGAAAGAATCAAATGAAGTGGATGAATCCACGCAACAAGCATTGGCGCAGGCAGAAGTTAGTCCAGAAATATATTACTAGACTAAAGAAGTTTCCTGCAAGTAGTTACGGATTATGGTGTGATAACTATAATCAACACTGGACTTTATCTTACAAAACTACAAGTACCCCATGTAGTTGTTGGTTGTGTAAAGGTGAAAGATATAATAGAAGAAAATTTAAGGAAGAAACTAAACTTGAGATAGAAATGTTTTAAGTTATTTAATCTATAAGAAGTCTAACAGCAACTTTATTAGCAATTTCGATTATGGTTCGACTAGTTTGGGTTCGAATCCCAACAACCTCCCAAAGTATAATTAACATGGAGGTTGTAGTGTAAGGGTTAGCACAGTATATGCAAAAAATGACTTCTGATGATGCCCCGTTAGCTCAGTGAATAGAGCAACGCCCTTCATACAGTTGGTAGTTTACTGTGAAACTATCAGTGAAAACTTTTTGTTAAAATTAATTAATTTACTTGTCATACTCGTGAGTAATTCGTACCTTTGTAGTACGAATTATAAAAATATACGAGTTATGACAAGTAAATGGTTTGAAGAAAAAGAAAATCTTGAACAATTAATTTTAATAGATAAACTTAGTTATGAGGAGATAGGAAGAAGATATGGTTGTACAGGTTCTAATATTAAAAAGGTAGCTAAACGTATTGGTATAAACCTTCCGCAAAAACGCAAAATAAATGAATGCGAAACTTTTAATAGAAGTAAAAAGATTCATATTTGTTTAAATTGTGGAAAAGAATTTGAACATAAAATTGGATGCTATAATAAATATTGTTCAAATGAATGTGAAAAGGAATATAAACATAAAATTGGCTATCAAAAATTATTAGACGGAGATTCCTCCATTATGAGGGCTAACTATTCCCCATCTGCTTTTAAGAATGATATTCTTAAAGAACAAGGAGGGGTTTGCGCGATATGTGGAATGAAGCCTGTATGGAATGGTAAAGAATTGGTCTTTATCCTTGACCATATAGATGGACATGCATCAAATAATAAAAGAGAGAATCTTAGATGCGTATGTCCTAACTGTGATTCACAATTGGATACTTATAAATCCAAAAATAAATGTGGAGAACGTTCTTATTATCGTTATCATAAAGAAGAAAAAGTTTTTACTTAATAAGTGTTAGGTTCGACTCCTAATACTTATACTAAGGCGTGGGTCGATGGTTTGAATCCATCACGGGGTACTAATTAATAAAATTATGGTGGAAATTAAGAAAGAGATTACGCAGTGTAGAGAATGTCCCTATTGTAGAATCACTCCTGACCCAGACCCTGATGACTGGTTCAACGATGATGAGAAGGCTCTCTGCACAGAATCAGGAAATAAACTGATTGAAGGAATGTTAAGACCTTATGAAAAGGTAATAATTCCAGATTGGTGTCCTTTAAAGGCTAACTAAACTCAAGTACCCAATTCCGTACACCAGAGGGTTAAAATGGGGAAGTAGTTCTAAGTGCGGATAGCTAGTAGTTAGCCTTTCACAATAAATGGAAGTGGATGTACGTGTAGGTCTTATATGGTGTTTATAGTTCAACGGTTAGAATAACTGATTGTGGTTCAGTAGACGTGGTTTCGACTACCACTAGACACCCTTTAGTAATGGGTTTTAAAATAAAATCTTCCTGTTTGTTTACCATTACTTAACGTGGTTTAGAAGGGTTACACGAGATAACAATCCTTCCTCTTGGGGCGGTAGCTCAATGGTAGAGCGCAGGTCTGAAGAGCCTGGCGTTGGAGGTTCGATTCCTCCTCGCCCCACGTCGATTAGTAGATAAGGACTAACAGCAATTTATCTTTTGTAGCCAAAGCAGCGGGTCTGGGGTTCGAGTCCCCACGTTAGATTCGTCTAACAGTAGCTCAGGTGGTAGAGCAGCAGCCTAATAACAAAGATAGTCCTTAGCTGTTTTACAGAATTACAGGGTAAAGAAATTCTGTATGGAGAGTAAACCTTGATGGTGATAGGGGCTACCTGCTAAGTAGTTTCGTACATAAAAAGTGTATGTGGTTCGATTCCACTGCTCTCCGCGAATGTTTGGAACTTTTATTATAACTTAAAAACTTATTGTTATGAATGAGGTTCAAGTATTAAATCCGAAGACGTTGGAACAAACTCCATCTCTTCCTAATGTTGTCATAGCTGTAATTAATCAGCTTATAAAGAAGTATTGGAATGGTAGTTGCAGCACCATTCGTGTAAATGATATTCTAGTATTTGTTGGTTTAGCTACTACTTATCCCATTGAAAGCATTATGAGTAGTAACTGGGTTGAGACTGCTAAGGCTTTATACCAAAGCTGTGGTTACAAAGTCTCAGAAATAAGTAGAGGTGAGGACAAGTACTTAGAGTTTAAACTGAGTTAATGTTGGGTTAGACGAACTGGTCAAGTCACCACACTTTCAATGTGGAGATTAGGGGTTCGAGTCCCCTACCCAATACCTTGTAGTCCTCCTTAACCCTTAATAGGGTAGTTAGGCTACACTGTGAACGAACAGAGGAGAGAAGTTCACACGTTGGCTAGCAACGTAGTACACAATGGTGGAATAGGAACGGCTAGCACCCACCTTAACTGTTCTTATAATACTAGTTAAACGCCTAGCGGGGGTTAGAACAGTTAAAATGCTCCTATCTACTAACTGGTTAGGTAATTGCCCTCTCAAGGCAAAAATACGGGTTCGAATCCCGTTGGGAGTACTATAACTATCAAGTGTTAAAATCTTATTACGATGCCCAAACGAGCCAAATGTGTTTTGGGAGAAATGAAAAGAAGACAAAGGACAGGAAGGAATCCGAAAGGGATTTAAATGATATTAATAGGGCTAATCCTTCCATCTTGATAGTTATTTAACGAGTGTGAAGTGTTACGGTAGCATACCGCCCTGTCACGGCGGCGGAGGGGTTCGACTCCCACACATTCGGCTTGTATTTATCATTAGTACAAGAAGGCTTACAGCAAATTTTATCTCTAAGTATTCAATTGGTAAGTGAAAGACGCAGGGTTCGAATCCTTGCCTATACCGTCAAAGTCCTGTTGGGTATAGTCGTTTAGTGGTAAGATGTATTAGAAAACAGGCGTGCCTTCTGAGCACACATCTAAGTATGTGTGCTAATTTGCCTCCGTAGCTCAATAGGCAGAGCAACTCACTTGTAATGAGAAGGTTGTAGGTTCGATTCCTATCGGAGGCTCAAAATTAGTCCTATTTGTTAGCAATAACAGTAGGACTTATTCTTTCTAAATAGCAAGATTCTCAGTTAGTACTACAAAGATTAGCATTTGCAAATGTTATTATGTAAAATGAATTATGAGTAGCTTTAAAGACGGATTAAGGAGAAGTGGTCAGAGTGTACTTGATGCAAGGGCGCAGAACTTGTATGAAATGACAAAAATTGAAGAGGAACGATTCATCCAAGAATGTAAGATGAAAGTTCTTCGTATCAAGAATGAGTTAAACAAGCACAGAGACCTATCTGTAAAATCCACTACTTCGTTGGAAGTTGGTAATGGCTTTGACCCCAAGGCTTGGGTAGCTAAGAGACATCAATTGGAACGTGACTTACGAGTTGCTAACATCGAATATGCTCTTGCACTTAAAGTTGATGGTGAAGAGTTCCCAGCTGACGAAACTGAGGAAATGATTAATGTAGCAGAAGTGCTAGAAGACGATGCTAAATTGAAGTAATTATGGGAAGTGGAAGTTACTCCTTTGCAGCTTATTCTGCATTAGCCAGCGATAGAGAGTATGCGACCAAGTCAGCTGATGCTGTCTTTACGAATCACACTCTATCAGCAAAGTCAGACATTAAATTGTCTAACGTAAATGCAAGAAACTATAACACACAGGTTAAACCAGAAATGATTAACACTGGTGTTAGAGAAAGTAGAGATAGCAACGAACATCCTGAAACTACTCCGATTATCATTGCTCTTGATGTTACTGGTTCAATGCGTAGAACACCCCATGAAATGATTAAGGATAACTTCCCTAAACTCATGGATGCTCTAATGCAACTGGGAGTCAAAGACCCACAGCTGTTATTTATGGCTGTTGGCGACCATGAGTACGATAGGTATCCTATTCAAGTTGGACAATTTGAATCTGATACTGAGAAGATTGTAAACTCTCTTGAAGAGTTTGTACTCGAAGGCGGGGGAGGTGGAAATAGTGGCGAGAGCTATTTATTGGCTCATATAATTGCTGGCTATCACACTGAAACAGACTCATGGTTTAAAAGACACAAGAAGGGTTATCTATTCACCATTGGTGATGAACCCAACTTGCACGGCATCAGTGGACGTGCTTTGGAAGATTTCTTAGGCTATCAACACCCTGCTAATCCTATTAGCGAGGAAGAAGCCGTTAAGAAAGCTCAAGAGCAATATAACGTCTATCATATTCATGTTACTAATGGTAGCTATGGTACAAGAATTGCTCCAGGTTGGAAGAACCTACTCGGACAGAATGTACTTACTTGTGATTCACACAATGTTCACAACGTAATTGCTGAAGCCATTAAGCAACACGAAGACCTCACTGGAATACCCTATGAAGCAGAAGCAGCAGCTCCAACCAGTGCAGGTGAAGAAAGTGGAACTTATACCTATTAAGAAAAGATGAATGAAATTGTATTAGGCTCGTTCTTTGGTGACGAGGGTAAAGGGCAAACCGTCCATAATTTATGTAAGGCACATCCTAAAGAAGAAACAATAGTTATTCGATTCAGTGGCGGACATCAAGTTGGTCATACTGTAAGGCATGGCAAACTTGAACACACGTTTAGTAATTATGGTAGTGGAACTTTACTTGGCATACCAACATACTGGTCTAAATACTGTACTGTAGACCCTATTACTACTATGAGAGAATTGGTAGACTTAAATAAGCTCGGAGTCTATCCAGAGATTATCTACCATCCACTCTGTGAGGTTGTTACTCCCTTTGATGTTATTAATCAATGGAATAATGAGGAGAACCTTAAACATGGTACTGTAGGCACAGGATTCAAATCTGCTCTTGATAGAGTAGCCGCTGGTTATCATATTACTGTTCGAGATTGTGCTAATATCATGGTTCTAAGAGCCAAGATTGCATCACTTATTAAGAACTACTATGATTTCAGTTCCAGCCTTCCAATGTATAATATTGATGATTGGTGTGTTAGAGTGCATGAATACTTCAAATCTGTAACAGTATATGACGAGAATATCCTTACTCGTTATAAGTACAAGGTCTTTGAAGGTTCACAAGGTATATTACTAGACCAGAGATTTGGTATAATGCCTTATTGTACTCCAAGTAACACTACTTGTCAAAATGCTATGGAAATTATTAATAGGATAAAGGAAGTATCTAAGAATCACTTAGATAGAATGACGGAAGAGGTAACAGACCATGTGTATGTTATCAGACCATATATTACCAGACATGGTAATGGTCCAATTCCTACTTCTAAACCTGTTAGAGCTGTAGATGACCCTAATAATCAGTTCAATGAGTTCCAAAAGACTCTTAGGGCTGTGGAGTTCGATGTTAAATTATTCGAACACGCATTATTAGTAGATTCTACTTTCATTCCAAACCATTATACACACAGGAGGATGTTAGTTATCACCCATAAGGATGAAATTACATCACAGTTCAACGATGAACTACTTTCTGGTAATTGGGAAGGACAATTTAGCGGCATGAATTTATCTTACTATGATGAACTCATGGTATAGAATTATTGTAAGACGACTCACAGCAAAGAAAATATTATGACTTTAAAATAGTGAACCCCTCTGCTGCCCATTGCGGAGGTTAAAGAGTTAGTGGGAAGGTCGTCTGTTCCATTGGGCTATAGTGTAATGGTTAGCACACAACACTTTGACTGTTGTAGTCTAGGTTCGAATCCTGGTAGCCCAACATAAAGATTAAATCTTATGAAGGCAATGAAGGATAAGAGAAAATTCGGAGGAGCATCTCCAGTATCTAAGAATCGTAACTGTAAGAAATTCGGATATAGTTATGATAAAGAGGTAAGGAGAATCTGGCGAATTGAGGCGAGACAGTTAGCTCATAAAATACTAATGCACCTACCTGTTAGTAGAGAGGAAATTCAAGCAGCATGGAGCAATCCATATACTGATAGCTCTGTGTTAGGTGTTCCTTATATATGGGACGGAGAAGGTTACTATGATAGATGGGTAGAGCAGGTGTATAAAAAACTAAACAACGTGATATGATTTACACAAGAGTAATTCTAGTATTGCTAATTATACTAATTTTGGTATATTATGCTATGATTGTTGCTCACCTTTCTGGTGTTATTAATCTTACTGAGAGAAAGATAACTTTTGGTAAGTTATGTATTCCGTTTTATTACTGGATACACCAAGAAGGTGAAAATGTTTAATGTTAAATGAGTAGAAGAAAATGAGTCAACCTAAAGTTAAGAAAAGTACAATCTTTGCTATCTTGGCAGGAGTAATTGTAGTCGTGTTAGTTTGTCTATCTGGAGCACTCTTTGAGGATGCAGATAAGTCTAAGAACTATGTGTGTCAAATGCCTGTAACAGGTGAGTATGTTGTTTGGACCGATGGTGGTCTACAATGGCAAGGTTTGGGTAACAAACACGAGTATTTCAAAACCTCCCAAGTAGAGTTTTCAGGTCTAGAAGAGGTTAGTGAGGGTAACTATGTAGCATCAGGTGCTAATCCTGCAGCAGCATTAACCTTCAATGATAAGGGTAGAGGCTTTATTATAGGCTCTTTCCGAGTTGTTATGCCCAATGATGATTCTAATATGAAGAAGATTCAGCAGGACTTTGGTTCTGAAAAGGCATTGATAGCTAATCTAATTAAGCCTACTCTATATAAGGTTGTAACTTCTTGTGGTCCTCTAATGTCTTCGCTAGAGTCTGTATCTGAGACAAGAACAGACTTGATTGCCTATATTACTGACCAGCTTAATAATGGAGTGTATAAGACTACTGTAATTCGTGATTCAGTAACGAATGAAATTACTGGTGAGAAGGAATTGAGAGCTAAGGCGCAGATTGTTGCTGATGCTAACTCTCCAAGTGGTTATAAACGTCAAGAAACATCACCGTTCAGTCAGTACGGTATTACCTGTGGATTGGTATCTATTTTGGATATTAAATATGATGCTGCTACTCAATCTCAAATTGATGCCCAAAAGCAAGCTAACTTAGCCGTAATAACTTCTAAGACTAAATCTTTGGAAGCAATTCAAAGAACTGTTCAGATTACTGAAGAGGGTAGAGCAGCAGCTGAGAGAGCTAAATGGGAACAAGAGAAAGAGAAGGCTGTAGCAGTTACTAAGGCTCAGCAAGAGTTTGAAGTAGCTGAACTAGAAGCTAAGAAAGCAAAGCAAGTTGCTTTAAAGGTTCAAGCAGAAGGTGAAGCTAAGGCAGCAGCTAATAGAGCATTAGTATCAGCAGGTTTAACTCCAGCTGAAAGAGCTGAGTGGGATTATAAGACAGCTGTAGGAGTTGCACAAGCTCTAGCAGAATCTAAAGTGTCTTGGGTCCCATCTGTGATGTTCGGAGGAAATGGTTCAAGTAATTCAGCTATGGATGCCGTAGGTTTGAAGATGTTATTGGACATTACTAAGTCTTTTGATAAGACAAGTAAATAACAAAACATAGGTTGTCGGACTAGTGGGCAACCTTCCGTAATCAGTCGGACGTTGGGAGCTTATAGCCCTACGATAGTGTGGCTAAATCGGACCTATAGCTCAGTCTGGTCAGAGCAACTGACTCATAATCAGGAGGTCGGGGGTTCAAAGCCCTCTAGGTCCACTTCTTTAAAAACTATAGCTTATGAAACATTTATTACTAATTCTAATGTTTATTCCATTATTCTTATATGGGCAGCACAATGTTACTGCAACATATTATCATGCTGGACCAAAGCATGGTTTATCATGGTATACAGCTAGTGGAAATAAAATTAGTATTAAGGAACTAAATGCTAAAAAGTTAAGATGGGTAGCCCTATCACATGACTTATTAAGGCATTACAACTATGGTGATACTATCACAGTAATCTCTGGTAATCCTAAACTTAGAGGTAAATGGGTAGTTATGGATAAGATGCACAAAAGACATAGAAATAGGATAGATTTCTTAACTCCTAGTGGAAACACATTAGGGATGTTACGACCAACTAAAGTAAAAATAAAGAAACAATAATTGGGGTAGTGGCGGAATGGTAGACGCGCTTGTCTTAGGAACAAGTACCTTCGGGTGTGTGAGTTCGAGTCTCACCTACCCTACGAACTTTTAAACAAACAGGAATATGAAAGAGATTAAAGACTTTTTTGAAGAAATTGAGAAGCTAGAAATAGCACAAGGTGTAATTGACATCAATGAGGCTAAAAGACTAGTGTCTGAGGCTTATGTAGCAGGTATAAACTTTCAAGCCAACCAAACTAAACAAGGAGGTAAGAAATGAAAGTGGTTGCTATGTTACTAATGCTAGTAGGACTATGTTCATGCGTTAATAGAGGACCAGTTGCAACTATAACTACAGAAACTGGTATTCCAATGCGTGTAACTGAGTTTACATATAAGGGACACTCTTATATATGGTTCTCTAAATCATCTGGACAATCTGGTATGGTACACAACCCAGACTGCCGTTGCAATAAGAAATAATCCACCACCTAGAGTTAGTAAGGGTGAGAAAATTACTTAGAGGCTGTTGATGCTTATTAGACGTGATGGGCTACAATTACAGTTGCGGTGAAAAATTGATAAGAATTGCTAACACTTATCAGGCGGATTTATTAGGGTGTAGTTAATTCTACACTCTTTAAGGCGACATAGCTCATTTTGGTTAGAGCGTGGGAGTCATAACCCCAAGGTGGTTGGTTCGAATCCAACTGTCGCCACACATCTTAATTTAATATGTATGAGTGATAAAGGCTTATTGTTTAAAAAGAGAAAAAATAATCACGGAAGCCATAATAGATGCAGTCAAGGAAGTGGCTTTCCAAGACGGGATATGGATAAATTTCCTGGAACTCATTTAGGAATGAAACTGAGGTATCAGAAAGCATCAGTAGGTCGTCTTATTAAGGGGTGGAACATTAACCGTGGTTATCTAAGAACAAACAGAATAACTGGCTTTATTGACAAATTTATAGGAAAACCCTATAATGATTTAGTCAAAGCATTCTATGTTCTTATTAAGGACTTGAGAAATAGTCATAAGGAAGTGGGTCTTGCAGACCTTGAGTGGCATTTTGAACAGTTTAGATATAGAAGATGGAGAGGTGATTATTATGTGGACGATGATGGCTTAGTTCAAGTTGTTAAACCAGAACTAGATAGAAAACAGACTAGTCATATCAATAAGCAACAAGTAGCATACAATAAGAAAGTTAAGATTCCCGATTTTGGTAGAGTATCTGTACCAAGAAAGGTGGATTCTAGTAAAACTAGATGTTGGAATAAATATGGCTTTCCAGACCGTGAGTTTATTCATTATGAGAAATGTCAATACCATGCTCCAAGATTCTTAGGTAATTATTGGTGTGATATGGATGGTAAGATGCTATTTTTACCTGTTTATCATGTTCCAGGCACTTACGAGTACGCTAAATATTGGACAGATACTCATGGAGTTCCTAAACCTAGAGCAGGTAGATATTACTACGGCACTTATTCTAAGAAATGGGACAATAGTGGATATTGTGATAGGTTTACAGACAAGTATAGACCAGGCACTGATGAATATAAGTGGGCGCAAGGTATAGAGAATGGCTGGGTAATTCCTATTATTCCATTTAGTAAGAAAGAGTTCTATGGTCTTAGATATGCTATGTATATGAGAATGCAACATAGTAAGAGAGTACTCCTTCCTAACACAGAAGAGTTAGAGAGGTGTAAGGCTAATATAAGAACTCAACAAGAAGCATTAGCTAATACAGAGAACCCAGACAGCTACTGGTATGGTAAGACAGAGCTAGTTCAGGGTCGACTAGAGGAAGCTAAACAAAGACTTGAAAGAACACCTAATATGGCATACTTTGAAGTAGGATATGGTCAACTATTTCCTATGGTTAAAAGGTATGACTATAAGAAAGCATTAAGAATCTATGAGCAGGAGCAAAAAGAAGCCGATTTGGAAAGACAAGAGTAACCATGTATGGTATAACAGAATTGTCAGAAGAGTTCAAAGAATGCAAGTAAAGCAGATAGCACAGCTTAATGATATTTTAGAATACGAAATCTCTCAACCAAATGAGTTGGTAAACGATTGGGATATTTGTGATTGGAAGTTTGATTATAGACATCCATTCTGGAAACAATTCCATACTCCAGCTGAGTTGAAAAGATTTTGTTGTAAGTAGCTCCCAATTCCAAATCAAAGGAGTTTAAATATTAGGTTTGGCGATGACAACTAAGCGAGTTGAGCGTATGTAATAAGACGTGCTCCGAAGTACAAGGAGTGGGGTGGGTGCAGAATACCTCTTTAGAGTACCTTAATGGTACTCAATCACTGCTTCAGTATAACTAAGAGGTATATATCGGATGGTGGAATTGGTAGACACGTCAGATGTTCACAAATTTTAACTTAACGAATTAGGTAGACTCGAAATTTAAGATTATCTTTGTGTATTAAATATACAAGGATGAGTAAACGAAAATGGACAGACAACCAATTTATTGAAGCAGTTAAGTCTAGCTTCTCTTATGCAGAAGTAATGAAGAAGATTGGACTTAAACCTGCTGGCAGTAATTATGATACTGTTAAGAGGAAGATTTGTGAATTATGCTTAGATACATCACACATGACTGGTAAGGTTTGGAATCAAGGTGAAAGGTACAGACCTATAAAAGAAGCTCGACCCTTAGAAGAAATTTTAGTAGAGCATTCTTCATATGTTAGTACGCATCATCTTAAAGAAAGACTTTTAAAGGAAGGTGTGAAAGAACATAGATGTGAGTGTTGTGGTAATACAGAGTGGATGGGAGAATCTATTGCACTTGAATTACACCACGTGAATGGAGTTAAAGATGACCTTAGAATAGAGAACTTGCAAATTCTTTGTCCTAATTGTCACGCTTTTACAGATAACTATCGTGGTAGGAACATAAGCAAATAGTAATGATGGCGCAGTGTCGGAACTGGTATACGAAACGCACTTAAAATGCGTTGCCCTTTATGGGATTGAGGGTTCGATTCCCTTCTGCGTCACAAAATGTATCTAAGCCCTGATGCTCAGTAATGGGCGTGTGGGTTCGAGTCCCACTCGGGCTACTACCCTTGAATTTACTCTTAATCCTTAAATTACACTTAGTATGAATATCTTTGGTAACACATCAACAGGGTTTAGTAAGGAGATAGACAGTGCAATGTCTACTTTTAAGAGTACTATTACGAAACTTAAAGCTACCGCTGAGAAAGCAGCAGCGACTAAAGTTGAAAAGCAGGAAGAAATCAAAAAGCTGGAAGTAGAATGTACAGCTTTAGATGGAGTTTCTACTAAAGCCAATAACTTAGCTTCCAAGTTAGGGGCATTATTTGAATGATTATGAAGGTTGAAAATTTGATGGAACATCCCATTGACCTATCTACTATTAAGGAGTGTAATAGCTTCTCAGAGTGGGTTGGCGATGATATTTCTAAGGCGTTCTATTTAGGTTTTATGCGACATGAGTTTGCTGACCAAATAGAGGAAATTACTAATAGAGAGGATGGTACAGGAATTACATTGCTTAAGAGTATTGACGGAGCTTCTATAGAAGCAAAACCTTACCTTAAGGAATTAGCCAGATTAATGGAACCTTACTTGCAAAGTCCAGAAGGGTTTGTGGTATTAGATATGGTCAACGATGTTCTTGGGAAGGTAGTTCCGAAGAAGGAAGGTGACATCTACAAGATTGCTTATATATTAGGAATCTACACAGACTATCTGTATAACTGCAAGGCGGAAGCATGAGTACATATAGAGTATATACTGATGGGGCATATTCAAGTGCTCGTAATCAAGGCGGCATTGGATTTGTTATCCTTAAGGATGATAAAGAAGTAGCTAGATATTCTAAGATGTACAAGAACAGTACAAACCAAAGGATGGAGCAAATGGCAGCTATAGTTGCCCTTGAATCTATTACAACACCTTCAGAAGTTACCATAGTTTCTGATTCTCAGTATGTGGTCTGCACATATACTAAGAATTGGAAGAGAAAGGCGAATCTGGATTTGTGGAAGAGATTTGATACAGCAATTGCTTTCCATACTAAGGTTGAGTTTGAGTGGACTAAAGGACACGCAGACGACCAATATAACAAGATTTGTGATAAGCTAGCACAAGAAGCTAGTAGGACTATAGAGATTACTGATTAATATATTTGTAAATTCTTCTATATGAAATACAAGAAAATGGTAGCTAACTTAGAAGCAGCTAAGAGATGGTGGGATGCTCAGCCTGAATCATTCAAGAAAGCAACTACACGTCCTGGCTCAGTTAAATGCAAATCTGTTAATAGAGGTAAATAACCACTTCGAGTTTAAGGTAAAGTAGGACTTGCGCATACCTTCATATCGTAGGTATTAAAACCTTTCTACATTGTAGATAAACCTATCGCGGAGAGGACAGTGGTGACTCTCCAACTTGACCCTATAGCTTAGTAGGTAGAGCTGCGGACTCTTAATCCGTAGACCAGGGTTCGAATCCCTGTGGGGTCACAGTAAAAGTTGAAGTAATAAAAGAGAAGTAATCCATGTTATGCCATTTGCTCGTGAGAGTAGATGGCATTTTTATTTGTCCCCATAGTTCAACGGATAGAACGAGAGTTTCCTAAACTCTAGATGAAGGTTCGATTCCTTCTGGGGATACTAATTTAACTTATTAGATTATGAGAGTATATGATGTTATAAAGACTGCAGAGGATACCTATATAAGTGAGACTAGTAGGCTTATTTATCCAGGTATGTGTTGGTGCTTAAAGGTATCAGCAGTCAAGGGATTTGACTTTAAGGAGAAGAACAGAAAGGGACATCCATCTTATAAGGATTTGGTTGATAATATCCCTGAGTTTAATCCAGAGTTCCTTAAAGCTACTGAGGAGGTAAAGATGGCTGGTTTAGATTTCTGGTGGGAACACCATGATACAGAATCAAGGTTAAAAGCCTTCCAAGTATTAAAAGACATTTATAAGGACAGTCCTAAAGAATTTGAATATTGATATAATAGAGGGGATGTAGGGTTAGTAGTACCCATCATTTAAAGAGTTGCGAGCGGAAGTTATGGTATATCCTTAGGTCACGAGTAGCTATTGTGGTGTTGACAAGCGTGAAGGTATAGAACTTACTGGTCCTTCCGTATAACCGCAGGGAGGCACAAGCATTAATCTCGGAGAGTAGTATTCCTAGTCTGAAATGACGAGGGTTCCGATACGTTGCTCAATGTGATATTAAGTGTCGGAGCCAGTTATTGATAAGTTTCAACAGTACAAGCGGAACCTGAAATTAAGATTGGGAGGGTACGTGATACCCTTAGCTGTTAGTAGGAGAACAAAAGTCGGCTAATGTGTACGTTAAGTCACTGCACATACGTTCAACGTCAATAACCGCCCTTAGAGCATTTGGTGTAACAACACACCCTCTATTCTTTAGTCCTATAGTTTAACGGATAGAATACCATACTACGGATATGGAGGTCTCAGTTCGATTCTGGGTAGGACTACAAACTTAAATAACTAAGTATGAATAAGTTAGTAAAGCTTAGGGATAAGTGGTTTCCCAAGCCTAAGCCACTAAGTGCCTTAGATGCTTATACAATCACTAAATATGGGTTAAAACTTGATAGTAGCACCTTACATCAGAAATGTATTGAAGAAATAGCTAGCTTAATGCAAGCTAAATCTGCAAGAAATTCTTATAGTTTGGTGTTCGACCTTGACGAGAATCTTCCTGAGTTGGGAATATACTTAGCTAAGTATTATACTGATTTAGGATTTAATTGCTTCGTCTTGGATAACAAGATAGATGAGAGGATTGAAACTCCTCAACTTTATCTTAGTTGGAAGCGAAAAGGCGTGTAATCGTCTGTGTTTGAAGGATATTCCTTCAATTAATTTTTTAATAACTTAACTACATTTATTATGGCAATTAACTTGCAAAAAGGTGGACGCATTGACCTTTCTAAGGAGTCCACAGCTAGTGTGTTTAGAATTGGTTTGGGCTGGGATGCAGCACAACCTGGTAAAGAATTTGACTTGGATGCTATGGCTATTCTGCTTGGTGCTGATGGTAAAGCTGTAAGTGACGATGCAATGGCTCTGTTTGGGCAGTTGGATGGTCCTGAAGCTATAGCTGCTACTGGTTGTATTCATCATTCAGGTGATAACCGTACTGGTGCAGGTGATGGTGATGATGAAACTATCACTATCGACACTGCTAAGGTTCCTGCCAATGTTCAGGAAATTGTAGTTCTTGTCAATATCCATGATGCCAAGAATCGTCAGCAGAACTTTGGTATGGTAAAGAATGCCAAGGTTAACCTGTATGAAGGTGCAGAAGGTAACAACGTTCTTGCCAAGTATGACCTGGAAGAAGATGCTTCTATGGATAGAGCATTGGTATTCTGCAGACTGTATCGCAAGGATGGAGCATGGAAGTTCCAAGCTGTGAACGAAGGTAAGGGTAACTATCAGAATGTGTTACTGTGTGACATTCTGTCCAGTTATGGTATCAACGCAGGTCCAAACAATCTGTAAGCTATGATAAACTTATCTAAGGGAGGCAGAGTTAATCTGTCTAAGGATGATAACGGTAATAAGTTATCTAAAGTATTCTTTGGAGCAAACTGGGGAGCTATCAAATCTGGTGGCTTCTTAGGTTTTGGTGGAGGTACTGAGGCTGTTGACCTTGATGCTTCTGTGGTTCTTATGGATGCTAACAAGCGTAAGCTTGAAACTGTTTACTTTGGTCATAAAGACTCTAGTGACAGAGCAATCCATCACTCTGGTGATGATTTAGTAGGTGATACTAACGGAGACGACGGAATGGATAATGAAACCATTTCAGTAGAACTGGATAGAATCAGACCTGAAGTTGAGTACGTTGCATTTATCCTCAACTCATATCGTCACCAAAGATTCGATAAGATTCCTTATATGGGATTGAGAATCTATACGACAACTGACGGACGTCCTGTAACCCGTCCAAACTCCAATCCTAACGTATTGGCTAAGTATAACTTGGATAATGATAGTAAAGACCCTGAAACTACATTCGTTGGTCGTGAAGCTATTGTTCTGGGCTATGCTTATCGTAAGGACGGTGAGTGGAAGTTCAAGGCTCTTGGTAACACTGGCTCTTGGCAATCTATAGGTGAAATCGAAAGGGTATTACCCAATCTTATTTAATTATTAAAACTTACAATTATGTGTAAAGTAAATGTAGAAGAACTCCGCGAAGAAATTATGGCGGATGGTGTAGTGACAAAGGAAGAAGTTGAAATGCTGTGGGAGAAGAAAGACTCTCAAGAAGGCGATACTACTTCTGAGTTTGATGCATTCTTTGCTGAAGCTGTAATGGCTTGGCTGTTGGCTGACGGTGAAATCAGTGATGAAGAAGCTCAATATCTCATTGACAAAATCAATGAAGATGATGATATTGACGACGCTGAAGATGAACTGCTGGAGAGCATCGCCGAGTGGGGAAGTGAAGAAGGACATAACGTTCCCGTTATCCTTATTGAAGCATTCCCTGATTACTTCGAAGAAGACGAAGAGTAAAAACTACACTGGTGGGCATCTTGTCCACCTTTTAATAATTAAATAACTTAAAAGATGAATATAGAATTGTTAAAGGGCTTGACAGATGCTGAGGTTAATCATAGTAGAGATTGTCATGGCTCTAATGTGTTAACTCCGCCTAAAAGAGACCCTTGGTACATACTTTTCCTTGAGAAGTTCAAAGACCCCCTAATTCAAATATTGAGTGTCGCTGCAATTATTGCATTGGTGCTGGGAGTTATTAAGTCGGAATATTTAGAACCTATTGGTATTATAGCTGCTATCTTGTTAGCTGTAACCATAGGATTCTTAAATGAGTATAGTGCATCTAAGAAATTCGATGTACTTACTTCAAGTTCTGATGATACACTTGTCAAGGTAAGGAGAAACGGGATAGTAACCCAAGTAGCTCGAAAAGACCTAGTTGTTGATGATGTAGTGCTGTTAGAGGCTGGAGAAGAAATTCCTGCTGATATTACAGCCTACGAATCTCATAACTTAAAGGTTAATGAGTCTGTTCTAACTGGAGAATCTAAGGCTGTTACTAAGCAACCTAAAGAGGAAGGTGAATTAAATGCCACTTATCCCTCTTGGCTATTACTAAAAGGAACTATCGTTGAAGAAGGTTCTGTAGTAGGTGTAGTCAATGCAGTTGGAGATAATACGGCATTTGGACAGACAGCACGTAAAGCTGCTGAAATTACTGACACAGAGACTCCTCTAAACAAGCAGCTCAATGGTCTTGCTGATTTAATCAATAAGATTGCATTTGGTGCTGCTGGATTCCTTATTCTTGCTTTATTAGTAAGGTACTTCTTTATAGAACAAGCTTATGTAGGACAAGACTGGATGCAGATTACTAATGACCTATTATCCTTCTTAATGATTGCAGTTGCACTAATAGTTGTAGCTGTGCCAGAAGGATTGCCTATGGCTGTAACACTAGCCCTTGCGTATTCAATGAAACGCATGTCTAAGGCAAATAATTTGGTCAGAAAGATGCACGCTTGTGAAACCTTAGGAGCAACTACTCTTATTCTCACCGATAAAACGGGCACTCTAACAGAGAATAAGATGAAGGTTGTAAATGAGGTAATGCCTAATAGGGCATATATTACTATCAATGCTCTTGCCAATTCTACTGCATATGTAGATGGTGATAAGACCGTTGGTAATCCTACAGAGGGTGCTATAATTAAGTATATGGATGCTGGGGACTTACTTGATGATATAAGGAGGGATAATACTCCTGTGTTCAGAATGGACTTCTCAAGTAAGACTAAGTTTATGATGTCCATTGTTAAACAAGGTGATGCCTTTATTTCATTGGTAAAAGGTGCTCCCGAAGTTGTTCTTACCATGTGTAATGAAACAGTAGAAGGAGGCTTACCAAGCTGTGTTTCGGAGCAGAACAAAGGACGTAGAGTTATAGGCTTTGCTTATAAAGAATCTATGACCTTAGAGGATGCTCAGAAACTGAATGGCTTCACTTATAATGGCTTTATGGCTATTGAAGACCCAATCCGTAAGGATGTTCCTGATGCAGTTAAAGCTGCAAAAGAAGCTGGTATTAAGGTTAAAATCATTACTGGAGATAATCCAGCCACAGCTACGGAGATAGCTAGGCAGGCAGGACTAAGTGATAACCCAAGAGCTTTATTAGGAGAAGAAGTAGGAGACAGAATGTCAATTACTACTTTGAATAATACTGATGTATATGCTCGTACTAAACCAGAGGATAAACAAACTCTGGTTAAAATGTATCAGAGCATAGGAGAGGTTGTTGCAATGACTGGTGATGGCACTAATGATGCCCCAGCTTTAAATCATGCCGAAGTAGGTATAGCCATGAATAATGGTACGGACGTAGCTAAAGAAGCTGCAGATATTATCCTACTCGACAATTCATTCCCATCTATCATCTTAGGTGTTAAGTGGGGAAGAAGTCTGTACAAGAATATACAGCACTTCATTCTGTTCCAATTAACAATCAATGTTGTAGCTATACTTATAGCTTGTGTTGGTCCGTTCATTGGTATAGACCTGCCCTTCACTGTTACACAGATGTTGTGGGTTAATTTAATCATGGATACATTCGCTGCATTGGCTTTAGCAACTGAACCAGCTAACGATGCAGTTATGAAGGATAAACCAAGAAGTCCTAAGGCATTCATTATCACTAAACCAATGTGGTGTGAAATCTTTGGAGTTGGCATTATATTCTTCATATTCTTAGTCACTTTGCTCTATACTAAAGCAGTATCTCTAACAGAGTTCTTTACAATATTCGTATTGTTACAATGGTGGAATCTGTTTAATGCTAGAGTGTTCGGACAAAGAAGAAGTATCTTTGATGGCTTGCTAAAGAATCCTGCGTTTGCTGGAATTGCTTTAGTTATTCTCGTTGGTCAATTCTTAATCGTACAATATGGTGGTGCTATGTTCAGAACCGAACCTCTCTCTATGGAGACTTGGGGTCTGATTTTAGCTGGAACTTCCGTTGTTACGGTTGCTAGAGAGTTGATGTATCAAATAAGCAAAATTTTCAAATAGTATGGAATATTGGGTATTATACTTATGTAGTATCGCTGACTCAGTTCATACATTGTTAATGGTTCTTTCAATTGTTGGTTTAATTGTATCAGCTATCTTATTCTTCATGTCAGTATGTAGTTCACAGTGCGATGTTTGTGGCACCAGAACTTGCGTGGCTAAAGGGGTAAAGAAGTCTGGTGTAAAGAGGAAACACTTTGTAATACCTACTGCAATAGCAGCGGTGTTATGTGTACTTACTCCTTCAACTAACCAATGCTATGCCATATTTGGCGTAGGTGCAACTTTACATTATGTAAATCATAGTGAAGAAGTGCAGAAGATACCTGACAATGCAATGAAAGCTGTCAACCGATATTTGGAGTCTCTGGCTCCCAACGACTCCATACAATAGTTATAGGGGTCAATTCTGTCTACATTAGTAGATGGGTTGACCCTTATTTTTTGTAGATGTATGGTAAAGTAACTGAACAAGTCAATAAGTGAAAGGACTAAGTAAAGTTAAGGCATGGCTTGAGAAGAAGGAATTTATCCAAGTAGAACAAGTTGGAGATACCAATTCTGAATATTTTCAGTTGAGTGGATTTCCAATTACAGTTAGACTGGGTGACCATCTAGGAAGGCAGAATACTATCTCTGATAAGTATATCAATGTTTTACCAGGCAACGATTGTGATTCATATGTACTCGTGATAGATAAGACTACTAAAGTTGTAAAGTATAAAGAGTTATTAAAGGTTTTAGAGAGCTTTATTTCCCTTTATTCAATTCTTCCTGACCATCTCAAATTTAGAGTTGAGATGAAAAAGGAATTTCAACAGAAGGAGTCTATACTAAACTCTGAGATTAATAACCTGAAAACATCTATTCAATCTTTAAAGGCTAAGATGAAAGATAAAATGAACAATTTCAGTCAGGCTATTAAGAAAGTAAACAACGACATTGTAGTCGAAATGAACAACTTGCAATGATTATAAGTAATATTATAGATTCATGGAAACATATTCCATATACTCTTAGACATTATATTGCCTTCCTCAAAACTGAGAAGAAGTATATTGGCTATTATAAGTATAAGTTTCATGATTTAGATAAAGTTCTTATGTATATTATTATCCCTTGGTTAGGCACTAAGAGAATCAAGAAGATACACAGAGCTATTAACAAACATCATATCCAAAACCATAAAGCTGCTTATGAATGTAATTATGAAGAAGCGGTAATAGATTGGGAATGTTGTCGGTTAACTAAACCTAATGAACCTATGAGTGCAAGGGAGTATTTAGAGTACAAGAAAGACACTCTCAGAGATGTACACTATGCCCATATGGACATGGTAATGAAACAATTTAACCTGTAAAGTAAATATGGTTATCGAGGAAGCTGATTTTAGAATGACATCTGGAGCAAGTGATTATTTCTGGGATTTAGAACTGCTCTATACAGTAAGACCAAAAGGTAAACCTGAGCGTCAGGAGTTTAAAGACGCAGGATTTGGTATGCCTTTAGCTACTTGTATCAGAAAGGTAATTCATCACAGAATATCTTGCAAAAGAGAAGTTGGTACTCTTCAAGAGTATGTACAAGATTATAAAGCGGAAGTAGAGAGATTGGAAGAGCTGCTCAATTCTTCTGAAGTTGAGAAGATGGTAGCTGACTCTAAACTAGCTAAATCTATAAAATCATAACTATGGCTTCGATTAAGAAATCTCCTAAGAAGGGGACAAGACGCGTACAATCAGTTAGAGTTCTGGATTGTGGCAGGTGTGGTTTGCCAACAACTCACACTCTGTATGATGCAGAGAACAAAGTCTACAAGTGTACTATTTGTGGTAGCGTAATTAAATTATAAGAATGTGTAACTCTAATTCATCAAATAAAATGAAGAAAGAAGAGAAAAAGAAGAAGGAAGAGGATTTGAGAGTTGATGTAAACAATGATGCCGAAATGGTAGCATTGGGTATTCGTAATCCACATGTAAAACCTCGTGACCCATCTGTATGGACTAAGACTGAGAAAGAACGTAGGGCTTGGAAGAAGCAGCGTCGTTTCCCAGCTCCTGACACACGTTGGGCACCTCCTACGAGAACATCACGATTTACAGGTCGTCTTATTGTCCATGTAAAGGGACTTGATAAGACTACTTATCGTCACGACTGCCCAGAAACAGATATACCTTATCTGTTGAGTAAGTACAAGAGCGAACGTAGCTCTATAGTGAGAGCATTCTGGAATGGCAAAGAAATCGACCCAGAACGTCTACTCAAACAAGCAGTATAAGCTGACTGAATATCCTAAGTTCCTATATGAAGTATCTCTATATAAGATATGGAAAGATAGGGCAGAGTGTGTAGGAAGTCAGTTCTATGCAGCTGATACACCTTTAACTATTAAGAAAGAAACTATTAGTAAAAAGGTGGAAGATTATAGGTTAGTTAAGTTTATTACTTGGCTATCGGCACCTCTAGATTACTTGATGCAAAACAACTTTAAATTAGTTACTGATGAGAGTACTAGACGCACAAGGAAATCCAGAACAAAAAGAGACTAAGCAAGGTGTTCAGACAGTGGATGCAATGCCTACTATGCAATATACGGAGAAGAACATTGATGAGAGTAGACGTAAGTGTACCTTGTCAAGTGTAATGGTTGAAATGCTAGTAAAGCAACTATCAGCTGAGCTGGCTAACCATAGTCTGTATAGAACCTTTGCTAATTACTTTGATGTAGAGGGATTACCCAAATTGGCTACCTACTGGCTCGGTAGGGCAGCTGAGGAATACCTTCACCATGAGTGGATTTATAAGTATTTGACTACTAATGATGCTCTGTTCCAATATCCACCAGTTCCAGCTATCAAAGTGAACATAACTGACAGAGTTATGCCTTTTGCTGCTACTGTTGATAGAGAGATTGAAACTACTATGAGCATCAATAAGATTGTAGACCAGGCTCAGAAGGAGGGTGATTGGGCTACATTCCAGTGGTTGAATGGAGAGGATGAAGAGGAAGGTAGACTTGTTAAAGAGCAAGTAGAAGAAGAGTCTATTAGTAGGACTATTCTGGATATGGCTAAAGAAGAAGGCTCATGGTTGCGTAAGCAATCCACTATCCTAGCTTTCTATCGTAACCCTGATAGCTTACAGCCATCTCGTAAAGCATAAGATTGTTTAGAACTACAAAGATTAGCCTAAAAATTATCTTATAATTTACATTTTAATATGAAAAAGGTAGAATATATCGTAGACAGTTTCAAAGACTTTACTGGTGCAGAACGTCAATTCGTAATGGCTGCTGTTAGCATTCACGGTGAACCAGAAGTTTACATTGAGGAAGATGGAGATATTATTGATAATGACATGAAAGTGTTATCTATCGGAGTATCTGTATGTCGTCCCGATGATGAGTTTAATGAAACTCTTGGCAAGACTATTGCCGAAGGTAAAGCTACGAAATATCGTAATCACGCACTGTATGCTGTAGATGCTGGATTGATTAACGAAACAATGGTGAAGGCATTACTTCAGCAGGAAGCTGAATATTTCAAGGTTAATCCTGGTCGTTATCTAGCTGGATATGATAGGGATGCTGAGAAGTATCGCAGAAGTGAAAGAATTGAGAGCTATATTGACTCTCTTGAAGGAGAAGCCAAAACTACATTCAACTACCTCACAGATGCAACTGATGAGGAGATGGAGAACATGGCTGAAGCAGTAAACTACGTACTCGGTGAGTAAAAATTTACTGTGGTTAGTAATCCTATGCTTAGTAGGAGTGCTAATCTGGACGTGGTTAACTCCAACTAAGGAACCACAACCAATACCTGACTATAATGAGTTAGTTAATCATATTGACTCTCTAAATAGTGAAATAAGTTTGCTCAAACTTCAGAGAGATTCTTTACATAATGTAATAGATTCCTCTAAAGTTAAAGTTGATGTAATTGAACATTGGTATGAAAAAGAGCTTACTGATATTACTAATCAGTCTATTGCCGACGATGTGGTGTTCTTCACAGAATACCTATCCGAAGTTGGTAAATGATTCGTTAGTAGTAATTACACCTCAACAGCTAAAGGCAACTAACTTAATATTCTTGGAACATAAGAAGTTTAAACTGGAAATTCCAGAGCTTAAAAAGCAAATAACATCTTATGAAAGTTTGATTAACTCTTATGAGCGCAATGACTCTGTTAAGAATGCACAGATAAACAGGCTTATGCTTCATGCACAGGCTTCTGAGCAGGTAATGCAGAATCAACTTAGAGAGATTAATAAACTTGAATCCAAGAAGAAACTCTACAAAGGGTTAACAGTTGGTGGCGTTACTGTTAGTGTGGTCCTTCTAATAACACTATTACTAAAGTGAAGTATACCGTAGGAGCAATGGTTTTATTGTTCATAGTTGTTATACATTTTTTATTTGTTATCCCAGACCTTCTACTGGTATTACTGATACTGAACGCAATAGTGAACTTAGATTGGATATCGAACAAGATTGTAAAACTGTTAAAAAGACAAGTATGAATTTCACAGACATTTTTAAAGGTAAGAACCTGGTAGCTTTAATAGCTGCTGTTATTGTGTGTGTTCTATTGTCAGTGTTTGGAGTACCAAAGATAGCTATTTATGTGGTTATGTTTGCACTCGGCTGTAACAATAAGAACTTTGCACAGTGGGTGGAAGAAAAAATCATAATTCCATTTAAGAGGTTAATGTAATCATATTATCTGGTATAGCTAAATAGGGTCTGGAGTTCATACTGGACTCAAGGTATTTCAATGGCAAAGCAACTAAGTAGTTCCTTCGATAAAGACAAGGATGGAGTTAGATATCAGCATCCAGAGCGTACCTGCAAGGATTGTGCTAAGTACCCCTGTTTCAGAGGTCAAGAGACGAAAACTTGTGATTATGCCAAATACGGTTGTAGGAAATATAAAGATAAGGAAGATTAATTATTAAAATCTCAATCATTATGATAGAGTGTAACATCTACTCTGGACGTAAGGGAAGAATAGATTACCAGGAGACTGGTAACTTCGAATCACTATTGGAGGCAGAACTCTATGCACAGGAAATTTCTGAGATGGATGCTAATGAATATGGCTATCCACTTGAAGAATGTGAATGGTTAGCTGTAGAAACTGCTACTGATAACATTCCTTACGATGAACGAGTAGGAGTGATGTATCTGAATTAAATGGAAACAATCCATGCCAAGTTGATAACCTTACGAGAAGATGTGGGTGGTTATATAATCTATGTCTTCCAGAATTTAGCTAATGGAGCTTATGAAATGATAACTCGATTACCTAGGTGGGAATCTCCAGTTCTCAAGATAGGTGATGTGGGGTTTTTAAAGTACAATGAAGTAATAGCTGGTGAGGATACTTGGTATGACAGAGAATCTGGTCAGAAAGTTCCTTACCGCTTTACTGGAGTTTATTTTATAGACTTTGTTTATGAGAAACCAGCGGAATCAGATTTAATATTGTGAAATAGATAGATGAACGAACAAAGAGATTATTTTATATGACAAAGACTTAATATAGAATAACAATATGATGAAGGAAAAATTGGCTGCCGCTATTGCTAAGAAGAATAATGACATTAACACTTTCGTGTGGAAAGGTCGCAAGGTTGAAGTAAATGGACAACTCGTACAAGAAGAAAAGAAACTTGTTGATTGTTCTGAGAAAGAACTAAGAACGTTCTATAACCATTGTGAATCTATGCTGTATAATGACAGCAAAGAATATCCAGGTCGCTATGTTCTGTTGGACATTATTAAAGACCAAAGAGAAAGATGTAATACTGAATTATTCCTTCGCTGGTTAGAGCAAGATAGAGGTATTCCAAGATTTACATTCCTGCCTTCGCTGAGAGTGTTCCTTGATAACAACAAAGGTATTGATACCAAGGAAACATTCATCTCTGAGGCTTTGGTTGGGGACTGTCCTGCGGAGTTCGCGAGACTTCCTATTGACGTTGTCCTCGAAGGCTGTCTTGATAAGTTGGGTAAATTTAACAAGCAGCACATAACATTAACATTTATCTTAAAACAAGGTCTATGGTTTACGCAGCAGGAATCTAAAGACCTGACCGAGAAAACTCCTAATGGAGAATATCGTGAAAAGGCTGAGGTAGCAAGAGAACGCCTTGGCTTGAATCCTACTGCAAATCTGTATATGACGCCGAAAGGTTTGTCATTCACTCAACTTCGTGCAATGGTAAACCTTAAGAGTAAGAAATACTCTGAACTTACTACTGCTCAACTGGAAACATTGAGAAACAGAATTCTGTTCTCTTTGGAAGATGAGGTTAAATTCCACATCAATCAGTGGGAAACCCGTAAGAACCAAATCAAAATGGTTTGTGATGCTAAAGGATTTACTCTTTAACATCTATACCCATCTACATTGGTTCTACATTTATACTCCTGAGTTTTACTCACTCATTATAGGGGTTTTGTTTACATAGCTATCAATAGAATTATAGAGTAAATTCAAGGGTAAAATTGATAGTATATGGCAGACTTGTTTGGAAATCTAAGTAGAACAGAACGCCAAGAACAAGGTGTTCAACGATGGGTAGATAACAAGTTGTGTGGGACACTTAATTGGGCAACTGGAGTAGGTAAAACTAGAGGTGGACTAATGGCTATTAGTAGGTTTCTAAAGAAGAATCCAACTAAATCTGTTATTGTAGTTGTGCCCAGTGAACCTATTCAGAGGCAATGGAATCAAGAACTAATTGATTGGAACTTATTCCAACAGTGTTCAGTTAAGACCATGAATGATACATCTACTAACAAGTACAGCTGTACTCTATTAGTTATAGATGAAATTCATAAAGTGGGAGCACCTACACTGCTGAACATATTTAAAAACGTCCAATATACAGTAATCTTGGGGTTAACTGCGACCTTCGAGAGATTGGATGGTAAAGATGAAATTATAAGCAAGAAGTGTCCGATTGTGGATACCATTTCTGTAGAGGAAGCCATAGAGAATAAATGGCTCGCTGATTACCGAGAATATGAGGTGCTTATTGAGCCAGAAGATATTGATGTCTATAAAGAGGTCAATAAAGAGTTCTATGAACATTTCTCCTTCTTTAACTATGACTTTAACCTTGCCATGAAGTGTGCAACTGACTGGAAGCGAAGAGCAGAGTTAGCTAAGGAAAGATGTAAAGAAGACCAGAGCGAAGACTTTAAAACTGTTAACAAGCAGATTTTAGTTCATGCCATGGGATTTAGTAGAACCTTACAGGCTCGTAAGAAATACATATATAATCATCCTAAGAAAATTGAACTTACCAACTTAATCCTAGAGAATAGGCAGGACAAGAAGTGTATAACTTTTAGTGCTACTATAGCTATGGCAGAGAAAATTAAGTATGGTGCTGTGTATTCTGGTAAAGATTCTGCCAAGAAAGGGAGAATGAGTTTACAAGAGTTTGTGCAGCAGGATGGTGGAGTACTAAACACTGTTATGAAGTTGAATGAGGGTTTTAACTGTCCTGACATTAGTGTTTCAGTTATATTAGGCTTCAATAGTAGTTCCACTACTAAGAAACAGAGAGTGGGTCGAGTTATCCGACAAAAGGAGGGAAAGGTTGCTGAAGTATTTACTTTAGTTCTTAAGGGAACTGTAGAGGAAGAATGGTTTAGAAAGTCCACCAATTCTGGAAGATATATTCCAATAAGCGAGGAAAATCTTATAGATGTTCTTCAAGGAAGACCATTTAATCCTAAGAAGAAAAAGCAAACTAAAATGATGTTTAGATTCTAATGTTTGAAGTAACTTATTGTGACTTCTCTGACAAAATTACAACAACAAAAGTAGATGTTGTGCAATTTCTACATCTATTGGAGTTGTTTGCGACAGAGATAAATTTCAAAGCTCTAAGTGTAAGCTATCAAGGTAAACCTATTGATTGTGATAGGTTATTACGCAGTTTAAAGTTTACATAAGATTCATTTGGTAATTTAAGAGATTTTTAGTATCTTTGTACTCTTAACACGGTAACAAGATGACAACAGAAAGAATGTTAGAACTCATTATTCTCAACAAATTCATGGACAGGTATAACGATATGTCTCCGAAAGTCAAAGGACTTACTGAGAAGATGATTTCTATACCACAAGTGGAGGAAAGGCGATATATGCTAGAGAAGGAGTTCTTAGACCCGTATGTAATTGACAACGCTGAGAAATCAGAATAAACACTTTACAGTTAGTAGATTGTTTAGTTATTGGCTAACAATTTATTTAATTGGAAAAACTAAGTTTAACAGTAGACAATCAGTTAGTAATGATGGAGAAGTATAGACTAACAGCAGAAGAGGTCTTACTAATTGATTTATTATTTCTAGCTAGCATAGAAGAAGGGCATAAAGAATATCTAGTTAAGTATTTTACTATGCCTGTAACTAGAACCAATCTTAGAGATTTATTATTAAGTCTCCAGGCTAAGGGAATCATTACTAAACAGTATAAGGTTCCTGATAAGGGTCAGAAGTTCGACCCTGAATGTGTTATATTCAACCAAAACTTTCTTAATAATTATAGGAAGTTTAGTGGTGATTTAGGCGCAGAGTTCTTAATGACTTATCCTCACAATGGACTTATTAACGGAGTGGAAGTTCCGTTAAATAACTGGGCTAAGAAATTTAGTACAGAAGAAGAGTTCTATTATGCCTATGGTAAATCTATAGGCTGGAAGCAGGATAAGCATAACGAAGTATTAGAACTTATTAGATGGGCTAAGGATAACAATTGTAACCTCCTTAATATGAACATCGCTGATTTTATGATAAGTAAGATATGGCAGAATATTGCTGAACTCAAGAACGGAGATGGTATTATGCGGTTTGATACTATCAAGAGTATTTAATGGGATTAATAACTAAGAATTTAAAAGAGTTAATTGATAGAGGTAGAAGGGGAGAAAACCATGCCTTATCAATGGGACTCCCAAAACTAGAGAGATTTGTAGATGGAATAGCACAGGAGACATATTATCTGATAGCTGGAGGTACTGGCTCAGGTAAGACTTCGTTTGCATTACATTCCTTTATCTATAAGCCTTTAATGGAAAATATTGACAATCCAGATTTCCATATTATATATTTCAGCTTGGAAATGACTGCTGAGCAACTGCTTGGCAAACTTCTATCTATTTATATATATGAAACATTTGGAGTTGAATTATCCTTTAAAGAATTACTTTCTAGAAGTAAGGATACCACTCTGTCCGATATGGACTATGAATTAGTATGTCAATCCTTAGAGATGCTTGATAAGATTGAATCTCACATGATTATATATGATAAACCATTAAACAACCAAAGAATGGTAGAGTTCCTTATGGAAACTCTTAAACAATTTGGTAAGTTTGAAGGTGATAAATATACTCTGTTTAGACCTAATCACATCATTCTTGCAGTATTAGACCATATTGGTTTAGCTAGACCATCTATTGGTAATTCTAAGAAAGATGAAATGGATGCTATGTCTTCTTCATTAGTTTCGTTTAGAAATAAATGTAAGATTAGTCCTGTAGTGGTAATGCAGGTGAATAGAGGTTCCTCCAATGTAGAAAGAAGGAAGTTGAACTTTCAAGAGCTTCAGTTGGACGATTTAAAAGGAACTGGTAACCCAGCAGAGGATGCCAATATAGTATTAGCATTGTTTTATCCGTTTAGAGAGAAGATGTCTTCGTATAGAGGATATGACATAAAACAAATTGGAGAGAACTTTAGAAGTGCAGTAGTATTAAAGAATAGATGGGGCGCAGCAGACATTGCTGTAGGTCTCGGATTCTATGGTAAGACTGGATTATTTAGGGAACTTCCAATTGCAACCAAGATTACAAACTATGACAAATATTTAACCCCTGATTGGTTAATTACTGAGTCATTAGAGGATTCATGCCAAGAGATTACTCAAGAAGAACAACAAGATTCTAGTTCAAAAATGACTTTAGTTCTATAGTAAATGGCAGCAGAAACTATTGCGATTGTTGGTGAAAGTGGTACTGGTAAAAGTACCTGTTTAAGAAATTTGAACCCAGAAGAAACTTTCTTGATTTCTACTACTGGTAAGCCTTTACCTTTTAAAGGATATAAGAAGAAGTATAAAGAGATAAAGAAAGAAGGCTCTGAATGGGTTGGTAACTACTATGTTAGTTCTAAATATGACAAAATCATTAACATCTTGAAGATTGTTAATCTAAAGATGCCTCATATTAAGCAGGTTATCATTGATGACTGGCAGTATATGTTGAGTTATGAGTTTGTTGATAGAGCAACCGAAGTAGGTTATACTAAGTTTACTGAGTTAGCTCAGCACGCTATGGAAGTACTTAGGTATTCAGAATCTATGAGGGATGATTGCAAAATGATATTCCTTACTCACAGTGAGAATGTCGGTGATGCCATGAATCCTAAATATTCAATCAAGACTATTGGTAAGTTATTGGCAGAGAAAGTAACTCTGGAAGGTCTATTCACCTATGTATTCTTTACTAAGGTGCAGGAAGGTGATTCTGGCAGAATGGAGTATAAATTCCTTACTAATACCGATGGGGAGTGTGTAGCAAAGACTCCGATGGGTATGTTCGATGAATTGTTAATTGACAATGATTTGAACGAGATTATAAAGGTAATTGATGCTTATAACAACGACGAGGAATGATTATAAAAATGATGATTACCTTTGACTATAATCCTGATACAAAGGAGTGTGTACTTCTAAAGCAGGAGCAGGTCAAAGAGAAAGCTCAGAAAACATCTACTAAGGCTGAGGAAGCAGAGGAGTCTGCTGAACCTCAGATTACCTTAGAATCTAACAAATATGTCCTTAATAGGGCAGCCGCATCCTTAATGGGTGTAGAATGGGAGAACAGGTTGGATATTAAATATCAACCTATTGAGAAGGGCGGATTAATGTTCCCAATTATAGGAACTGACACTGCCTGGAAGACCAAATCTGGTAACAAATTAACTAAGAGCCTCACAGTAAGTTGTAGAGGTAATGCAAACGATTTATTGTCCAAATATGGAGATACATTCACTGTAACCCCGTGGAAGGGACATGAAGGCTTGTTTGTGTTAATTGGCAACAAGGATAGGTCTGAAGAGCCTGTAACAGAAGATAAGAATATAAAGATTAAAGAAGATGAAAACCCAGTGGAAGATTTACCATTGGACACTACCCTAGATAATGATGAAGCATATGAGATAGATGACTTATCATTTGAAATTTAATTTTTATATATTATGGCAGGAATGACATTCAATCTAAATAACGTTAAAGGCACAGCAGTAGTAAGACTGAAAGCTTGGGGTATCTATGATGTAGTATTCAAGGGTATCGAGTTGTCTAAAGGAACAAATAAGGAAGGTAACGTGTGGAAAGCTATGAAGATTAAGTTCTCTGGCGACGAAGGTATCTTCGAACCGCTTATCTTCTGTCCTGGTGACAATGGTGCAGAACGTGTTACTGGTGAAACTGGTGGCAAGAAGTGGGAGCTTCCTTCTGCTTTGGAACAACTTCAGTTCACTATTGCTCACGTAATGACCAACCTAGCTCCTGAAATGATGGAGAAATTCTCTAAGGCTGCAACTGGACTTTCATTGCCAGAAGACTTTGAGAAATTGGTTGAAATCATGAATAAGGCTTTGGCTAAGTCTCTTAACAAGCACACTAGATTGAAGTTAATCGGTAATAGCAAGGGTTATGCATCTCTACCTAGCTTTGTTAGCATTAACAAGGAAGGTGAAGCTTATATCTCTAACAACTGGTTGGGAGAAACAGTAGCTTTCTCTGACTATGAAGTTAAGAAGATGAATGAGCAGAAGAATGCTAAACCTACTGAAGTACAAGATAATGTAGATGCTACTGACGATGCAGCAGCAGGTAACGAAGACCTTGATTTTGAAGTATAATAAATAATTAGTAACTTTGTGGTTCTAATACAAACATATGAATTAATATGAAACTTGAATTTGAACCTACGATTACTAAGCAATATTTATTAGACAGAGCATCTCAAGAAACATATCTCGAATATTACTTAGGCATACCTGTTAAAAAGGGTTTGTTTAAGTCACCTTTGAGAGCAGACAATAATCCCACCTGTTCTTTTTATAGGAACAAGAGTGGAGATATTGTTCTGAAGGATTTTAGTGGTGCATTTTATGGCAACTTTATTAGTGTAGTCATGTACAAATATGGCTTAACCTATTATAAGGCACTAAGAATGATTGCCAATGACTTCGGTTACATTAAACATCCTAAACTTAAAAAGAATCCCAAACCTGTTACTATTAGTACTAATGAACTCAAGGAGTGCAAGGGGGCTAATATACAGGTAGAAATTCAAGAGTTCTCTAAAGAGGAACTTGAATGGTGGATGCAATTTGGTATTACAGAGAAGATTCTGAAGAAATTCAGGGTCTTCTCTTGTAAGACCGTATTTCTAAATGGTAATTTCTTTACAACATCATCTAAGAGTTGTCCAATATTTGGATATTATAGAGGTAAGAATGAGAACGAAACAGAACTGTGGAGAATCTACTTTCCTTTTAATAAGAAGCACGAGCTAAGATTTCTATCTAATTGGAAGTCTTTTCTATTGCAGGGTGCTAAACAACTTCCTAAAGAAGATGATGTCTTAGTAATAACTAAGAGTCTAAAGGATGTAATGACACTGTATTCTCTCGGAATAACAGCCATAGCTCCAAATTCTGAGAATCTATTCCTAACTGAAAGTCAATTCTCTAAATTGAAGAGTAGATTTAAGAGGATTATTGTATTCTATGACAATGATTTAACTGGTCTTCATAATATGAATAAGATTAGAAAGTCATTTGATGTAGAATGTATGTGGATTCCTCGTAGTTATGGAGCCAAAGATATATCAGACTTTCATAAGATGTATGGACGAGAGAAAACTTTAGAATTGATAGAATATGCCAGAAGAAGTAGCAGAAAAGCCGAAGAAGAAACGTAATGGCGCATATGCCAGACGTAAAGGAAACAATTATGAGTTGAAGATTATTAAGGAACTCACAGAACTAGGATATGCTGGACTAAAATCAGCCAGGTCAGAATCTAAGAACTTAGATAATGACAAGATTGATATAGCAGAGACTATAGACCACTTACCTTGTTATGTGCAGTGTAAATGTACCAAGAATACTCCTTCGATTTCAGAAATCATTAAATCGTGTCCTCGTAAGGATAGACCATTAGTGATAGTATGGAATAAACAAATTGACAAAGAGGTCAATATGGCTTCTGACGGACAGTATGTAATGATGTCCAAAGAATTCTTCTATGATTTAATAAGAAAGAATTAAAGCTATGAACATATTAGTAATACCAGTACAGTCTGTTAGTGATTTGATTACTAATAGCTCATCCGAGGTATTTATCTTGGAGACTGGAAAGACGTGTGAGGAAGTCAATACTATCCTCAACACATTTACCTCTGGGTTTAGACATCCAGAGGTTTTTTCGTTAAAGGACTTTCGTGAGTGGAGAAAGAAACTCCGCAGTGGTGAAATTGAGGATGATTGGAGTTATCCAGGTACTATCTTCAGTATAGCTAATGGATGGTTCAAAGACCCAGAAGATGAAGAAGACCTTCTTAATTTAAGAATGGACTTCTTATTCGACCCATTTGACACTATAGACTATGGGAATGGGTATATAGCACATGGCTACAGTTCTAGCTATAAAGAACCTATTCATGACGCCTTTATTGAGTATCTAAACAAGAATTGGGATAAGGTTGCGTATGACATCAACCGAGTTCTTGCAGAGGAAGAGGACGATGCTGTTAGTAGCATTGATTGGAAGACTCTACGTAGACATAATTATTGGCTCAAAGATGCTCTTGAAGATGTAGCTAAGGAGTTCTTGAAGAACTACAATGGACCCGAACCCACTGTATGGAATGTTAGTAAGGGTGAGGATGTGAGAAGACTGGATGGTAAGGTATTGGTTGTAAGCAATGACGATAACAGTATCCCATATGATACTTGGGATAAGATTAGAGATTTATTCAATGGTTGGAATGTACACTTAGGATGAAATTTAGACTACAATCTTTAAATGACGTAGTAACTAACAGTAGTATGGAAGTCTATCAAGAGGCTACTCAATACACTGTAAATGCAGTAAGAGATATTATTAATGTAATTTTAAAGATTAGTGGTTCAGACAAGTCCTGTGACGATTTGTTCACCATTAGTATTAACTATGAGGATATGCTTGATTCTTACTTTGACGACTGCCTTGATAGAACTGATATTGATGAAGAATATCTAGGTATGATTGAAGAGGTTAGGAATCGTAGGGATGATAATGGATATTTCATTAGTAATTCAGAAGCATATAAAGAGTTAGTTAATATGGGTATTGTGGGTGATGTACTATCCACTATTGAGGAATATGTTGAAAACTTTGACTGCGATTGGAGATATCCATCAACCGAAGTGTCTATAGTTCCTAAAGGTGAAGCGAGTCCAGCTGATGTTGCCATATTGAACAAAATAAATGACCTATTTAATGTTGAAGCGTGCTACAACTAAGTGCTATTTAGTCCCAATTCAATCATTCTCCGACATTATAACTAACAGTTCTTCTGAAACTTATATTGTTGATACTTCCTATACTGCTAAAGCACTAGAAGAGGCATTAGAGGCAGTACACAAGGAACATGAGGATGAAGAATATTATTCAGGAGAGTGCTGTGGGATTGAGGTAAGTGACTTTAAGGAGTATTGTAGAGAAGCCTATATGTGGGATGAATATGATGAGAATGGGACTCCATTTGAATCTAAGGAGGACTACGTAGCTTGGGTTTTCGAAGTACCTTTAAGTGTTGCTAAAGGATGTCTGGTTGTTAGAGTTGATTATGGGTATAGCGATGTAGATAAGTTTTTAGTAGAAAATTTTAAGTGCATATCTTCTGACCATGAAAGACCAAAGGACGAAGAAGGGCGTATTGTTAAGTATTAATATCCAATCGTTCTCAGATGTAGTTACTAATAGCTCATCAGAGATATTCTGTACTATTACTGGAAATGACTTGGATTCTATCTATGAGTTGCTAAAACCTCTATTTCCGTCATCATATGGTTATTCTGATATGGAACCAACCTTATACATGGAGGATGGTGTTATTACCTTATGGATTCCCTATGGTGAGCAACCTGTAGACTTTTATAGGGCAGGATTAGAAGCAATACTTGACAAACACTTTAAAGATAACTATAAAATAGAGTATGAATGAAAGATTGGACAAGCTGGGGAACTAAAATAAGAGAGTTCTCCTACTACAATTATAAGGCTATATGGGGTAATTTGAAGACTATTCGAGTAGGTACTGGAGTAGCTAGAGAATTACCTCCTAACATGGCTGAATTTTATGATGTGGGTATTAATACTGTATGTAATGCTGAGTGTGACTTTTGTTATGTATCAGCAGGTCATGGAGGTATTAATTACCCTGACATCTGTGAGACATGGAAGAAGTGGATGTATGTGTATCAATCTGAGTTAAAAGATGGTATACTATATACAAGTAAACCATTCCAAATAGCTATAGGTTCTACTGGAGAGCCTACTATGCATCCAGATTTCTGTGAGTTCCTCGAAACAGTATTTAATACTGGAGTAGTTCCTAATTACACTACTAATGGTCTTATTTTAGCTAGAGACAATGTAAAGGGAGGAGAAATTCTTGCCTATACTAAAGAATATGTTGGTGGAGTTGCAGTTAGTCTAGGTAATCCTAGCATAAGACTCCAAGCACATAGAGCTATTAATAAGTTACTAACATGGGGTAATACTAATGTAAATATTCATCACATTATATCTGATAAGGTTTCTGTAGACGAGTTCTATGATACTGTAGTTAGATATGGTGATAGTATTTACTATCATGTATTGTTACCTTTAATGCCTTCTGGAAGAAGTAATAAGGGTATTGAGCCTGGTGTGTTTGAATATTTAGAGGATGTAATTCAAGAACATGATATAAAGAATGCAGCATTTGGTGCACACTTTGTAGAATACTTGAAAACCTCTAAGATTAAGACACATCTCTATCCACCTGAATCGTTAAGTAAGAATGTTATTCTTACTAAGGATAAGGTACAAATAACTCCGAGTTCTTTTAATCTAACACCTATAAAAGTTATTCACGTATGACAACAACTGATGTGAGTTTGTTAGCATATGTGAAGAGTCTATTCCCTTTCAATACAGATAGAATACAATCTATCTCTAGGGAAGATGGTAAACTATTTGTAGCCACTGACGATGATAAGCGTTATATACTAAAGCTAGTTGAACTACCTCCTATTGTAGCTAGTGTTAATATGGGTGAGCATCAAACACTCTTCTATATTAATCCAGAAACTAAAGAACCAGTGTTTAGGAATAAGACTACATATGAAACCGAGAAGGAAGCTATTCATGCTGCTATGGTTATCAATGTGCAGGATAAAACTATTCATAAAAGACAGGCTTATAAGTGTAGCGTATGTCATAAGTGGCACGTAGGTAGAGGGAAAACCATACTCACAGATGAGGATAAAAGAAAACTTAAAATTAAGCATAACATTCGATGACAACTTACCTACTCCCATGTTATGGGGATGGTCATTGCTGGATTGAGAAGGTGCGTGCAAGGAACTTCTCTGATGCTCAGCAGAAGTTTATTAATGCTTTTACAGAAGATTATGAGGATATTGATATTCCATCCGATTGGGAGGATTTAATCACTATTCTAAACACTCAAGCAGATATAGTAATTGGAGACATCTACGACATAGAAGAGTTTTGAATCACGAAGAGGCAACCCTCAATGGTAAGAGGTACGAGGATTACATATTTCCACTTATATGGGCAATTATGTTCCCTGGCACTAAGCTTGGTAAGTCAAATGCATATCAGAATATGCACTACCACTACGATTATTGGTGGAAGTGCTATAATAAGGGTAAGTGGAGGTATTACAAGCTAGAGGTCAAGTATAAGTACAAAGGTTGGGGAGTTTATGTTCTATGGGAACTTCTCAATGTAAATGGGGATGCTGGCTGGGGCTTAGGTGAAGCCGACTTTATTGTATTCGGTGCCAAGGACGGAATATATGTAGTTAACAGAGCCAAAGTAACAGCTTATATATGTAAAAAGTTAGGAATACAGCCTGATGTTAAATCACTAAGAGAAGCACAGTCTTGTTTATTTGATGGTGCTCCCTTATGGAAATTATGTCATAGAATATCTAGACCTAACGAACGTACTATAAAAATACCATTTGAGGAATTTATGACTTTCGTTTCTCCATTCTTCTTAAGTCGATACAAGGAAAATGAGAATAGGTTTAGATATTGACGATTGTCTGGCTGACTTCTGGGGAGCATATTGTAAGTATTTTGATACTGAGCACAACCCTAAAATGTTGGAAGACCACATTATAACACGTAATGTACAGCAGATTTTAAGTAAAGACAGAGATTTTTGGTTGAATCTTGAAGTTAAGAACAGACCAGACTTCATACCTGAATTGTATTGCACTAAGCGAGTAAACAATAAGGCATGGACTAAGGAATGGCTTAGACGTAATGGATTCCCTGACAGACCAGTCTATCAAATGATTTATCAGCATGGTAACAAAGCTGATATGATTAAAGGCAGGGTGGATATATTTATTGATGATTCACTATCTAATGTGTTAAAGTGCCAGAAGTCTGGTTTACCTGCGCTGTTATTCCACACAGAGAAGACAGCAGACTTTCCTATGTTTAAAGTATTCTCACTAAATAAGGATGAGATAATTGACTCATATCTGTTTATGAAGAAATATGCATAGAAATGTAAAACTGATACCACTTCTTGACACTATACAACTCATTGAGATGAGTGACGAAGAATATTTTAGTGATAAATGGGCAGGATATATAAGCAACTCAAAACTTGCATTAATAAATCCAGCTCAAGACGGAAGTCCTCAAATTTATAAAGAGGGACTAAGCAAACATTCTAAATATTCTGACTCTCTTGTGTTTGGTTCAGCAGTCCATGAATTAGTACTACAACCTAAAGAATTTGCAGTAGTTAATAATGTTGATAGACCCACTGCTAAGATGGGAGCTATGGCGGATGAACTATATAAGACATTCCTTAATAATAAGGGTGTTGTATCCGATAAGGATATTATAGCTGCATCAGATAAGATTGACTACTATAAAGGAAAAATGGATAGTATTAAGATTGAGAATGTTAAGGACAAATGCATTAACTATTGGTGGGACAGAAGGGATTGGGAGACTGAGCATAATAACTTAGGTACTGAGCCAATCTATCTAGACCCCAAATCTAGAGAGAAGTTACAACTTTGTTTGGCTTCGGTAGAAGCTAATAAAGAAGTGCAAAATCTATTACATCCTAAGGGAATGTTCGAGGAGCCTATCTCCATGAACGAAGCTGCCCTATTTATGGATGTGAAGGCTGAACATGAGGGTAAGGAAGTTATCCTTAAACTCAAAGGTAAGCTAGATAATTTCACCATTGATACTGAAACTGGAGAGGTAGTTCTTAATGACTTAAAGACTACAGGACACTGGTTGATTGACTTTGGTGATTCATTTAAGAAATACCATTATAATAGACAGATGGCTATGTATGCTTGGATGCTGCGTTCTTACGTAGAGAAGCAATATAACATGAAACCATCTAGTCTGATGGCGAATATGCTTTTAGTTTGTACCGTACCAGATTTTAGAGCTGGAGTATTTAGGGTTACTAATGGTGAGATTCGTAAAGGTTTCTTAGAATTTAAAGATTTGCTACAAAGGGTGGCATATTGCGAACTATATGATTGAATCTTTTCTTATGGAAGCATGGGAACCATCTTACCAAGACCTTGAAAAATATTATCAAGAATATTTTAGCTTGGGGAACTTAAATTGTGATATTGGCAGTAAGTTTGCACTTATTTCCTTAATATGCTTTCTCACTAAGCAGGCACGAGTTAAGAATCCCGATGCTACTTGTTATTTGGTAATAATGAAGATAATTGATAATGAAGTATCTCAGCACGACCTAAAATTTATTAGGGGTTTGTCTGTTGTTTGTACAGACATGATGAAGCACTGTGATGAGTTCCTAACATTTGATATGAAGTCTTCTAAGGAAATGGTCAGCAAGATTAAAGAGATTTTACACACTTATTTACCATTCTAATGACAGAAAATCAAGTAAATTCATGGGGAGATAAAATCTCCATGAGGTATGAATCAAATCAGAAGATTATTGAAATTCTATCTAAGTTGGTAGAGAGGTTTCCTCAGTGGAGGTTTCAACAAATCTTGCAAAATGTAGATATTGCCTCCAGGGATGGGGAGGATTTGTTTTACGAAGAGAGTTATGATACTCTAACTACATTAATCAATAACCCAACAGTTAGTGCAATTTTATCTCAAACTGACAATTAACACTTTTTAAGGGTTGGCAGTTGCACAGTCAGGTAAAATGTAGTATCTTTGTATCACTTTCCTCAAGGGAAATATAGAGATTATAATTCAAATTTTTAGATTATTTAATACTAAGACTACTTGGTCAATCCAGATTAAAGTAGTATCTTTGTACTATAGAAAGTTACAAGATTAGACGTATGAAATAATGTTTTAACAATTTTGAATTATGCAAGCAATGAATTTTAAGAAAGTAGAAGTAAAAGGTTTCACAAAACAAGAAGCAATCGCAGAAGCACCATTCCAAGTTATTCGTGATGCAACTCAGGCATGGAAGACTGCTGGTAAGCCAATCGCTGAGAAAGCGTTGAAAGAGTTCTGTGCTGAATATCTAGCAAAGCACACTAAGTATGCTGCTGGTATTGGTTGTTCAATCACATTTGAAGCAGGTTCTGCTGATACACGTGAGCGTCCTTACACTGTAAAGGATATTAAGAACGAGAAGGGTAAGAGAAAGTATAAAACTGGTTATCAAGGTATTAACCCTGCAACTGGTGAAATTCTATTCACTAACTTCGAGACAAAGAACAAGGCTAAGGAAGTAGCTAAGGAATTGTACACCAAGAAAGATTACAAGGGCGACATCTTCTGCAAATACATCAAAGATGTGGTTGAGGGTGAAGTTGGTGCGTTTGAAGTTAAGTACACTCCATCTAAGAGTGCTAAACAAGGAACTTACATCTGCTTTGGAGTTGAAGCCTAATAGACTTCTACAACTTTAAATATCAAAGGGATTATCTTATGAAAATAAGGTAGTCCCTTATTTTTTTATAATAGATTTGTAGACTACCAAGATGATTATTTTTAAAGGCGTAACTGCTATCTAATTTAAACATCTAACGATGAAAGAACAGACTATTATTAAACTTACAAATCACCTCAAAACGGTACTTGCAGATAATATCAGTATGAATGCCTATTCTGAAAAGATAGGCTTACCTACTAGCTACTTCTGTATGAAAAGGAAAGCGGTAGAACAAGCTAAAGAAGCTGGAACTATCTCCGATGAAGATTATAATACTATTATGGATTTATTCGGACAGATAGATGCTAGACCAAGAATAAGAGCAACTAAGAAAGAATCAACTCCTGATTTATTTCAGGATGATGCTGTCTTTAGTGATGCTGAATTAGATACTGATGATACATCTAAGGTTTCCATTGAGAGGGATGAGGAAGGTAAAATAGTTAAGTATGCGTTCACTGTCTATGTAAGAGATAGACAACCTATTATAGGTTCATTCAGTAGAGATGAAATGAACTTGGTATATAGGTTGTACTCTAACTATGGTAGTGGAATTACACAAAGGGAAGTTTCAAGAGTATTCCCAGAATATTCTTTAGCTGACTTTAAGAGGATTCTTAGGGCATTTAGTATTACTAAAGCATCAGCCCCATTTGCTCCACATATTATTGAGGAGAATGACAAGAACAAGTTGCTAGAAATGCAATTTAGGGAGAAGGAGAATGACTTCTTAAGAAGCTATGAAGTTGAAAAGGTTAAACAAACCGAGAATCAACTCAAAAGATATATGAAAGAAAATCAAGACCTTAAAGACCAACTCCAGGATATGTCTGGGTTACTTGAAGGTATTGATGTGTCAAATCTTCCCAAATTCACTCCTACTGCTACAGGTAGAGAGGATAGAGATTTGATTATTTGGTTATCTGATATGCACATTGGAGCATCCGTGTCTGGATATTCTATTTATGCCAATGAGTATAACCAAGAAGAGGTCGAGAGTAGACTTCAGAAGCTAATTGACCAAGTAAAGAAAGAATCTCTAATGTTTGGCAACTTCTATAATGTAGTTGTATGTAATCTAGGTGATTCTTTGGACGGATATGATGGTCAGACTACAAGAGGTGGACATCAATTAGCTCAGAACATGAATAATAAGGAGCAACTCAAATGCTTCATTGAAGTAATGACTGGGTTTATGACTACTCTTGCGGAAGAGATACCTTGTAATAATCTATCTTATTACTGTGTGGGAGAATCTAACCATGATGGAGATTTCGGATATTCTGCCAATATTGCACTTCAGTATATCTTACAAAGTATGGATATTGAAGCTACAATATTTGAGAAGTTTATTGGTGAGTTTAAGCTAAATGACACAACATATATCCTGTGTCATGGCAAGGATAACAAGGATATGTTTAAGAACTTACCTCTCACTCTTGATATTAAGACAGAAAACTTTATCAATGAGTATCTTGACAATAAAGGAATTAAAGGCAATGTGGTCTTTGTAAAAGGAGACTTACATCAGTCTGCTACTACCTATGGAAGAAGGTTTACATATAAATCTGTAAGCTCTCTATTTGGTAGTTCTGAATGGATTCACAAGAACTTTGGTAACACACCAGCTGCTTGTGATTATTCTATTGTAGATGAGAATGGAAATATGCTAGATGGGCGTATATTACTGCAATGAAAATGATGTATGGAAATAACATTAGACGAATTACTACAAGGAAAGGCAACAAGAATTAAAGAGAGAGCATATTTTCCAACTGAAGCTTATGTAGAGCCTTTCTTGGAAACTATGTCTAAATTTACTTCTGATTTCAGGGTACAAGTTAAACTCCCTGACCAAATCACCAGAACTATTACTGGTGAATATAACACAGATGATGTAACTTATAACAGAGTTCTTATTGAAGCTGTGTTGCCAGATGAATACGCATGGGATAACCATGATGAAGTTATTGGTTTCTTATATGGGTTAGATGTCCGTAAACCAATATGTAAGATGTATAGAGGTGGTCTTAACAGAGCGTGTACCAATTTATGTGTATTTGACCCTTCGTTCATCAATATACAGGAATTAGAGCCTGAGAAGGCTATAAACTACAAGCCAGTTAAGAATCTGATGGAACAAACATCTGATTTGAAACTATGGTTGAAAACTCTCCACGATACAGAATGGGAGAGAACAGTTCCAACTATCGAGTCTAATTTAGGTAAGTGGATGCGTAATGCAATTTCACAATCTTGTGACTTAGGCTATGGTAAAGTGAAGTTGGGAACTAAAGAAGTCATTGACGCTTATAAATCATTGTTTGTGGACACTAAGTCCAAGTATTATGTTAAGGAAGATGAAGATGTCAATATGTTTAAGGTTTATAATGCATTTACTGAGCTAATCAGCAATGATGGTGGAAAAGATATCATCAATAAGGCAGAGAAGACCTTATTACTACGTACAATCTTAGACTTTTAATTAATTAATGCTAGTAGTAAAACGAAACAAGACAGTACAGCCCTTTGACTGGGGTAAGATTGACTTAGCAATCACTAAAGCATTCCATGCTGTTAATGAACCTATTGACATGGATATTCTTAGTGATGTAAAAGATGAATTATACTTTAACAATATTATTTCTGTAGAGGAAATCCAAGACCAAATAGAGAAGGCTCTTATGGCTTGTGATTATTATAATGTTGCTAAAGCATTTATCTTATATAGGCAGAAACAAGCTGAACTTAGAACCTTAACAAGCAAGAAACAGTTTATTAAGGACTATGCTAAGGCTAGTAATGCCGCAACAGGTAGTAAATATGATTCTAATGCTAATGTTACTGAGAAGAACATTGTAACTCTTAATGGTGAACTCTTCAAAGGTGATATTATTAAGGTGAATCGTACTATACTTACCGATAAAATTAGAGAGATGTATGGTGAGGATTTAGCTAAGGAGTATATCCGTCAGCTAGAATCTCACGAACTATATAAACATGATGAGACTAGTATTATGCCATATTGTGTGGCTATTACTATGTATCCATTCTTGTTAGAAGGTTTACAGCCTATTGGAGGTTTATCTGCAAAACCTAAAAACTTGGATTCATTCTGTGGTATGTTTGTAAATCTAGTATTTGCAATCAGTTCACAATTTGCTGGGGCAGTAGCTACTGGTGAGTTCCTAATGTATTTCGATTACTTTGCTCGTAAGGAGTGGGGTGATGATTATTGGAAATATGCGGACGCTAACTGTCAATTAAGGTTTACAACTGATACTAACTCAGAAGGAGCAGACAAGCCTATTAATACAGCAAAGGTAACTAGTATGCTTACTATTGAGAAGGTAATTGAGCAGAAATTCCAACAGATTGTATATTCAATCAATCAGCCTGCTGCTGCTCGTAACTTCCAATCAGTATTCTGGAATATCAGTTACTTTGACAAGTATTACTTTGAAGGTTTGTTCGGAGAGTTTGTATTCCCTGATGGAAGTAAACCTCAATGGGATTCATTGAACTGGCTGCAGAAGAAGTTCATGTCGTGGTTTAACGAGGAGAGGACTAAGTGTATTCTTACCTTCCCAGTTGAAACTGTTGCATTACTTACTGATGGTGAGGACATTCGTGACAAAGAATGGGCTGACTTCACTGCTGAAATGTATAGTAAGGGACATTCGTTCTTTACCTATACTTCTGATAGTGCAGACTCACTATCATCATGTTGTAGGTTGAGGAATGAGGTTAGTGATAACCAATTCTCATATTCATTAGGTGCAGGTGGTATTGCTACTGGTAGTAAGTCGGTAATGACTTTAAATATCAATAGGTTAGTACAGGATGCAGTTAATAAGGGATATGATATGATTGATTATCTACGCTCTCAGGTTCAAAAGGTTCATAAATTCCAAACAGCATATAATGAACTATTAAAGGATTATCTGAAAGATGGTCTATTAACAGTTTATACAGCTGGATTTATCAATCTGAAGAAACAATACCTAACTGTAGGTGTAAATGGTGTTATTGAAGCTGCTGAGTTCTTAGGAATAGAGGTAAGTGATAATGATACCTATAGAGAGTTCATGCAGTCAATTCTTAAGGCTATTAGCGATGAAAATCGTAAGGCTAAAACCAAAGAGTTGATGTTCAATACTGAGTTCGTTCCAGCTGAGAACCTTGGAGTTAAACACGCTAATTGGGATAGGAAGGATGGTTACTTTGTACCTAGAGATTGCTATAATAGCTATTTCTATGCAGTAGAGGACACATCTTTAACTATCTTTGATAAGTTCAAACTTCATGGAAAAGAGTATGTTAAATACTTGGACGGAGGTAGTGCACTGCATATGAACTTAGAAGAGCACCTTACTAAAGACCAATACAGAAACCTATTAAAGGTTGCGGCTGCTAATGGTACTAATTACTTTACCTTTAATATTCCAAATACTATCTGTAATGATTGTGGGCACATTGATAAGAGATACTTGCATGAGTGTCCTAAGTGTGGAAGCAAGAATATAGACTATGCTACCAGGATTATTGGATATCTAAAGAGAATTAGCAACTTTAGTGAAGCTAGACAAAAAGAAGCTAGTAAACGTTATTACTATAAACAATAAAAATTATGGTTCTATTTCAAATCATATTTATTGCTATCCTGCTCCTAGAAATAGGGGTAGGGCTGGCAGTAAAGTACAACTACAATGGTCTCCAAGATAAGTTAGTGTCCCTATTTATGAGAATAAATATTGAGGACTATATTAGGTATCAGTTTCCAGATAGGTGGGTATTACAGATGGTATTTCTACTAATCTTATTCCTATTGTGCTTATGACAGGTGTAGAAAATGGATGGGTATGCGATGTGGAACTAGCTAAGAATATTATATTAGCTCACTTCAGTACAATGAGATACTACTCTAGTCCAGTCTATGGGGATAAATCTATGGATGATTGGTTAGACAAAGTTAAAAACAACCTACAGAGCTTTGATGGTGATTTCTCAATTATGAGAGAGAAAGGTTGGTTCTTGGGTGGACCAGGTGGTTGGTCTGGCTTTATCATCTGTACATTAGATACATGGTTAGAAGAAATGGACGGAATGGACCCCAATGAAGAGGTGTTATCTGTATGCGAAGTAGATGGAAAGCCTACTGTATTTGTCCTACATGAATCTGACTGATATGTTGAAGTACGTTAATTATGATATAGTCTTTCAGGAGATACCAAATGAAACTACACTTGCTATTAATATCTCAAACTGTCCTTGCCATTGTAAGGGCTGCCATAGTTCTTACTTGGCAGAAGATATTGGAAACTTTCTTGACCTCTGCACATTAATGCGATTAATAGATAAGAATGAAGGCATAACTTGTGTTGCATTCATGGGTGGAGATTCAGACCCTCAATCTGTTAATATGCTAGCTGGTATAGTCCAAACCAAAGGATTGTTAACAGCTTGGTATAGTGGTAGGCAAGAACTATCTAAGGATGTTGATATTAAGAACTTCAACTTTATTAAGTTGGGTCCTTATGTTGAAGAATTAGGTGGTCTGAAGAGTCCTACAACTAACCAGAGAATGTATGAGGTTAAGATGTGCAGGGAGTTAGATGAAGATGGTAATCCTATATATGGACTAGAAGACATAACAAGTTCGTTCTGGAAATGAATACCAAATTACCCTTTAGTGGGCACTCGCTGAGGAAGGTAAGAGAACCAAGTAGACCCCGTATTACCTTAGCAGAGGAGCAGATAAAGGCTCTTGAAAGAATGAAAGACTTTCTAAATACAGAGGAGCCAGTACTAGTATTACAAGGTTATGCTGGTACTGGTAAAACCTCTATCCTTAATGAATATATACAATTCCTAAGGTCTACTAGGGAGGACTTCATATTGTGTGCCCCTACACATAAAGCTAAGTTAGTAGTAGAAGAGGTAACTGGTGAAGATGCAATGACTGTCCATAAACTGTTATCTCTTGCTCCTAATATAGAGATATTTGAATTAGACTACAAAGATTTAAAATTCCAGTGTAATGGGTTTGGTGAAATACCTGATAATGGTATCGTTATTATAGATGAAGCATCTATGATTAATGACGAAATATACAAGTTACTACTTGATATGTGCAATCAGTATGGAACTAAATTGCTGTTTATTGGAGATAAGGCTCAAATACAGCCTGTGTGTAGTAAGAGTACAAGTTTAGTATTTAACTGTCCTAACATTATTACACTAACTCAAATACATAGACAAGCTGATACAAATGGTCTGTTACCATTATTGTCAAGACTGAGAGAAAGACCCCTGAAGCGATTTGAACCTATTGAAGCTCCAGAAGGGTCTTTAATTATATGTGACCAAGCCAAAGACTTTATGCTTAAAAGTGCGGACTTTTTTAGACGAGCTATTAAGAAACAAGACGTTAATGAAGTTAAGCTTATAGCATATACTAATGCCAGAGTGCAAGGATTCAACCAATGTATGAGGAAGCTACTATGGGATTCTGATGTAGCTAACGAATATAATCAGTTTGAGTTCTTAACTGGTTACGAGAACTTCGAGTATAACAATACTCAGTTCTATAACTCTTTGGACTACATAATAGTGGATGCTCCAAAAAGAGTGGAGAGACATATCCCCCATTTCATGAAGATGCCTGGATATGAACTTGAATTATTTGATACAGTATATAAGAAATTATTAACTGTATTTATATTAGAAAGAGACATCAATAAAGACTATATAGATAGCCTTGCTGCTACAATAGAGAATTTTAGAATATCTGCTATTGAAGCTAAAAGGAACGGCAACCGAACTAGGTCCACATTCTTATGGAAGAAGTACTTTGAAATGATAAAGAGCTTTGCAACTCCTAAAGATATAATGTGGGACAACCGAGTTATTAAAAAGAAAACGTTCGATTATGGGTATGCGTCAACCATTCATAAGATTCAGGGAAGCTCTCTTGGAACAGTGTTCATTGATATGGCAAACGTTCTTGTTTGTAAGAATGTTGACGAGATTAGACAGATGCAATATGTATCATTGTCAAGAACTAAAACAGATGCTTATATATTGGTTTAATCCGACTAGACATGACTGTAAAAATAGTTTATAGTGAAACTTGCTTACCTTTGAAGAATAAGGTAGTAGCTTATATCTGGGAGAAATTTCCTAAGATAGAAGTTGAAACTTATGATGAACTACATTATAAGGATAAGAAGAAAGCTATTATGATTAAAGCATCATGTGGCACTAGATTAGTTCCTTTCGTTGCTGTCTATGATAACAACAAAGAACTAGTTAAAGCTTTTTATTCAGAGGTGGGAGATTGTACAGCGGATAATATTATTAAATATTTGAATGAGGTTCAGTGAAGCAATAATGTGGGGAGATAGCTTTATACAAGCCACTCTCAAACATAGAGAAGCAAGCCTTAAAGACTTTGTGAAAGTAGGGGGTAATCCCGAACTTCACAGAGCTATAAAGGATTCTAAAGTTGGCTACATTAAGATTACTAAAGTCTCTAGCAATGGAGGGTATTTATCCACAGGTGAGTCTGAGGAAGGCATTACCGCTGCATTTGGAGAGGGTCTTAGTCTTTACATAGCTGACGTAGAACAGTGGTATAGAACATCTGTAATCCAGAAGATTTACTGGGATAAAGGTGAGTTCACTACTTTAAATTCAAGATACAAGTTTGAGTTTACAGAGATTGATTATCGTCCTATTCTTGAAGAAATGAAGAATGAAAGTACAAGTAATAAATAAATCTCAATGGGAGCTTCCCAAGTATGAAACCTTATTCTCTGCTGGCATGGATGTCAGAGGAGATTTCAGCAGAATTAAGTTAGTAGATGGTAAACCAGAGAAGTTCTTCTTTGATGCTGACGTTGTTGGTATTGGTCTAATGGAAGACCCTAACAGCAAAGGTGTAGTAGATAAGGAAGGCAACTACACTGGTGAGAAGTTACCAACCATTCAAGTAGCTAAGACTATTGAAATCAAACCTGGAGGTAGATGTTTAATCCCTACTGGTCTGTTTGTAGCTATTCCGCAAGGATATGAGCTACAATGTAGAATGAGAAGTGGATTAGCATTAAAGATGGGACTCACTCTTACTAATGGAATCGGTACTATTGATGCTGATTATAGAGGTGAGATAGGTATCATCCTAACCAATACATCTAATGTTCCTGTTCGTATTAATGATGGTGAGAGACTAATGCAATTAGTTCTTGCTAAACATGAAGTGGCTGAATGGGAAGAGGTAGAAGTGCTTCCAGAAACAGATAGAGGTGAAGGTGGATTTGGTCATACTGGCAAATGATGGATATGAGTATCTTCAAAGAATTGGCAACTTTAGAAGAGAGGATTGAGAAGGACTCTAAGAGGAAAGATGAAATACTTTCTGAGATATCTTCTCTGATTAATAAAGGGAAAGAGGTAGCAGGTAACTGGTATGTAAAGGATGGTGTGTATCTGTACGTAAGTCGTATGATACATAAGCAGTACTGGGACTGGGGCTGTGATGGACCTCTCAAGTTCATAAAGTTTAACCCTAAGGAGTTTACATGTGTTAGAGAATTTATGAACTTTGAAGACCTAGATGGATTTGAGTTAATAACAAATGAAGAAGTTCTCAGTCTGCTAAGACCGATTAGTAATTCATTGTGTAGGCTACCAGACATGATGGATGCTGGAGGTAATAGATATATTAAGATGAGTCTAGTTCAGGATTATCGTTGGAGAGCTATTTGGTGATGGATATTCTAGTTAGTAAAGACAATAAGGGTAAAATCAGAGTTGTTGAGATTGACTATGAATGGGATGATTCAAGAAGAGGCTTTGTAATAAGAAGACGTACCTATCAATATGCTGGTAAGGTATCAGTTCAGCCAGAAATCTGGATATTTACAGGTAAGGCTAAAAGAACTGTTACTGAGCAAGTAAAGTTGGAGTATGCTTCCCATTTAAAGAAGTATCAAGATAAAGGATATAAGCTATTACCATCTAACATTAGCATTGATGATAGTAAGGCAGTAGCTGATTTCGTCCAAGAACAAATGGGTGAAGGTGTTTCTGATTCTAACGGATTTAAGAAGCACATGTTAGCTAAACAAGCTGACAAGGTTGCAACCAGTGTGTTCGATAAGATTAAATACTGGTGGGGAAGTAGAAAGATAGATGGAGTTAGATGCTCTTTCTATTGGAAAGACGGTGAAATTAGAACTGCTTCCAGGGGTGGTGGAGACTATGATGCTTCCACTTCCTTTATGAGGCACAACCCTAAACTTATTCAATTCTTTGAAGACCATCCAGACATTGTATTGGATGGGGAACTATATGAACATGGTAAATCATTGCAGCAGATTAGTGGCGCAGCAAGGTTGGAGAAAGACACTGCTGGAATGGATTGGTTAGAATATTACATCTATGATGTAATGGACAGCACTAAGACATTTGAGGAGAGGTTAGATGTTCTCCATGATATAGCCAATGAGTTAGGCTTGAGTTTCAATCCTGAAAGGAATTGGGATGAAGGTGACTTAAAGTTCCAAATGGTTCCTCAAGAGAAAGTTGTGGGTTGGGCTAATATACAAAAACTACATGATAAATATGTAAGTGAGGGCTTTGAAGGTATAGTAATACGTGACCCTGCTAAGGTGTATAACTTTGGTGGAAGAACTAATGCTATGATTAAAGTCAAAATGTATAAAGATGCTGAATTTAAAATTGTTGGTTATGAGGATGGTCTACGTCCAGAAGACATGGTATTCGTATGTGAGACAGAATTAGGTATTAAGTTTGAAGCTAAACCTATGGGTCCTCGTGAATTAAAATGGGAATACCTTGACAGAATGGATGAAATCATTGGTAAGATGGCTACTGTAAAATATTTCTATCTTAGTGATGAAGGTTGTCCTTTGCAGCCAGTTCTAAAATGTATTAGGGACTATGAGTAATTACAAAGTACCATATCGTTATGATGTGCATTGGGGTTTCATTGATGATCAGATTGAGCTTAATCCAGAGGATTATCTTGATTATGATGATAAATGTGAACTTAATGATGCAGTTTATGATACAATATGGGATAGTTTTAGTGTCGGAGACTTAGATATAGACCAGGCAGAAATGGATTTTAGTCTGCCTCAAGAATTTATTGATGAGTGGAAGAGACTTAAAGGCTATGAAATATAATATTCCTAGTAAGGTTAGAATAGCTAATCACTGGTATAAAGTAATACTATGTGATTTTATAGATAATGGTGACACATTTGGTTCTCATTGCAATCTAAGGCTGGAAATCAAGGTGGCAGAATGTATGAAAAATGATGACGGGGAGACTATCTACCTGACTGAAGAGCAGATTAAGAACTCTTTCTGGCATGAAATGTTCCATGCATTCAACTATTACTATAATAACAAGCAAGATGAGTCATTAGCTCAAACATTCGCCAACTTTATGCGTGAATACGAACTTACAAGAGAATGAATTATATTGTAGTTTTTAGGAGGAGAGGGATTTTAATGTCCCTCTTCTTTGCTTATAGAGACGAGTCAGATATAGTCTTTAAGGATGATACTCTGATTCGTAACGAAGATGATGTTATTAAAGCGATGGATGAGTATTTCTCTCCTGATGAAGGAACGTATGTAATAAGAGAAACCTTATTAGATTCAGAAGCATTTAGGGAGGATAATCAAGCTATCACTGAACATTTAAGAAAGTTCTTACATTGAAAAAAGTAACATTCCTTAAATTGTTAAACCTTATATCGAATGTAGGTAAGGATACAGAGAAGTTAGAAGAACTTGGTATTGATGTATGCGAAAGTACATTAGTCAATGGTATGTGTGAATTGTTCGATGCTGTTATGGAAGATGCTTATGGTCAAGAAGGACTTGAATGGGTTCAATGGTGGGTATACGAGAAATCTCGCAACCCAGAACTCAAAGCATATGAAACTAATGAACATGGCGAAGACGTTGAAATAATTCGCAGTGTTGATGAACTGTATGACTATCTTGAAGAACATCATAGCTGAGACTGTTGCTTAGTAAATCTAAGTTTCACTTTATAAATATTAAAGGTAACAATGGAAGTAAAACAGTTTGATTTTGGAGAGGCTTTGTCCTTTCTAAAGAGTGGTCTCAAAGTGACTAATCCAAGAGGTAACGTCCTCTTCATGGAGAATGGTAAAGTTTACTGTATCCCTAAAGCTCAATACCCTAAGGGTAAGAGAGAAGAAGTAAAGCTCTACTGGGATGCTATCCTCCGTGATGATTGGAGCTTATTCGAGGAATAGTCACTTTCCTCTTTAAAGATTACCTAATACAGAGATTATTTAGTATGGGTTTTCTAAATTTGCTTTAAATGCAATTAACTCAATCACCAAAATTTAACAGAAATTATGCTGCTAAGATTGTAGAGATTAAGGATTTTATTAATCATCCTAATCCGAAGTGTGAGGGATTAAAATGTTGTACAATTGATGGTTATTCTATCGCTGTAAGTATTGATACCAATCCTGGTACATATATTTACTTCCCTATAGAATGTGCTATTGATGATAGATTCTTATCTGCCAACAATCTCTTTAGAGATAAGAATAAGAACTTTGATAAGGAACAGGCAGGATTCTTTGAAGATAATTGTAGAGTGAAGATTATCAAGCTACAAGGTTATCCTTCTGAAGGATTTATTACTCCTATTACATACCTATACAACTGGCTTACTTTAATTGGTAAGAAGAGTGAGATAGTACATAAGGTTGCTCCAGGTACTGAGTTTGACTCTGTAGATGGAGAAATCATATGTAGGAAATATGTTCCCAAAGTTGCTTATACTCTTGGTCAGCCCAGAGAGGGAGGTAAGATAAAGAGAAACCTAAAGAAAGTAAAGAAAGTAATTGATACTCAATTTAGGTTTCATTATGATACTACGCTCATTAAGAAGTGTCCATCAGCTGTTCATCCTAACGATATTATAAGCATTACTGCTAAGGTTCATGGAACCTCTGGTATATCTGCTTATGTATTGTGTGAAAGACCTAAGAAATGGTATGAGAAAGTATTCGAGTTCCTAACTCGTAAAGAGATAGATGATACTCGATATGATTATCTATGGTCTTCTCGTTCAGTAGTTAAGAATCCATACTACAATGGAACTACTAACGGTGGTTTCTATGGAGTAGACGTGTGGAAGTATGCAGATGATGTTGTCAGACCTCATCTACAGAAAGGTATGACTGCTTACTACGAGATAGTAGGCTTCCTACCCAATGGTGGAGCAATCCAGAAATTGGGCGGTAAAGCATTTGACTACGGATTTGAACCTCCTAAAGGTGAATATAAGTATGGTGAGAACTTTGGAGTACAAATCTATCGTTTGACCTATACTAATCCTGATGGACGTGTATATGAGTTTAGTGCACGCCAAGTACAACAATGGTGTGTTAAAGAAGGCTTAAAGCCTGTAGAAGAATATTACTATGGCTATGCTAAGGATTTATATCCTGACCTTTCCGTTTCAGAGCATTGGAATGAGAACTTCCTACAGAGGTTAGCTAGTGATAAGAATTTCTTCATGGAGTGTGAATCTCCAACTTGTAATAACAAAGTTCCTCATGAGGGAATTGTTATTAAGATTGAGAACTCTCTATCCGAAGCTTATAAGCTGAAGTGTATTAAATTCTTGGAAGGAGAATCTAAATCACTGGATAAGGGTGAAGTGGACATTGAAACTGAATCATAAAGTGAAATTTAAGCTTGAATATGTAATGAAGAGGTTTCTAATACACGTTAGCACATATTGGTGCGGTATGGATAATACTTTCAGAGCAGAAGAGGAAGGCTATGACCCAGATGAAATGGAAGATTCAGACTGGGATAAGTTGTGGGAGACGGTAGATGAATCTCAGTACTATAATTTCACTATTGAAGAGTTCGAAGGTGACGACGAAGAGTGGGAAGAGTATGGAGGAGAAATCTATGGAAAAGACAACTAGAAAGTTAAATGATTTATTATCGCAATTTCTATCACTCAGAAATGAAGTTTCCGAAATTGCAGATAAAACTGCTGATGCTGTATTTGATTCTGTTGAGTCTGGAGACATAACTAAAGAGGAAGCGCTGACCATACTGACAGATAATAAGCTATTACCTGTAGCAAATTGGATATGTCTTCCTGATTTTATGGATGACTATGATTATTTTAGTAGATATTCAACTATCTATTATATGGATTATATGTATCCACAGAATTTTGGGAATCATGAATATGCTAGTTGGTCTGAAATGTCTTACGAAGAAGGCATTAATAAATTATATAACTTCGTTGAAGGGAATAGAGTAATTGGTTGTATATATGATTGGTGATTTTAAGTTTTATGAAGTAGGTGGTAAGATACGTGATGAACTCTTAGGTCTTACTAATAAGGATGTGGATTATGTTGCTGTACCTACCGAAGCGGTGTACAGTAAAATTCATCCATGTGAAGCTCAACTTAGTCCAGCTAGGTTAATGTTTAAGGCATTGAAAAACTACTTGGAAGAACAGAAGTTTGAAATCTTCTTAGTAACTCCAGAATGTTATACTATACGTGCTAAGTTCCCAGAAGGATACAAGTATCAAGGTGTGGCAGACTTTGTAATGGCTAGGAAGGAAGTAGGATATGTTCCAGGTACTAGAACTCCCATAGTAGAACCAGGTAATCTATATGATGATTTATCTCGTAGAGATTTTACTATTAATGCTATGGCTAAAGACCCTGATACTGGGGAGATTATAGACTACTTTGGTGGTATGGAGGATTTAAAATCTAAAATACTTAGAACTCCTCTTGATACCTATGTAACTTTGGACGATGACCCATTACGTATTCTGAGAGGGATTAGGTTTTCTATTACTAAGAACTTTGGTTTTAGTAACAGTCTATTTGATGCTATATACAACTACGACTACGAAAGTAAGATGTCAGTGGTGTCTGAGGAGAGAATCAGAGAGGAGTTAGTGAAGTGCTTTAAACATGATACTAGTAGAACTCTATTTGCTTTATGTATTGTGTACAAATCACTGGGAGATTATATCTTTACTCATACTAATCTGTGGCTTAAGCCAACTAATGAGAAATAATGGAAACAAGACAGTTAATAATCTGTAGAGGTATCCAAGGCTCAGGTAAATCTACTTGGGCTAAGCAATGGTGTCATGAAGACCCAGAACATAGAATTAGATTCAATAACGATGATATTCGTAATATGTTAGGTGACTATTGGGTTCCTAACAGAGAGAAGGTTGTTACTGCAACATATAACACTGTACTAGCTTATAGTATGGAGAAAGGTTATAACATTGTAGTAGACAATATGAATCTAAATCCAAAGACCTGTGCAGAATTGGAGAAAATGGTTAAAGATTTTAACGAGAATTATACTTATGATTGGAAGTATGAGGTTGAATATAAAGACTTCTTTATTCCAGTTGATGAGTGTATTCGTCGTGATGCTATGAGACCTAATCCAATAGGAGAGAAAGTTATTAAAGCAACTTGGAGAAGGTATCGTGACTTTATTATCCAGGAAGATATTAAGAGTATGTTAAAGAAGAGTCCTAAGCATGTTGATGGTGGTCGTCCTGTTATATTAGTAGACATGGATGCTACATTGTGTCTAAATACTACTGGCAGACCTTACTTTGGAGAAGGTGCAGCTGAGGGTATGTTAGATGATGTAGCTATTGAAGGTACTTGTATGCTTGTTAGACGTATGTATGAGAAGTGCAAAGTCTTTATTGTTACTGGTAGAGAAGGCACTCCAGAGATTATAGCAGCTACTAAGAAATGGTTGGCTATGCACGATATTGCTGTAGATGAATTATTCTTTAGACCAGTTAAGGATTATAGTCCTGGAGCTGATTGTAAGAAGAAAATCTATAAAGACAATATCGAGGGTAAGTATAATGTTCAATTCGTCCTTGAAGACAATTATAAGTGTGTAAAGATGTGGAGAGAACAAGGATTAGTGTGCTTACAACCTAATGAAGGAAAGTTCTAATGGCAATATTAGTAGGACAGCTAATTGAAATACTGAAACAATTCGACCCTGATAGAGAAGTGGTAATACACACTCTTAAAGGGGAGAATGTTGAAGTAAATGGCTATTTCATACAAAAAGACCAAGATAATCATTCATTTTACTTAACAGACTTAGACGTAATTCCACGTGACTGATTTGGATAAGAGGTTCTTAACTAATACTGATGAAACTGGTAGGTTTATTGTTAAATCACTAACTACTGGTAAGAAGTATTATATTGAACCTATAGGTAATGGACACCCAGCAGATTGGGGTGATATTAACCCAGCTACTAAGAAAGTAGAGGGAGATTACGGTCAGAAATACACTGGCTGTGTATCTGAGAAGGAATCATTAATAACTCCAGAAAATGGTTTCAGACTTATTGAAACCCTTGAGGCAGGTATGAGTCCACTTAGTGTAGTATATCAAAGAGATTTGGAATATGAGAAACTAATGAACAAATCAAATGAAATTCAAGGGTGATATTATCATAACAGACCCATGTTATATAATTAAGAAGGATTCAGAGGACTGGCGTAAGTGTGACTATGGTGATAACATGGCAGCATTGGGTCTTACTAATTATATCTCCGAATCTACTCGTTATGGTGATTGGAGTTGCTCAACTTGGTCTACACCTCGTAAAGATGTAGAAGCACAGTTAGAGGAACTCAATGCTTTAGGAAGAGCAAGATGGGAACTTATGAAGCAGTATGGAGAGGATTCAGTTCAAGCTAAAATCTATGACGATAAGATAGCTGATGCTTCCTTAAACATTGAGAAGATTGGATACTTCTGTGCTGATGCTGGTATGGTAGCTGTGTTCTTGTTGGATGAAGTGCTAAAGTATAATCCAGACTTTGACTATCATATTAACAGAGAATGGACTACCACACTTATTAAGGATTTTGATGGTGAGATAAACTACTACGTTGATGATGAGGATGATGCTCATATTATCGGAGTAGGTAATGTCAATTTCTTTACTACACAAACAGGATTCTGATTATGAAGTTCGAGCTATATGAGGATGTGAAAGTAACTACATGGTGTAGATACTCTTACGAAGTAGAAGCTGAAACATTGGAGGAAGCTGTTGAGCTGGTTAAAGATGGTGATGTGGACAGTACAGACATGGAGGAGTTCTTTGAAAGCGACGTGTTCCTTACACCACAAGAGAATGGAGGTCAGCCTACTCACGAAATTTATCTAGCTAAAGATGACACATTGTTGTATTCTAATGGAGATAAGTAATGTACAAGTTTAACGGAGGAAATGGTGCTGTAGTCTGTGATGGATGTAGCATCATTATGGAACAGAACATTCCATTTGAGAAATATCGTAAGGAACACAGCGGTTATGACTTCTGTGAACAGTGTTTAAGTAATCTTACCATTGTAGATAACTTTGACATGATAGAAAACATCTTGGAGTTTAATAGCCAGGATGAGTTCTATTTCTTACAAATCATTCAACGTAAGAAGGATGGTAATATCACTCAAATTGGGAACAATGGTTATAGAACTATTAAGACTTACTATATCTTTAGTAAAGACCAGTTCTTAACCAAGAAAGAAAAGATTAAAGAGTTATGTCTAAAGAACAACGCTAGAGCGTATATTCATCTTAATAAGAGGAATGCTCAAGAGGTTGCTTTGGCTTCTATTCAGCAATATGCTAAACTAGTCTCAGAAGGTAACTCATATCAGGGTTATAGAGTATGGGATAGTGCTTGTGGTGGAACTAGAGCTAGAGGATACAAACCATTATGGGTAGTTGATGTGGACTCTAAAGACCCTGAATATCTAAAGACAGTCATTGAAATTATCAATGGTTGTAGAGGTGTTTCTGAGCAAAAGGTCATGCATACAATACCTACACTACATGGCTATCATCTTATAACTATAGGATTTGATGTTCAACAATTCCAGCAACAGCTGGCGGTTAGGAATATGGATTCTATTGATATACAGAAAGATAATCCGACTCTGTTATATTATGCAACTGTTTAAGGCTTAGAAATAAGTACTGTATTAGATTACTCGTTAGGATTTATAAAAGCAGAACACAATGAGTAATTTACCGTTAGGGGCTGAGAATGACCCTTTTGCTCCTTACAATGTTAAGGAAGAAACGTTTAAATTTGATTTAGGTGTTAAGGGTATTGCATGGTATGAGTACTATGGTTTCCTGGACACAGATGAAGCTAGGGAAGACATCAAACAACGTCTTGTTGCAGCTTTATCACAGCTTGGAGATATTGATATTAAGGATGTAGACATATCTATATATTAATGATATATTTAGTAACCAAGCAGCAGTCTCTCTGGACATCTGACAGATATAAAGTCATTAGTGCAGAAGAGGCTTTAGAATTATTAGCACCTCTCAACGTAGTAGAGCTGGATACTGAAACTATGGGTTTAGACCCGTATACTAAGGAACTATTAACTGTTCAACTTGGTTGTGCAGACTTTCAAGTAGTTATTGATTGTACATCTGTGGATATACACCTATTTAAGGAGTATATGGAGAACCCTCAAAGGATATTCTTAGGTTGGAATATTAAGTTTGACTTGAAATTCCTATATCATCAAAGAATCATTCCTATGAGAGTCTATGATGGTTATTTAGCTGAGAAGTTACTTTGGCTAGGTTATCCAGCAGGTATGCATGAGATGAGTTTGAAAGCTGCTAGTATCAATTATCTAGGAGTAGATATGGATAAGTCTGTACGAGGTAAGATTATACAGACTGGATTAACAGAAGATGTTATTGTGTATGCTGCAGGAGATGTTTCCTATCTGGGAAGGATTAGGGACAAACAGCTTATCGAACTAGAGAAGAAAGGTCTGTTGAAGGCTATTGATTTCGAGAATGAGTTTGTTAAGTGCCTAGCATATATAGAATATTGTGGGGCTAAGTTAGACATTGATAAGTGGAAAATCAAAATGACTACTGACCTTAATAACCTTGAGAGATATGAAGCAGAACTAAATGATTGGGTAGAGTGTTATTGCACAGAATACGGTGATAAGGGCTATACTATCAATCAAGTTATCCATATTGATAAATGGTATAAGTCTGAGGATGTACTCAAAGAAGAGAGAGCTAAGTTACCTCTAAATGCTGTTAGAGCACCAGAGTTTGATTCTACTGGAGCAAGTTATGACAGTGAGGCTTATGTTATTAAACAAACTGGTAACTACTGTTCTGTTAATATGCAAGGTGATTTGTTTAGTGGTTTTGATACTAAGCCAAGATGTCATATAAACTGGACTAGTTCCCAACAAGTAATTCCATTATTTGAAGAATTGGGATTGAATTTAAGAGTGTTGGATAAGAAGACTAAGCATTATAAGAAGTCTGTGGATATTAAAGTGGTAGAACCACAAGCATCTAAGAGTCCTCTAATTCCAATATATATAAAGTATAAGAAAGCTGCTATCATTGTTAATACCTTTGGTCAGAAGTTCTTAAACTTGATAAATCCTATAACTGGTAGAATCCATGCTAATTTCAACCAGTTAGGAACTGATACTGGTAGGTTAAGTTCAACAGAACCTAATCTTCAGAATCTACCACACGATGCTCAAACTAGAGCGTGCTTTGTTTCCGATAAAGGTAACAGGTGGATTTCAGCTGACTATAGTGGTCAAGAGTCATATCTAATGGCATCTATGGCTAACGATGAAGCTATGTTGGAAGAGCTAACTAATGGTAGTGGTGACTTACATAGTCTAACCGCCAAGATGGTGTTCCAACAAATTCCAAGGGATATGCCCCTAAAGGATATTAAGAAGAACTTTAAAGACCTAAGGCAGGAAGCTAAAGGTTATGAGTTCTGTTTCAATTATGGTGGTCAAGACAGTACCTTAATAAGGAATTATGGTCTTGATGCCAAGAGAGCTAAAGAAATCTATGAGAACTATATGTCAGGTTTTGCTGGCTTGAAGAGATATCAGGATTTCCGTAGAGTAGATGTTATGCGTAAAGGTTATATCTTATTAAGTAAGATAACTGGGCATAAGGCATATATCTATGACTATGATGAACTTAAAAGACAGGTGGATAAGCAAGAAGACCCTGAGTTCTGGGCATATTATAGAGAAATGAAGCAGGAAGACCCTGACTGTGACACTGTACAAGGTGTTAGACGTTTAGCAAGACGTAAAGCAGAGTCTGAGAAGCAGTCTATTAATTATCCTATTCAGGCTGCTGGTGCATTATGTTTTAAGTTAGCATCTATAAAACTATTCAACTGGTTGTTGAAGAATGGTTTGTTATTCAAGGTTAAATATTGTATTCCAGTACATGATGAAATTAATCTTGAAGCCCCAGACGAGATTGCTCAAGAAGTTGCAGATATATTAGTTAAGTGCATGGTAAGTGCAGGTAAACCATTCTGTACAAGAGCACATTTAGGTGCTGATGTAGAGGTTGGTGACCATTGGATTCATTAATATGGGTAAGTATATAGACTTGTGTACAGTAATTGATGTAGAGCCTGAAGTATCTCAGGTTCTAGGTCTTATTGAAGATGAAGACCTCTTAAGTGAGTTCTGGCAGAGAATGGATGAAGATTTCTTTAGAGTCTTCGTTGAAGATTACTGTAAGGATAGTGATATTCGTATCATAAAGAAGATAATTGATGAGGTGTGTCAAGAAGAATCTGAAGAGGATTGATGCACACTGAGATAGAAAGAAAATTCATAGTTACTGACAGTACTTTTAAACAGAGTGCTGTCAGAATTATGGATATTCGTCAGGGATATGTAGGAACTTCTAGCAATGGAGAAGCTAGGGTATCTATAAGAGATGAGAAAGCATGGGTTATCATAAAGTCCAACGGATGTTTAGCAAGATTGGAGTATGAAATTCCAATTCCTAAAAAGGATGCAGAGGAATTACTCTCGTTCACTTGCGACAGAGTAATCCATAAAACTCGTTATATTATTCCATGTGAGGATAGTATGCTTAAATGGGAAGTCGATGAGTTTCATGGTGAGGATGAAGGATTAATCATTGCTGAGATAGAGTTACCACGCAAGGATATGCTATTTGAAAAACCTCAATGGCTTGGTAAAGAAGTAACACAAGATACTACTTATTATAACCCTACACTCTCTAAAACATCTTGGAAAGTTATCCAGCAAAAACGTGCTGAGTATAAGGCTTGGGATGATTGGAGGGACTCATTAGTTAAGAAATGAAATATAGGAAGAAACCAGTAGTCATTGAAGCTATACAATTCATAGATGATGCTGACCGCATTATAGAAATTCAAGAGTTTCTAGGAGGAGATACCATAGTGATAAGCTATGAAGATGCAGACAATCCTTATATGTATATTGAAACTCTTGAAGGTACTATGAAAGCCTCTGTCGGAGATTATATCATTAAAGGAGTGAATGGGGAGTTCTATCCTTGTAAGCCAGATATATTTGAGAAAACTTACGAAGAGGTAGCTGAATGAGACTGATAAAACCGTCATTTGAAATACTAGAACAAAAGCCTGGACTAGATGGGCTGTTACAACATATAGAAAGATGTGGTAGGACTTGTTATAAGTCAGAAGACAAGATTACTGAAGAAAGTGCTCCTAAGTTTGTAGATATGCTTGTTAAACGTGGTCATACTGCAATGGTTGAGCATGGTACTGTATACCTAAAGTATAGTATAACATTGGAAGGCTCCATGAATATGGCTAACAAATACCATTTCAACAAGTATTCTACAGTAACTATAGGTAATGAACCTTTGTGTGGTGGTGAGCCACAGGAATATAAGGATAAGTTCGATGGGCATACATGTGCATATATTACTACTAATTACAGGGTACTATTGCAAAATGATTGGCTTGATGACCTTAAATACCAATGTGAGCCAACAGAGCACCACGTTAAACGTATAACTGTTAAGTTTACTTGTGATAGGGGAGTTAGTCATGAGTTTGTAAGGCATAGAGTATTTAGTTTTGCTCAGGAAAGCACTAGGTATTGTAACTATAATAAGGATAAGTTCGGAAATGAATGTACGTTCATCATACCTAGTTGGCTAGACTACGAGGAACAGCAATTCACTGATAAGAATGATTCTTCTTGCAGTATTAGAACTGACCTATCTGAGCATGAGTATTTTATAGACTTATTACTAGAAGCTGAAAGAACTTACAATTTCTTGGTTCAATACTGTGGGTGGAAACCTCAACAGGCTAGAGCAGTTCTTCCCAACAGTTTAAAGACCGAGTTAGTTATGACTGGTACTATTGAACAGTGGGAAGGGTTCTTTAAGCTAAGAGATGCTAATGATGCACATCCTCAAGCAAGAGAGTTAGCTGCACCATTACATGAGGAATTTATCAGAAGAGGTTTATTGCAATGAAAGCAGAGGAGTACTTTGGAGACTGGATTGATGTTATTGATAAGCAAGAACTACGTAAAGTAGTAACTTGGATTAATAAGACTAATTCAGCTACTCTATGTCCTTCTCCTAAAAACATATTCAGAGCATTTAGGGCTTGTCCATATGAAGACTGTAAGGTAGTTTTCTTAGGGCAAGACCCTTACCCACAAAAGGGAGTAGCTACTGGAATATTATTCGGTAACTCTGAAGATACTCCAGAGGATAGGTTATCTCCTTCGCTTCAAGTAGTTAAAGAGGCAGCTATTAATTATAAAATTCCCCATAACAGAATAGAGTTTGACAATACGTTGGAATCTTGGGCTAAACAGGGAATATTAATGATTAATACTGCCCTTACTTGTGAGGTAGGCAGAGTTGGAGCACACTTTGACATATGGAAACCATTTGTATCTAAGTTGATTCACAACATGAGCTATAAAGATGGAGGTATGATTTATGTTTTATTTGGCAGCCAGGCTGGGTCATTTAAGAATGATATAGTGAATAGCTTAAAGACAATCGAAGTATATCATCCAGCATATTATGCTAGGACTGGTAAGAAGATGCCTAGTAGTGTATTTACTGACATCAATCAGGCGTTGAAGCAGCAGTATAACTATCAAATAGAATTTTATAAGGAGACGGAATATGGAACGTGCTAATAGAAAATCAGTAAATGATAATTTACGCAAGTATGACCATTTAGCTAAGAAGGATGACTTTATTGAAGTTACTGAATGGACTAATGGTGAAGGTTGGGATATTACTATAAATGATAAGGTAATCCCACTAACTCGTGGTGAATTGGATGCTATTGATTATCTAACTAAAGGTTTAGATTATGATAACGATTAATAATTGTAAAAGATGAAAGAACAGAAGTTTGAATTTAGTGCTAGGAACACTTTCTTTACCTCTGACACTCACTTTGGTCATGCTAATATCATAAGATTGTGCAATAGACCATTTAAGGATGTTGAGGAAATGAATGAAAAGTTAGTTGAGAACTGGAATAGAGTAGTCCCAGAGGATGGTACAGTCTTCCACTTAGGAGATTTTGCCTTTGGTGGAAGTGCTCTATGGAACAGCATCATCCCTCGTCTGAATGGACAAATCTACTTGATTATAGGTAATCATGATAGAAAGAATCTAAGACAGGGTTATATGGATAAGTTTGTTGGGGTGTTACCACAAATGCAAATCCAGATAGAGAAGAGAAGTATCTATTTGAATCATTACCCATTCCTGTGCTATGGTGGTTCATATCGTAACGATGCTGATGCTGTATGGCAGTTATTCGGTCATGTTCACTCTGGTCCGACTAGTTCTGGATTGGATTGTGATAGGTTAGTTCATCTATTCCCCTATCAATATGATGTAGGTGTAGATAACAACAACTATACTCCAATCTCTTGGACTGAGGTAAAGGAGAAGATTCAGCACCAAATAGATGAAGGAGTAGAGAAATCTGTTAAGGAACACACCATTCCTGACGAAGTGTATAAACTAAGTGACTAAAATATCTTTAGAAATTGACGGACGAGTATTCTCTATGGAGTTGCCTTATAATGATGCAACTGCTGAGGAGCTAATTAAAGGATTCTGTACTCTAATGCATGGACAAACGTTTCTTATTTGCACCATCAAAGATGCCTTAAGAGATGCTGCTCAGGACTATAGAGAGGACATAGAATTAGGTTATGAACCCGAATACTCTAAGGAAGATTAAAAGGTTAGAAGCTGGTGAATCATTCATTACCAGTGAACCAGGTAACTCAATGCTTCCATTATATAAAAGTAATGAGAAGCATTTGGTTACTCCTATTAAATGGGAAGATTGTAAAGTGGGTGATGTAGTATTCTGTAAAGTAAGAGGTTCATGTGTAACTCATAAAGTCTATGCAGTAGACAACGAGAAAGGTTGCTTAATAGGCAACAATAAGGGACACATGAATGGCTGGACTAAGAATGTCTATGGACTTGCCCACAAAATTGACCAATCACTAAAGACAAAGAAAGTTTGAAAATTTGTGTAACATCTGACTTGCATGGTATTCTACCTAAAATAGAAGAACCTTGTGAAGTAGTATTGATATGTGGAGACATCATGCCACTGCGTATGCAGAGGAACATTCCTCAGAGTGAAAAGTGGTTAAAGACTACATTTGCTGAGTGGGTTAATAATCTCCCTTGTGAATCAGTTATCATGGTAGGAGGTAATCATGACTTCGCCTTAGCTAATATGTATAGGCAACCTCTAAAGATTAGCTCAATATTGAGTAATCCTACTAATGGTAAACTTGAGTTATTAGATAATGAAGAAACATCCGTCATTAGTAAGGATGGTAAGATATATAGTATATGGGGAACTCCATATTGTAAAATCTTTGGTAACTGGGCATATATGTATGAACCAGAGACATTGATTAAAGCATATGAATCTATGCCCCAGTATTGTGATATTGTTATATCTCACGATGCACCCAAATTGTGTGGGCTTGGTGTTATTCACCAAAGGTTTGACAGGGAGGATGCAGGTAATCCTTGGTTAGCTGATGAGATGCTTCGTAAACATCCTAGATATACATTCTGTGGACATATTCATAGTGGTGAGCATACACTGCAAACCTTTGATGATATGAAAATGGCTAATGTATCTTTAGTAGATGAAACTTACACTGAAACTTTTAAACCTTTATACCTCGATGTCGAATAATAAAGTTGTAGTACAAGGAGGAGTTGGATTCCCTGGATTGTTGTTTATAGTACTGTTAGTTTGTAAACTATTTGGTGCTAACATAACATGGTTCTGGGTATTTGCTCCATTATGGATTCCTCTTGCATTGGTGGCAGGATTCTTCTTAGTATCAATCCTAATAGCAATATTCGTAGCATGGAAAAGAAAATTACTCTAGTAGTTGTGGACTTCCAGTATGACTTCTGTCTACTGGGAGCACCACTCTACGTTCCTGGGTCCGATAGGGCTTTGTGGAACATTTCTCATTTGATTGAGAACAAGAAAATTGGTGAGGTGATATTCACTGCCGATTGGCATCCAGCTAACCACTGTTCCTTTAAAAGGAATGGTGGTGAGTGGAACGACCACTGTGTGCAGTTCTCTAAAGGTGCAGCTATACACGACTTACTGTTATATGGTTGTATCGGTTCTGGAGTACCCTATAGAGTACTTATTAAGGGTGAACTACCTAGTTCAGAAGAATATGGAGTTAAGGTTGCTCCTGCTACTGCCAGGGTTAAATATGATACTATTTATAGTAATTCTATAGGTATAGATGTTGACCCAGAGAATCAGATAGTAGTATGCGGATTGGCAGGTGATTACTGTGTTCTTGAAACTCTAAAGAACCTGGAGCCAATTAAACCTATGGTATATCTTGACGGCATAGCATCTCTAGACGGTGGTATAAAACTAAACAACTATATTGAAAGTAATAATACAAGATTATTTGAACTATGATTGTAAAATCAATTCTTGATACGGACTTGTATAAGTTTACAACTTCGTATGCTTACATGAAACTGTTCCCTCATGCAATAGGAACGTTTGAGTTCTTTGACAGGGACAACACTGAATATACAGAAGAGTTTGTACAACAACTAAGAATGGAAATAGTATATTTCTGTTCCTTGCATTTAACCCAAGAAGAACAGGACTATATGACAACTCATTGTCGTTTTATTCCTCCCATGTATTGGGAATGGTTGAGTGGAATTAAACTTAGCTCTGGTAAGGTATCTATATGGCTTGATGAAGATAAACATCTTCACATTACAGCTAAGGACTATCTTTACAGAGTAACTCTGTATGAAGTGCCTATTTTGGCTATTGTATCAGAACTCAGAAACAGAATGTTGAACAATACTATCAACATGACAGATGTTCTTATTAGATTAGAACCTAAGATTGTTCTTTCTAATCAGAATCAGATGCACTTCTCTGAGTTCGGAACCCGCAGACGTTATTCATATAATGTCCAGGAAGCTATAGTAAAGAGTCTAAAGGATAGTGCAACATACTGTACTGGTACTTCTAACTGCTATCTAGCTATGAAATATGATATGCCTATGATGGGAACTCATCCCCACGAATGGTTCATGTTTCATGGTGCTATGTATGGCTACAAACAAGCCAACTATATGGCATTGGAAGACTGGGTTGAGGTATATGATGGTGACTTGGGTATTGCATTGAGTGATACTTATACTTCTGCTGTATTCTTTAAGAATCTGTCTCGTAAACAGGCTAAGCTGTTTGATGGTGTACGTCAAGATAGTGGAGATGAATTTAAGTTTGTAACAAGTGCTATTGCACGTTATAAAGAACTTGGAATTGACCCCACTACTAAGACAATCATCTTTAGCAATGCTCTTACATTCGAGAAGGCTCTTGAAATCCGAGAATATTGTAGAGGGCGTATCCGTTGTGCATTTGGTATTGGAACCAACCTCACTAATGATACTGGACATAAACCATCCAATATTGTTATGAAGTTGACTTCCTGCCAGATGAATAAGAATCAACCTGTATTTAACTGTGTGAAGCTATCTGATGATTTGGGAAAACATACTGGTCAAGAACAAGAAGTAGAACACTGTTTGAACGAATTATGTATTTGAACATAAAAATTAAAGAGGATTTCCGCACCCTTAAAGCCAATCAAGAATATAACTTTGACTTCTCTGAGAAGGGATGGCATCTTATTGTTGGTGATAATGGGTGTGGTAAGTCCACATTGTTAAACACTGTCAGGAGTTTCAAGTGTGATAACGTAGACGATAGAACCTGTTCAGATTATGACATGAAGCTAATGTATGAGAGTATTAATTCTTTCAAAGATAAAGTTGAAATTGATACTGACTTTGAGAAGTTTTATTTTATTAGCTCAGAGTTCGATGACCCTCGTGCGTTAGATAACTGTGCAAGTGCAGAAGCATTAATTAAACATGGTGGATTTGCTACTAAAAATCTATCTAACGGACAAAGGCATCTCAGTACATTAGCCCGCTGGATAGAAGAGAATAAAAAGGAATGGGATGAAAAGACACTACTTGTATTTGATGAGGCAGACAGAGGGTTTGGACTCAAATATCAAGCTGGGATGGTCAGAATGTTTGACAACTTCTTTAAGAAGTATAAGGCTAAGTCTTTAGCTGTCTCACATTATTCCCTTCCTATATTATTAACAGATAAGGTGTATTGGTTTGAGAAAAGGAGATTCGTTCCATCTGACCTCTACATATTATTTGAAACTGGTTATATGTTTGAAACTCCTAAATTAATAGGCGAGAAAGATGAGTAAATTAAATTATGAGCATGTCTTCAACACTCTTGTTGAGGAGACAGCTAAATACATTACCAAGAACAACCTTAAGGCAATGGTACTTGGCATCAGTGGGGGAATTGATTCCACTGTTGTTGCTGCCATTTGCCATGAGGTTAGTAAGAAGACTGGTATTCCTCTAATAGGAAGAAGTCTTCCCATTAAGAATAAGAGTGATGAATTTGATGTATCCGAATTAGTTGGGCAGGTTTTCTGTGATGATTTCAAGGTTGTAAATCTTCTCAACATGTACCAGCATGTAAATCAGTCTGTATATGATGGTGAGGGTACTCTTGGCACACCTATCTCTAAAGGCAACATCCAAGCTAGGCTGAGAATGATATATCTATACAACCTTGCTTCAATTCATAAGGGATTAGTAATGAGTACAGATAATCAAACTGAGTATCAGCTTGGATTCTGGACTATTCATGGTGATGTGGGTGACTTTGACCCAATTCAAGGTCTATGGAAGACTGAAGTGTACGAATTAGCTAAGTGGCTAATAGGGTATTACTATGGGTGTGGGATAAAGAAAGAAGTGGATGCAGATGGCGCTAGGAAGATGTGTGGGGCTATTAAAAAGTCAATGTCTCTTACTCCTACTGATGGTTTAGGTATCAGTAATAGTGACTTAGACCAGATAGGTGCTAAGAGTTATTATGACGTTGATAGAGTATTACAGACTCTTACTTGTAAGGCTTCTCCAGAGAATGATAAACTACAAGACGAATTAACTACGGAACTTGGTCCAGATGTTGTAGGTAAGATTACTGGACGACGCTTCAAATCTAGGTTCAAGAGATTAGTTAGTCCTATCATAGTGCCAAGGGAAATGTATGATTGACTTCTTAGAGCTAATCCTAGAATTAGTAAATGTTAAATCTCGTAATGAGCTAGTAGCTCTGCTTGTTATAGGCGGAGTACTAGCCATTATCTATTATTTGTTTCTTGTATGAAATTATATTATTTATTTTTGTTGGTAATGTTCTTCCTCTTTAATAGCTGTGTAGAACAAACTCCGAGAACTAAGTCAGTTGCCCCTATATCAGTTAGGGATACTACTAAGAGGACGAGTAGAAGCCATTTGTGGAACTCTAATACATCAACCTACAAGAAGACCAAATCCTCATACACTCCGTCTAAGAAAACGTACAAGAGGAAATCTTCTTACAAATCAAGAAGTAGGAGGTATAGGAGATGATAGGAATATTCTTTGGGTCTTTTGACCCACCACATATTGGTCATGTTAATATTGTCACAGCTGCACTTAATTCTAGTATTGTTGACAAGGTTATAGTAGTTCCAGCGTATAAGAGTGTTTGGAAGAACACAGAAACTAAATGGGAGTATAGACTTACTATGGCTAAGGAAACCTTTGACAATATTCCTGGAGTAGTTGTGGATGGTATTGAATATCGTATCGCTAATGGAGAACCATTACCTACTTATAAGACTATTGAGGCATTAAAAGAGATTTATGGTGAGTTTATCATTGTAACATCTGCCGAGACTTATAAGGAGATTCCAAGATGGCAGTATGGTGAAGACATATTAAAGGATAATAAGTTCTTAGTAGTCGATGTAGCACACTTTAACAGTGAGGATATTCCGCATGACGAGGTAAAGGTTATCTATGCTCCTGACATTACAATATGCTCTACAGCTATTAGAAAGTGGGTTGATGATGGAAAGATTATATTACCATTTGTAACAGATGAGGTAAATTCAATAATCAGAAAACTTGGACTATATAAATGAGCCAAATCTATGTTTCAGGTCCTTGGTCTTTTGCTTCTGGTGTATTACAAGTAGTCAAAAGTATAAAGGTTAAAAGTAGAGCAGATAAGGTGGTTTACAGTGAGAAGGGAACTGAGTATCAGTTTTCTAAGCTGGAACAATCAGACTATGTCGTATTTGTATTAGATGGATTTGCATGGCAACAGAAATTGGAAAGTATTTCTAAGGGAATGCTTTCAGAACTTATGTGGTGTGTTAATCACAGAGTTCCAATGTTCTTAGCTTACAAATCAGCTAACGGGTTAGGCATATATAGTACAGAGATAGATGAGAATTTAAACTTTAAAGGAATTGCTGGAACAGCTGATAACTTCTATCAAATTGTAAATGGGCAGTTTGGAACTATTGTGGCTTCAAATCCCTTTACTGGTGTACTTAGGGTAAACAATGACGGTGGTTACACAATACAAGATGAAGGTGTATATCTAAAGGGTGAGTTATTAGGTGACCCACTAGACTTCCTTAATGTTGAACAACCAAAGAGTTACTTTTATTAATATGAAGAATTTTCCATTATTAGACGAAAATGGTAAGGAATGGTGGATTAGCCGTTCTATTGCTGTAACAGGATGTGTGTTTACATTCCTAAATGGTAAGTGGTGTGTACTAGCTAATAAAAGAGGTGAAGGTACTCCAGACTTTCAAGGAATGTGGAATATGCCATGTGGTTACTTAGACTTTAATGAAACTACAGCAGAAGCTGTAATCAGAGAAGTTTATGAAGAGACTGGAGTTAGACTGAATCCTAACTTCCTACACTTCTGGAAATTCAATGACTCTCCTGCCCAAAATAGGCAGAATGTATCCTTTAGATATTATGCTCTAATTGATGCACAGCCAGGTAGTATCAGTGTTGGTACTGGTAACGATAGAGGTGGAGAAGAGGATGAAGTAGAAGCTATCGGGTGGATTCCATTGGACTCTATTGATAAATATCAATGGGCGTTTGACCATGATAAAATTATCAGAGAGTTTGCTGAATGGATGCACTTAGAGGACGGAGATTTGGATATGGAGGATATTGACTTAGACCCAGTATGACATACTTTATAAGTGGACATAGAGACTTAACATGGGAGGAGTTTGCCAAATGGTATGCTCCTGCCATTAGTAGAACACTTAGTACAGATAATGCAGCCCAGTTCGTTGTAGGTGACTGTGAAGGCGCCGATAAAATGGCTCAGGATTATCTACTAGCCTGTGGTGTTTCATTTAGAAATATCACTGTATATCATATGTTTAAAGCTCCTAGATATGCAGCTCTTAGAAGTGTGCCCACTCAAGGAGGCTTTACATCTGATATAGAAAGGGACAAAGCTATGACTGAGCACTCTGACTATGATATTGCCTTTATTCGTAAAGGTAAAGAATCCTCTGGTACTGCTCAAAATATCCTAAGAAGATGGACGAAGTAAAGAAGCCTACTGAGAGGGAAAGATTTGAGAGTCTTAGGCTGCACTTCACTAGTCTATTCCTACAGCATCCTAAAATGCTTGAAGTCATGTCCTATAAGGATATAGTATTGAAAGCTAAGGAATTTACTAAAGAATATCTAAAGCATGAATAAGTTTATATTCCTAGATATAGATGGGGTTATGAACAGTAACCTTTTCTATTCTGAAAGAACTCAAGATAAGAGATATGATGAATGGATTAAAGACCATCCTCAGCATATAGCTTGGGGTGCTTGCAACATTGACCCAAGAGCAGTAAAGAGGTTGAATAGAATAACAGATGCTACTAAGGCTAAGATTATAGTTTCCTCTACTTGGAGAAGTGATAGTAACCTCCAAGAGATATTTACCCTAGTTGGTATTAAAGAGCCTATATATGATGTTACGCCCTATATGAGGAGTAGACATAGAGGTTCCGAAATACAGGAGTGGTTAGATAAGCAAACTGAGCCTTATAGGTATATTATTCTTGACGATGATAGTGATATGTTAGACTGTCAGCTACCTTACTTTATCCAAACTGACTGGTTGAAATGGGGTTTAAGTGATGAAGATGTCGAACAAGCAATACATATTCTAAATGATACAGCCGCTTAGACATATCTATAATGACCCAACCCTAGACAGAGAGTTGCTTCTTCGTAAGTTAGCCTCTCTAAGGATTAAGGGTGTAATTAGTATTGAAGAATACGAGTATTTAAAACATTTAATAAGAAAGGAGAACGAAAATGCTCAGAGAGCAAATGGATGCACTTATTAAGCAATCAATGCTTGATAAGAACACAAAGAGAACTGATGTACTAAGAGCTATTAAGAATGAGTTCTTAGTGTTTCAAACAGCTAAAAATGCTAAGCCTTTAGATGATGCAGCTGAGTTTACTATTCTTCGTAAGATGGTTAAGCAAAGACTTGATAGTAGAGACCAATATATTGCAGCAGGAAGGAAAGACCTAGCCGATAATGAATCTAAGGAGATTCTTGTGCTGGAGTCTTTCCTTCCGCGAGAAGCCACGATTGAGGACATCAATAAGGCAATCTATGAAATCTGTACGGAGAAGGGATGGTACATACCGCAGAGTGAAGACACAATCTGCCCAGAAATCCCAAAAAAGTCTATGGGAGAAGCTATTAAGGTGGTCAAGGGAAAGCTTGATAATGTAGATGGTAAATTACTTGCTGATACTATTAAATCATTCCTTGTATGACACTAAAGGAAATAGTAACTCTTCCGAGCGAAGCAAAGTTTGTTCATGCAATAGCTGGAACTCTATATTACAGAATCATAACAGATGATGTGATTGTAGAGTTTCCTATTGACATGAATGATAAGGATGATGTTGGTACTACCACATTTGTAGCTTCCTATAAGCCTATTACATTAATGAGGTATATTAGAAAGGCTATTGATAATGAGAGTATAATAATCATCCACAGATAAGATGTGAGTAGTTGTACTATGTGATATTTGACTTTTAAATCAAACTCTAATCTATTTTCATGAAATTCATAAATTGATTTGGTGATGCAGCTTATAATGCTTATATTTGCAGAAATTAAGTGGTTAAACTGTTTAAACGTATTAATTTATGAAAATCGAAGAGAAATTTAGAAAATTCCAGCAAGGTGGTGCTGCACCTCAACCTGGTGCTGAACCAGCAGGCGGAGCACCAGCAGAAGGAGCACCTGCTGAGGGTGGTGCACCTGCTGAAGGGGGACAAGACCCAATGGCACAGATTCTACAAGTAGCTGCACAAGCAGTTCAGACTCAGAATTGTGAGGCTGCAATGGCTGTATGTCAAGCTCTAATGCAAATCGCTCAAGGTGGTGCTGCTCAAGAACAAGCTCCTCAAGAGGAACCAACTTTTGCAAGAAAAGGTGCTAGACTAGTAAGAGTAAGATAATTAGTCAACAAGGTAAGAAGGGGCGTATATTAATTATATGCTCCTTTTTTATTATACATAGTATATGTCACAAGTAATAAGAAAGTACAACTCTGGAGGTCAAACTGACAAACCTAAGCTTCTGAGTATAAAAGGGCTAGGCGACTTTAACCAAGATGACCTAATAAAGAGAGGTTATAGAGATGTGGATGAATATACCTCATCTAAGGGGTTAAAGAATGCTGCTGCAGCTGATTTTAGGAATGCTGTGCAATATATGCTTGAGGGAATGAACAATGGCACTATAACTATGGATGCTATGGGCAACTTTCAAGATGCAACGGGTCAAAAATCAAGTACTGGTGAGTTAGATAGAAAGAAATTCTTGGGTATAAAAACAGGGGTTAAGAATACTGAGAATAATGCCTATGGATTAGCTGCTGATTATCTATACAACATCATTAAGGGAGCACCGCAGTATAAGCAGCCTGAGGTAAAGGCTGAGAAATTTAACACCAATGACTATCTAACTAAGGAGATTTCAAAAAGATGGTATGGAGGAAACAATATAGATTTTGGCAACTGGTTTAAAAACAGGTCAGAGAAAGACCGTAATGCACTCATAGCTGACATCTTTAATAGTGCGGATTATAATAAATTGTATCAAGAGCACGATTGGACCGATACTGGTATCAATAGCGTAGAAGACTTAATGGCTCGTGGAAGGGCATTTGGCTCTGCTATTTCTAATAATAAACTAGACAATGACGATTACAACACATTTGCCACACTAGGTGGTAGTGATTTAGATAAATTTATGAAAGCTGCAGTTGAAGCACAGCCAGCACAAGCTCCTGCGGTAGAAGGTCAACAGGGAAGAACTGACAGAGGTTGGTCTAACTCCGAGTATGACAGAACAATTGATGAGAAAGGTCAATATCATATATATATAAAGGGAACTAACCAGGAAGTTAGTGGGATACTTCCAGGTAACGTGTTTGAGGGGGTAGGTAATAAGTATGCCTTTAATGGAAATATCTATGATGATTCAAACTTGCCTGAACAATATAGACAAGACATTACTAGAGCAAGACAAGCCCAATTAAATGAGTATACTAGACTTACTGACAATAACCCATTTACCAAGATGCTGAGAGGTAGGGGTTATAACTATATTACTAACTTATCTCAATTTGCATCTGGGGCTGGTGATAATATTCTGTATGGGGCATATTCAGACCCATCAGATGTAAGTGGAAAATCAGAGTTTTACTTAAAAAATCCTACTACTGGAGAAGTACGCAACGGTTCAGTAGAATTTAATAAATCCTTAGGACAATACCAATTTGTTGGTAGCGATGGTAACATTGTGAACCTAGGAACATATAATCCTGCAGGAGCTAGGAGTAACCAAGGGACTAGCTTTATAGACTACAGTGATGTTTCAGAAAGCAATAGGGATAATTTATTCAGTGCATGGATGAATGACTCTGGATTAAACAACCCAGCCAGTGATGCTTATAAAATGGTTCAGAGTACCTTATCTAAGTGGATTTCATCTGGTCAATCTCCTTTTGTGAGTTATAAGGGTCAGTACCAGTGGAAAAGTGGTGATGATGTTATGAATGTTAGGAAGGGACCAGATGGACAGTGGCAATGGAGTTTCAATAAGGAATTTGATAATTCCCAAACCCAAAAGAATGAACGTCTCGAAGCCTTACTTCGCATTCCAATTAACCAAAGAACTAGGGAAATAAATGATGAGATATTAAGACTTCGTGGATACAGAAAAGAAGGTGGAGTAATAACTGCTCAGTTAGGTACTAAATTCACTAAAGTAGAGGATACCCCAAGTGTGACAAGACCTAAAATTAGTGAAGAGCAGGCTAAGAAGAATCAGGCTGCACATCAGTCATTCACTGGTAGGTCTAATGCCTCACTAGGTAATGACAAAGATATAACTGATGCTGGTGGAGTTATTAAGACTTCTGATAAAGTTAGATTGGGAGCAGCTATGGCTGACTTAGCTAGTGTTGGACTTGGGTTTGTCCCTGGAGCTAACCTTGCTTCTACAGGTATAGGTGTAGGTTCATCTCTAGCAGAGTTTGGCGCAGATTGGGCTAGTGATGGTTTAGATTTAGGAGACGCTGGTAGACTCGCAATGAACTTGGGAATGGATGCCTTATCCTTAATCCCAGTTGGAAAAACATTGAAAGCTACTAGAGCATTAGGAAAAATAAGAAAGAGTATACCTCTTATTATGACAGCTGTTAACGCTGCTAATTTCCTAGACCCAACACTAAGGGCAGAATATAGTAAAACTCTATCAAAACTTACTAAGGGTGATATTAAGAGTCTTAATACTGGGGACTTCAAGAACCTTTCTGCTATTGCTAGTACAGTATTGATGGGAAAGAACTATGCTCAATCTAAGAAGGGTTGGTGGAACTCCTCAACTACACCTTCTGGTAAAAGGAAAGTTACTGCCATGATTGACGGTAAGCAACAAACACTAGAAGTTGATGATGCTTTCTTCCAGAATACAAAGGGTAAAAACCAGGTAAGTGAACTCAAAGCTAAATTTGCACAACAATATAATAAGGCTAACAATCTTGAGGGGGATAGTGCAATAAAACCTGAAAGTGTGTCTATAGATACTAAGTATTTCGGACTAAGACCTCAATCCGAGAAGGTTGAAGGAACAAAGAATGCTGGAAATTGGGTAGCAGACACAAAGATAGGTAACTATTGGTTAGGTTATAGAGATGCTTCCCAGCCTAGAGGTAATGCTAACATACCATTCTCAGACGCATGGTTTTACAAGAATGGAATAGTTGGAGGACGAACAAGAGCAGAGAAGAACGATATTAGGAATAGATGGGCTGAAAGTAGAACAAGAGCTGGAGAAATAAAGAACAAGAGGGACTCTGAAATAGCTCAGAAGGGTGTGGAAGGAGTATCTAATCTAGTTCAAGCTCTTAACTATGCTTCCAAATACAGAACCGCCCCACTCGCACTTCCTGCACCTGGTCAAGCAACCCCATCTAATAGGGTGTTTGTTATGGGAGATGGTAGGCAAAGACAGCCTTTAGATAAAACTAACCCCTCTAAACTAAGTAAGCCAGGAACATATCAGGATAGGGCTGTTCACACAGGAGGTACTCCAGTTGAGTCTCCAAATGCTAACGCAGTAAGGACAGTTAGGACTATAAATTCTATTTTAGAGCCATTTGTTCCTAAGACTACAAACTTGCCAGCTGTTATCCCTGCATCTAGAAATGCTAATAAAGTAGTTGCTTCACAAACTATACAACCTTCACAGAGGTTAGACCAGTTTATTGAAGGACAAATACCAGGTGGAAGGCAGTTTGGTAAACAAAGAGCTAAAACTGAGAGGGAATATAGAGATGTATTCCATCCTGCAGCAGAACGTGAGTATAATGCAGTTTGGGACGAAGCTGTTAGAAATAGGAAGGACTTTGGATATGAAGAAGTCTTCCCTAAGAGAAGTCCTTATGCTCCTCCTACTCCTACAGAGGTATATGTAGTACCAGAAGGTGCTATGAAAGACCCTAATGCAAGGTATCTTTGGGAACTTATAAACAAGAAACCTAATACTAACCATACTAAGAGGGCAGACTTACCTCATAAGAAGTCAAATAAAAAGAAGAAAACTTCTAAGGATGATAGAGTCACTAAGAAAGCAGAGGGTGGATTAATTCAGTTCCTGCAAGGTGGTGATACAGTAGGAAGAATCAAGGCTAAAGATATGTCTAACTGGAATAGGGCATCTGCTCTGGCTAATTATGACTGGGTAGCTGATATTGATAGGTGGAAAGCTTCACATACTGGACCAGATGATTGGCAATCTTCTTATATGCTCTCTTTTAATGGCGGAGAAGATATATATGACCAATTAACTGATAAGACTGGAGATTACTTCGGTGGTAAGTATAATTACTCAGTACAAGACCCATTAGCTAAACAAAGGCAAATCACCTTTAGAGGAACTAATCAAGGCTTTGATGACCTAATTAGAAATGGTATCGTAGGCTATGGTACTACAGAAGGTACAACTGGATTTGACGTATATGCTGGTGATAGAACTGGTAACAGAACACTTGCCCGCGGAATGACTCCCGAAGACGTTGCTCGCTTTAATAAGCAATTAGCAACCAGAGGAATGGAATTATATGACAAAGGTAATGGAACCTATCGACTAAGAGCACTTCAAGAACCAACTCAACACCTAGACGAGGTTGTAGTTACAGCTCCTAAAGTAGAAGCTGGTGACACAACTAACCCATCTGGTATAAAGCGCGTAACAAGTACTCCTAAGAAGAAGCTTAAACTTAATGTAGCTCCAGAGGAAGTATTAGCTTTAGGTAGGATGGTTGGAGGTTTGGCAGCTAACAACAGGGCAGCTAAAGTATATAAGGAAGGACTAAAGCCAACCTTATTAGATACATTTGAAAATACTGTCCCACTTCAAGGTAACTTCCAAGCTAAGACCAATGCAGAGCAACAAGCAGGTAATTTAGAATCTGTAGCCGCAAGACCTAGAACTTCTGATGCTTCACTGCAGTTAGCTGGAGAGTTAGAGGCTAGTGATAGAGCAGGACAAGCTAGATTCCAAGGTGGTCTCCAAGATGCTGAAATGTTCTATAAAACTAGGATGTTAGGACAACAAGAATCTGATGCTGCTAAGGCAAGAAGAGTAGAGGTTGCTAACAGGAATAGAGCTTCAATGAATGCTATAGATGCAGCTAAGAAGCAGATTGATGCTGGAAGGATAACTGCTAATTATCAGCAAGTTATTGCTCCTTATTTAGCTGGTGTAGAGAATAGATTCAGACAAGCTAGAGGTATGAAGAATCAGTTAGCTTTAGAGTCCTATCTAAACAGAGTTGGTTCGGAATACGATACTGAATTAGCTAAGATTGGAGAGACTTACAAGAATGACCCAGTGGGGGCACAAAGAGAAATATCTAAATTACGCTCCAAGTATCAGTCAGATGCACTGAAGGAAAGAACATCACTGATAGATACTCCCTGGTTAGTTAGATTTAGTGGAAAGGGTTCTAAGCTGTCCTATGCTGAAAAAGCTATGCTTCAAAGGGCTAAGGATTTCAATAAGAGACTATCAGATGATAATAAACAATTTCATAAAGATATAATGGAATCTAAGAGGGAGCATAACAAGATGATTGCAAATATGTCTGCTCTCACTGCTGCACTTATAAAGAAAGGAATGCAACTATGAAATTAATTGATAAGCTACAACAAGGCGGGGGTATGCCCGCCTTTGTTAGCTACACTAATGTACCCCAACCTCAAGTAGCTGCTCCCTATTCACCTGCAACAACTAGTAAGGAGGAATCAGACGGTTCTGTTGGGCTACTAGACAAGAATATGGTAAAATTTTTATATGAGAATGGTATACCTAGTGATGTTGAAGCATTTATAGAAACTTCAGGTATATTCTCGGATAATATATATAAAAACCCCTTTAAGAAGGAAGATGCCACCGTCCAATATAAGACAATATTGAAAATGCTTCCTAGAATAAAGGCAGAAAATGAAAGATTTAAAAGTGCTATGACACAGGCGGACAAAAATGGTGGACTTGGAGAAATTGCAGTGACCGACGGTGGTCATGTAATTACGGTTAATGCTGAAGGCAAGTTACAGAAGAAGTCGTTAAATGATGTAGACCTCAATTCTGAACAAATATTAACTAATTCTGAGTTAGCTAACTATCGTGCCAATAGTATTAGTGCAGCCTTTAATACTGACCTAACAAGTATTATAAACAATGCTATAGGTGTTCCTAAAATCACCGAGTATATACAGTCAGTAATTAATAAGCTGGGAACTACCTCTATGTCCAGAGAGGGGTATGTAGGTCAGCAATCTGGAAAAATATTGAAAGGTATAGAGTATCTAACTGCTTTGCAGCCAAGTAGGGAAGACCTATCTGGAATGTCAGTAGATGGTCTTTATAAGATGTCTAGCTTAGACAAGTCCCAGCAGGCTCAAGCTAATCAAGCATTAGGCTACTTGTTAGCTTCCTTGCCAAGAAATATGAGGACGGTTTTACAAGCTAAGGCAGCTATGTACTTAGGAGATAATTCTGGAGAAGGGGTTAAGAAGTTGTTGATGTCCTTAACTCAATCAGCATTGAGTGGGGAACATACTATAAAACTAGACCTGCAAGAGAAAATGGATGCTAAGGGGAATACCAAATCATCTGGTAGTAAGGATAACAATATTACAGACCCTGCTAAAGCATTCCTACTAGGATTGGGTGAGATTAAGAACCATAAGATTAACAATGGAAATTCTTATAGTTTGAATCTTCCTGGTAATAGTGCCCCAATGGTCGATACATCTGGTAAGACTATAGGAAGTGCTACGTTAGAGGATGCTGCAAGGAGTACATTCTCTGGAGTATTAGATTTTAAGAATGCTACAATGGGAGGACAGTTATTGAACTCTTCACAAAGGAGTAGAGTAGCTATAGATGGCTCAAATGTGGTGGCTGTAGACCTACCTATTGACGTAGAGGCGTTACAGTCTGGAGTTCTTAAACCTGATATAGATTCTTTAAAGAGATTAGAATTAGCTGAAAATGAGATTAGAGAGGGAGATATAAAGGACGAAGCTCAGAAAAATGAGATTTATGCTAAGTATAAATTGCCTTACAAATATGTAAATGGTCAAATTAATACTTCTGCTTACGGAAGATTTGCTATATTAGACGCATCAGCTGATGAATCTGCATTTGCGGAAGACCCAACAATGGACGATACACTTAGTGAGGTTACTGACATTAATGAAAGAGAAAGTATAGAAAGAATACTAAAAGCTGCTGATGCATCATTTAAGATGAGTCAGCCAGGTCTATTCTCTAGTGGTAACAACGTATATTCTGGTTCAGTTTATATTCCTGTAAGACAGAATCTTATTAATGCCTCTCTTGGCTCTGGTCATTATCCAACAATGCAGGGTAATGATGCTATGGATATAGAAGCTAAGGAGCAACAAAAGCAAAAGTTACAAACCTATGTGCCAAGTCCTTCTCTATCTACACTATAAAATCTAGTAATATGACAAATTCAAAGGAAAATGATTGGCTGTTGAATAGAGTATCTAATCCTACCTTTTCTATCTCTGATTTTAAGGCAGTAGGATTAGATGCCACAAACACTTCATTAGAAGATGCAAGTGTTTATAAGAACATTCCACAAATTCAAGATAATCCTGCATTTCAAACTGATGGCAAATTTGATGAAGCCAAGTTTGATAATATATATAAATACATGGCTGAGACTTACAACCAGTTGGCTGATGAGTCATATCAGGAGGATATTGTAAGCCAAGCTACGTTCCATAGAGATAATATCTTTGCAGAACCTGAGCAAAGAAGGAAGGGTCCAGACATTTATCTATCTAGGGAAGCTAACCCTCTTAGACAAAAGAGAGGAGTTAGAAGGTTGAACTTGCTGGACGCTCCAACTATGTCAGCGGATGAAGTTGCCCAAACCCAAAAAGTATTGGCTAATCCTATAGGAGCATCCAACGGTGCTAGCCCAGTGTGGCATGATTCTCCGAATGATTCATTCTGGACTGATTTCTGGGATACTAGGGTCATGGCACAATGGGATGAAGATGGAGAACACGTAGACCCAATATCTAAAGAGCTAGTTAAACACAAGAAGGGGGAACTAAAGCTAAATGAAAATGGAACCTATTATTATGAGAATTTAGACGGACGTGATGTTTATGGAAGAAGAGTTTTATCTAAGCTGAATACCCTAACTACTGACGGGTCTGCAATTAATAAATATGACTTCTTTGATTCAGACGGAATTGATAAAAGTGTTGCTGGCTCTCTAGCTAGGAATGCAATTTCAATCCTTCCTATGTTTATTCCTGGCATTAGTCCCTGGTATATAGGTGCAGGAATTGCCTTAGAAACAACTAAGGTTCTAGCTACTCTAGGTAAAGTGTTTTCTGGAAGTGATAATAAGTTCCTTTCATCTGTAGAGGGATTTACTAAGTCCTTAGAGCCTACAACCTCTGAATATGGTCAAAGTAATGCCTGGTCTATGGAGAACTTTATTAACTTAGCTGGAGATGTATTTAAGCAACTATATGAACAGAGGTGGATATTTAAATATGCCCCAGCTATAGTAAAAGGTAATCTAATGGATGAAGCTGGAATAGCTAAGAAAGAATTAGAGTTCCAGAAAAAATGGGCTACATTGCAGGATTACACTAAACTGTCTCAAAAGGATATAGCTAAACTAGGTCGACAATTAGAAGAGCTTAAAGCTGTTACAGCATTAAAGGCTCAGAATGATTTAGAGAACTATATGAAGGGCTATAACAAGATGGGAGAAATTCTATCTAAGGCATATATGACTAGCATTACAGTTCAAGATGCCTATGGTGAAGCTAAGGAGCAGGGTGCTACTGACATGGAAGCAGCACTACTTACACTAGGATACGCTGCGGGTGAGTATGCTATTATTAATAGTAAGCTAGGAGAATGGATACTTCCAGAACTTAGGATGGATAAAGAGCAGATGAAGCAGGTGGTTAAAACTTTAACAGAAGGTTCTAGAAAAACTGTTGATAATGCTTCTAAGGTTCAGAAAACTGAATGGATGAAGAAAATATTTAAGCTAGGTAAGGATGTTGCCCAAGCTAATTATTCAATAGGGAAGAGTGGACTAAAGGCTACTGCTGCAAATGCTCTTGGTGAAGGTATAGAAGAAGTATCTGAGGAAGTATTGTATGATTTTGCTAAATCTGTTACCAATCTCGGTATGTGGTTAGCTGGTAGTGATACTCCTCCCTTACAAGCATGGGATAATATGCTAGACAGATATGGTATGTCCTTTGTCGGAGGTATGCTAGGTGGTGCTATGTTTGATGCCTTACCTAATCTTAGGGCAGCTAGGCAGCTTGGAAGTATGGACAGCAAACAAGCTATGCAACAACTTGTTTATATGGCTAGAAATGGTAAAATGAATGATTTCTTAAAGCTAGTAAATAAGATGGAGCTTGGAAACAAGTACTTATCTGCCACTAAACTTGTAGATGGTGTAGATGGTAAGAAAATATGGGCACAGGGTACAGACTCTGATAATCAAGACCTTGCTGCCAAATCTGAGGTTAGGAGAATAGCTAAATTTGTTACTGATACATTAGCTGCACAAGGAGCTACTATTAGTGATGATGCTTTCTTCGACACACAAACACTTAATGACCTTAGGTTTTCTGCACTAAGAAATAGTAGTGTAGCTGCTAGTTACCTACAGGATTATAACAGTGTTTGCGAGAAGATTGTGACCTTGACCAATCAGCTCAACTCTCTTGGGGGAACTCAAGAAAGAATGGAAAATGGAGGTCCCACAGATGCACAAGTAAAAGAAAATGGGGATGAAGCAACTAAGGCTGAGAGAAGTAGACTAGAAGGAGAACTTAAAGCAGCTATTGAGAGAAAAGAGGCATATATGAAAGGAGAACTAGCTCCTCAGCTTATATATGAGTCTTTATTCGAGATGTCTACCGCTGTTAGTAGCGCATATCTATCTCCAACTCTTATACAGTATGCTGAGAATAAAACTGGTAAGAAAGTAACAGATATTCCGAAAAACGAGTTAGGGGAAATATCTAAGGAGTATGAGGGATGGAAGAACTCTGGGTTTAAAGATGCAGTACGTACTGCAGCTTCTATCCATAAGTCTATAGCTAAAGTGGTTGCCCCACTGTTCCAAAATCATAGTTTAAAATACTATGAAAGTTTTGATGAAAATCTACACTCTACATTAGGTGTCTTACAATCAGGATTGAATGAGTATGTTAATAGACTTAACGAAACCAAAGACTCAGAGTCATTCTCCGAAGAGATGTCTCAGTTTAATGTACATTCATCAATGGGTATTATAAGCCCATTATTAGCTACTTTTGGGACTGAATCTGAGAAGTCTACGTTCACCGATATTATAAATACTCCAATAACTGAGGATTATACAGCAGAGGTACAAGCGGAGCAGTATAACAAGTTGGTAGGTAAGTTCTTAGTGTCTCACATAGAGGCTATCACTAAGCCTATTATAAATCAAGGTTACATTAATCCAGAACTAAAGAGAGTACTTAGCAGTACCCTAAATTCAGCATATTGGTACTTTATTAATCAGGCTGAATACTATGGGGATGAGAACAGTTATATAGATGCAACCAAGATGGAAGCAGCTAAAGCTCAAATTGATAAGTTGAAGCATTCAAATATCATTGAACTTTTAGACCAATTCTCTTTAAGCACTACTGACTCAGATGTTAAAGTATCAAGTATTCTTGAAGAAACAGATGCTTCTTTAAAGGAGCATATGGAAGACCTATCCAACTTTAACTTAAATAATGAGAGGTTAGACCAAATTGCTGAAGCTCTTTCAGTGATTAACATATTTAAGGCTCAGCTACTTAGTGCTAGAGTTGACAACGCTGATTTATCTAATCTTTATGGTATGAATGTTACTATAAATGAGTTAGATTCTGAGGCTAACCTTGCTGAACTGCAATCAAATGTAGCTGACGCAATGATGCAAGATTTGGAAGGTATTGAACTACGTCTTAAAACATTCCAAAAAATTATTGCCGCTAACAACGCTCAGAAATTAGGGGAACAAACTAGAACTGCTAACAATAAGAATATACTTATCTATGATAGGATAAAAAGATTTATTCTTAGCATCCCCAATGACTGGTCTGGAAGGGCTGAGTTTGAGAGTGTGGTGAGTAGTCTAAGTAAATTAGAGGAAATATCTGCTGCTAAGAAGGTTAATCTTAATAAGGAGGAGAGGTTCCAAGTTGAATCAGAAATAGTTAAGTTAGATGATGCCATATATGATTTCTTTAAAGCTAATAGCGATAAAGTAAAAAATCCAGAAGCTCTGTCTAAGCTTATTAGTGTTGACAACTTTGGACTTATAACCCTAAATGATAGTATAGAATCTCTAAACTCTAAGTCTACTAGTATAGATGATAATGCTATAGTTTGGTACATCGCCTCTAGAGCTGCAGTTCGAGCTTCTGATTTCTATGAAGAATACAGGTCTATTATCAGTGATAAGATTGCACCTATTCCAACTCAGGAATTGGCTACTTATTTGGGATATGCATCTATACTTAACGGAGGTGTAATAGAGAACTTCTGTGATGCTGTAAATACCTCCCTAAAGAACCACGCGGATTCTATGACTGATGCTGAGTGGAACTCTAAATATGACTCAGAAACTATTCTTAGAGAAGGAGTATTAGATTCCTTAGTTTCTCCGAGATTTGCTAGGGTTGCATTCATTGAGGGCATTCCTGGTAGTGGAAAGACTACTGGAGTATTTAATAATCTTATAGTATTGTTAAAGAAATATCATCCCGACGTTCTTAAGAATGTTTGGATTGGTCATGCTACTGAGGATAGTGCTAAGGGTCTAAAAGCTGACCTAAATCTTGAGTCCGCCACCACCTTAGACAGAGAACACCTTATGAAGAGGGTATCTCAAGAGTGGAGAGATTTCAAGGATTATCCTCAAAAATCTTCTAAGGAGGTAGACCCATCTTCTAAGGATGATATTATGGTATCAATAGTTGGTGATGATATATACTTCGATGACAACAATATCACAAGGTCAAACTTCAAAATTAATGAAATTTCTGAAGTGCCTTCTCTAATCCTTATTGATGAGGTGTCGAGATATACTGTTGTTGATATGGATTTGATTAATAGATTTGCTCAAAAATATGGTATTCCGATTATTGTGGCTGGAGACTTTGACCAAAGTAAAGCTATTGGTAGACACCTGATTAACTTCAAGGGAACAAATGTTAGAAATACTATACAACTAGCGCGTCGAAACTTTGTGAGATGTCCTAAGCTGGGAGTATCAATGAGAGCCAATAATCAGCAAGTAACAGTCAACCTTAACTATCTTAAGAGTATTCTGTCAGACCTAAGAAGCAATAATTATAGTTCTGACATAACGATGCATTACTACCAAGACAATTCTGGACTATTTGGAACCAAAGTCTATAATAGTAAAGACGTAAATGGTTCTGTACCATATAGCATAGAATTAGTTAAGGCTGATATTGACCTTATGATTAGTAGTATGAATCCTGATGAGAAGATAGGATTTATCTATTATGATACTGATACTGAAATATATAAGTTACTTTCAAGTGCTACTTATAAAGATAGAATAGACTTTAAGCAAGGTAACTCTTCGCAGGGTCTTGAAGGTAAGTATTATATAATTGATGATTCTGCTGGTTTGGAAAACGAAGAGTACTGGGACGACCTTTATACTGGTATCTCTAGAGCTATACAGGGAAGCATCGTTCTACATACTAAGGACAACTATAGAACCAGTAACTCTAATCAATTAGCCTCTATTCAAGATTCTTCTACTAGTGTCAGTGAATTATCAAGGGATGGAATTAAAACATTCTCCTCTGAAAGAAGGGATATGTTAAATAGGCTTACATTAGACAGTAAACCCACTGAACTAATTAAGAGAGAGAAAGATACTACTATACCCTCTGTTACTGTAGTTCCAGAAGTGGGATTAACCTCAGAGACTGCTACAACAGTAACCGATGACGGTACTAAGGAAACAGTGATTATCACAAATAACGGACTTCCAACCGAGAAAGATATAAGGGATAAGACCTTGGCGTCTAGTGAGGATACAACTCCACCCCCTGTACCTGCAACAAGTGTTAGCCATACCTCTAGTACTAAGACTGAAGCTATACTCGACTTATTAATGTACACATTCCCGACATTTGAATCTGGAACTACATTTGATGAGAAGGGTAATTTAATAGTAACTCCAGAGAACAGTAAGAGGTTAGATAGTTATTTCGGATTAAATAGACTACCTGGAATCCAAGTAAAGAACAAGGAGACTTTTGATGAAGTAATAGGTAATCTAAGAAGTATTATATTTAATACCTCTGACAAGGGAGACCTTGTTAAAAAGGTCAAGACTTTGTTAGGTCTGGGTAATGATGTCTACTGTACATTCGCATTTAAGAGTTCAGCAAGTACTTTCAATAATGCTGAATGGGGCAGGTTTAGAAAAGACACTGGCTCAGAATCTCTAAGTTATATGTTCTCTGAAGATGAAGAGAGCAAGAACATTAAATTGAAGACTCTATCTATTATTATAGGAGAGGGCACTAATGATGTATTAGAGCTACCTCTAGCCATTCTGCCTAACCCTGTAACTGTGTTTAAGAATGATAAGTTTAAGGCAATTAGAGATGAGTATAATGAAATCTCAAGGAGAGACCCTAGTGCTACTATGTTTGATAGGTTCAATGAACTTATTAAGTTTATACAAGCTAATCCATCTATTGGGGGAGGAAGTGCCCTAGTAAACTTTTTGAAAGTGTACACCTTTAACTCGAATGGTATATTCTACATAGAGGATAACAACTGGACATTAGCTGGAGGACTAAAATCACAAGGTCCAACTATAACTAACGTCCTTAAAGGTATGGATTATGAGTATAATGGAAACTTGAAGTATGAAGGTAAATGGATAACACTCGATGAATTATCGAAAGTTCCAGGAATGACTATCTCTAAAGTAAAGTTATCACCTAAAGGTGTGTATACATTTGGTGGAAAGACTATCAATTTTGCCAAGCCAGGACATCCTTTTGTGTTTATTAGCAATGATATAATGTTACAAGGTTCAGACCTTGAAACTTATTACTATAAACAACTTGAGGATGGCTCTGTAGAGAAGAAGGTAAAGCTAGTATATGTAGTTCCTCCAAAAGCATCAGTTAAGGAATATTTTGACAACTTGCTAAGCATAGTTTCTGGAGATAAGAACTCTATCAAAAGAATAGGCAATGACTTTACTGCTTATAGAATCATCAACATATTATCTGCTCAACCAGAGTTTGAGAAAAGTGACCTAAACTACAATACTACCGCGTATGAAGGCATCATGCAGTTAATTGGGAAGCTTAATAATGCAGAAGGAGATACTAAGGCTCAAATGGCAATCCTTAATGACCCAGTGGATATTAAAGGTTTGAATGCCAACATTACAGGTAGACAAGCTCTTCAAAATTATCTATTAGGTTCTGTATATCCGCCAAATGCTGATAATACCAGTAGAGTGTTTAAGGAAGCTAACTTACGTTCTGTGGAACATATTCTAGGTCAAAACAAGATTCCTGGAATATTCTACAATATACAATATGATAAGTCTTCTACAGATGCTATTGCATTGGATGCAGTATATGATGTAGGTAACTATTCTATTGACAATAATCCATTTATGGTGAATGGTAAGATAGACAGTCCTTCATTTTATGGTAATGTAAGCCCACTACTAGAAACAATAGTCAATAAAATGACTGATAAAGGTAGTTTTAAGGGCAGTAAAGATAATAGTAAGTATCTGGCTGGACATTCCCGTATAGGAGTAATTTCTAAACCAACAGTTGATACTGTCTTTAAGTCAATGAATATTAAGGCATCCACTTCCGTCATGTCAGAAATGGATATAGATACCTTACAAACACTATCTAAGGAGCAGGTTTTAGACGCATATAGGAAGACAAACCATCTGGTAATACCTATAGGTTCTGACATCTATATAAGTGCAAAATCTACAAACCTTGATGTGTCTAACTCTGTTGTTTCAGATATTTCCCAAATAGGTTTAAATATTCACAAATTTACCTTAACTTTGGGGAATGAAATCTTTAGTGCAGAGCTAAATCTAAGTGATAATGAGATTACCTTAATAAAGCAGGCGGATGCAACTACAGGAACTCCGCTTACTTCATTCAGTGTAAACTCACTGTCAGAAGTTGCAGAATATAAAAACATCCTTAGTGTATTTAACTTTGCCACGCTTGGTAAGGTTCAATCTGCAAAGGGTGTGGAAGCATTTAATAAAGAAGTTAATGCTATGAGAGCAACTTCTAAAATGATAAAAAGGATGAGTGAGGAAATCGACCAATTCGAGGGGTCTCAGAGAGACATGCTTAAGAATTTGGTAGATTTCTTGCAGTCTAAGCAAGATGAAAAGGCTCGTCTAAACACTACTGACAATTCATGTCCAATAACCATAAAAATTAAATTATAATCATGGGTAAATGTAAATTTAACAAGAATGATTCCAACTTAGATTTACAAGATGTATTACAAGATACATTAGAGGAAATTTGGGAGGAAAAAGACGAATTTAGTAGAAAGGCGATGTTTATTAATAGTCTGAAAGAGATTGGAGAGGGGTACGACATCACGTCCCTCTCCGACCTTGCGGACTTTATTGATGCATTCGTTATGGAGATTGCTCCAGCATTACATGATGTTGTTCCATCTAATATGACTACTTACCTTTCTGGCAATAGTAGTAATATTGATGATACTGCTGAGGAAAATCCTACAAAACTGGATGCCTTAGATGACCCTGAGGGTAATGCTGATGCAAAACAAAGAATTAGAGGATTCATAGTAACTAATTATGGTACTGCAACTGAAATTGCTTCGGCAATGGAAGCTAGTGTTGTCGATAATATAGTTAAATGTTTCCTTGTAGACAGAGAAGCTGGTAAAGTTATAAAAACTGAACATGAAATCAATGAGGCACTTAGGAATTACCAAGAAACCCTTCTACAAGATGTGGTTGCTTATTTAAAGGATGTATATTCTAAACTTCCATCTAAAGATGCCCAAAGTGCTCTTGGGAAGTTATCTAATCTTACCATGTGGAAGGATGGAGTGTATCTAAATGCAGTAGGAGAACTTAATGCTGTAGGTGAAAGATTTCTTCATCATTCACACTTCACAGCTGACGACCTTAGAAGGATATATTCTAGAAATAGGATTATTGATAAGAAGTTTATTAAAGCCTATAATAGCTTAGTTATCCTAAATCACTTCGACGACTTACTTAGTTCCAAGTTGGGAAAGGTTCTTAAAATTAATGAGAACTTCCCTAAATACAGTCCAGAGGATAGATATTCTCTTACTGGCACTGGAGCAAACAATAGTAGGAACTGGGGTGACAAGGAGAAGGATGTAAATATGAATGACCATGTATCTGATGTGACTAAGTTACTGGTTGAGACTACTCCTGTATACACTTGGGGAAGTAGTACACCTGTTGCTGATAAAAAGGTTAAGTTGGATGCATTCAATTATATCATATCCAAGATTAAGGGATTGGCTAATTCTCCTGATATTCATAACCCTGCACTCACGTTTGATGGAATGTTCTTCCTTAAATACCCTCAATTTGAGCATTTGCGCTCTTCAATTGGAGGTAAGTCCTTTTATACACTACTATCTTCTGCTAGTACTGGTAATGTACTTGAAAACTATCACGCTTTGTTCGAATTACTGAGTGATGAGTCTTTCTTCAATAGCAATTATGAGTTACTTAGAGGATTCAAGAGTATAGAAAAGAACCTAGTGTATTCACTGAGACAGGGTATCTTTAGTAGTGATATGCACTCCTTATTTGGGATTTACAAGAATAATATTCTTGACACTAACTATTACTCATTCATCTGTCAGCTAGTAGCAACTGCTAGCCCTCTTGACTTTGTGCAATATAGGATTAACGAAGATGGGGAGATAGTCAGAGCAACTTTGAGAGATAATCTTAATAGACAATTAAGAAATCAACTTGAAAGAAGCATTTCTTCTGCATTAAGTATTACAGCTCCTACACAATATGAGCCTAAAGTTGCTAAATATAATCCTAGATATGAAGAGGATAAGGTTACGGATGCAAAAGAAGGGTTAAGAACTGTTTCTGTGTTTAGATTCCAGATACCAGAGTTAAATATATCTGTTCAATTTAACCCAAAGGCGAAGAGGTCTAATGCTTTTTCAATATCTAGAGATGGAAAGCCTTTAACAACCTTTAATGGTAAGGAGGATTGGGAAAAAGCACTTCCTTTCTTTAAAGAGTTCCTATATCTAGATTTTGTTTCGGATGGACCTTTAGTTGAAAGTTATCTCGCTCTAAAGACAAAAAATGGTAATATCCAGTACGAGTCAGCTATTAGTGATTTACTCCAACTTAGTACAAGTATTTTCTTCAACTCATACTTCTCCCATAATCTAGTTCCAAAGGAAACTAGTACTCAGGAATTTAGAAGGAGACAAGAAGAGGTATTTGGTGCTGAGAATCTAACTTCTATAAAGAGAGGTTCTAAGGATATTGGTATTCTTCTACCTAGCTATGTGCCAGTAATGGAAGATGTTGCAGCAGCCTATGCTATGACTACCGATGCTTATGTAAGTGGCATCGCTAGGGATGGTGAGGGTCGTGCATTATCTGGAGTTGCTATGTCTATGCTTGGTACTAATTATAGAAACCAATGGGTAAATCAGTGCATGAATCCAGGTTCTGCCACTAATGCCTTCTCCCTTTTAAATAGCTCTTTCCTTCATAGAGGAATGGTAGTGTCAAGAGAGTACAAGGGTAAAATAGGTAGCAAGAAGCACATTGACTTCAATATGTCAGAGTCTTTCTATACTGCATTTGTAAGTAATTATTTATGCAATATAGTAGGTAATACAGATGCAGCATTCTTGCCTTCTGTTATCTCAGATAAGTCCTCTCTGATTCACATGGTTGAGAATCTAAAGTCTACTAGTGGATTAGACAAGCCCTACGCGAATCTAACTAAGGATGAAACCATAGCTATTATAAACAAGGAGCTTGGAGATTGTTATGTAAAGATAATAAACTCTATAACCTCAGAGTGGGAACAATTAAACTCTGCTCTTAGGAGTATTGATACTTCTTTAGTATTTAACAATCCAGTTCAGTATCCGTTGTTGGCAAGCAAGAAGGTAATTCCTGTATTTAACCCAATGACTAACTTTGCAGAAGTGAACACAGTCTATGGGAATGATTCAAGAAAGGTTCTTGAAGAGGTATTGAGAGTATATCAAAACATTGTTAGGGGTAAAGACCTTGAAATTAAGGATGAAGTATCATTCCAAGGTGGTAAGACTTTATCATTCAACAGAACTTTAATATCTCTTACTAATAGGTTTAATCCAGAGTATTTTACTAGAGCTGGTCTTAACGTAGAAGAAGTATTTGGTAAGCTTACTAATAGTGAGAACTTTTGGAGGATTAAGGAGGTAGAGTTATTAACGGACCTACTTGACAATGACTTCATGATTGAAACCACTGATGAAAGAGGTAATGCTCTTACCACTCCAGAGGTAGCATATCTAGCTAAGAACAAGGATTGGATAAAGTTCTCTACCAAAAGAGTAATATTGGCTAGGTATACCAATTTTGGTAAAACTTTTGACATTACTAAATGGTCAGACCTATATTCCATAGGAGGTTACACTGAGAATGGAATAACTTATAATTGGGGGACTCCTGGATTTAGTTTTTCTAAATTCTTAGAGATAAGAGGAGGAGAACTACAATTACATCCTGATTTGGCTAGATTTAACGTAATAGACTATCTACTTAGCCAAGAGTACGTACTCTCTACCGTTGGAACTCATGCTAATCATCCAGCTAAGAAGGCTACTTCAAGTCCGAATGACTTAGTAGAAGAAGCTGCAAGATATATTGCTCAGCATAAGAGAAATGTATCATATACAGCTGCCAAGCAAGTTATGATTCAAGGTCTGATAAATGGTATATTACCTGAGTATACAATTGCTGTAATTGAGGATGATACCGCCCCAACCTATAATCCTATGGGAGACCATGATGAACATGGTGTTAAGCAATATGATGGTAGTACATTTGTATCCCCTGAGACAATGTATCTGGAGAATAATTCTCTTGGTGGTGCTAAGGTAGGTGTGGATAAGAAACCATTTATTCACTTCTATAAGGAGGGTAGTGCTACTGGTGGTATTATTAAAACTGCTGGATTTGCCTTAACCAACTTTACTATGCGAAATAGCAAGTTCTATCAGAGAATGGTAAAGAAGATGTGGGGCAAAACATGGGAGTTTGAGGGTTCTCTGTTTAATGATAATGTATTGGTAGATTTCCAGGGCAATCTCATACCCTATGAGGATGTTTATTACAAAGGAACTGATGGTAAATTTTATATGATTAATAGTATTACATATGTGCCAGAGGATGGTACATATATGATTATTAAATCTGAAGTTGAACCTGATGGTACTATTGTAAGACAACTTCCAGCTGAGATTACTCCCAAACCTGGAGAAGGTCCGAGAGTTACAGCTAGTGGAACAACTCTTTATCCAGTAACAACCAACTTTGGCTTATATCAAATGTTTGGAGGCTGGAACTCCTATTCTAAATCAGAAGATGGTTTAATTCCATCTGAGGTTTCAGTAAGGAATGTTGTTAAAGCCGTTAATGGTGTAGGAGTTAAAATATCTGATTCTGTTGTTTCTCAATCAGATGTGGTTCAGCCATTAAAGTGGGCATCTATTCAATACGTGGTGACAGCAGGTGCTATTAAGCAAGGTGCAGCTAATGTCAATTTGAAGCACGCTTATTTTGATGATAATCCATATCTGACTATGAAGTTTAAGACTACTGATATTGGTATTCAGCTAGATGCAGAACATAATGCTGATGAATCTACGCTGTCTATTATGACTCAGGTAGTTAATGCTTTGTCTTCTAGAGGTTACACTTCAGAGCAAGCTGGAGAAGTTTACGAAGCTATGTTTGCTCTAACTGAGGCTGGAATCAACGATTACGTTGAAGGATTTAGGCAATACATGGATGATAGTGACCCTACTAAGTTCAAGGATGCTATAATCTCCACAATAGTTAAGTCTATTCAGAATAGTACTAGCAGAGATGGAAATCTTATGCAGGCTGTCATGGATACATTAATATCTGATACTAAGGCAGGTAAACTGGTAAAGTATAAGAATGTTGAGGGGGTAATTCCATTTAGTGACCCAAGCATCTTTAATGGACTTTGTTCTGCTATATCGTCTACTTTAACTAAGGCAGCTATTAGATTACAATTTAATGGTAGCCTTGCTGTATTGAATCCTTCTCATAAGATTTGGAAGCTGTATGGTGATAGAATGTATGATTCTTTTAATAATGATGAAGAAATTCAGAAGTTACAGGAATTGTATAACTCTAAGCCTATAACTAATTTGTCAGAGTTGAGACTTGGTAGACACTATACAATTACTGTAGGTGACACTACATCTACAGAATTTATAGAAACTCCTCAGCAGTACTGGGATTTAAGAAGCAGATTAACTCAGTCCGAACTAATGGGAATACCATTTAGTATTGTTGAAAACATTACAGCAGGTCGTGATTTAGCATCTTACAACTTTACGTTCAAGGACGTAGATGGAAACCTCTACAATATGTGGGATTTAGATGTAGTTAAAAATCTTTACTCTACCACTGACTCTAAAGAAAGAATACTCCTAAGAAGAGAGCTTCAGAATGCTTTGGGTGCAGTTAGTAATGGTACACTTAATTCTGTGTCCGTTAATGGGGCAATAGTACAAGTAGATAAATCTTCTCTACAAACTCAGCCATTTGAGCTGATAATGCCTAAGATTTACGCTAGTAGATTTGGGCTGAAGAGAGGTGATAGTCTAGCAACCATTAAAAATGATGACACATTCTTCCTAAAGAGAATGTTATCAAATTGGGAAAGTAAAGTTAATGATGCTGATTTCGACATTGAACTGAAGAGGTTAAATGGTAAGCACGTATATCTAGTAGACAAGAGAGTTTATAAAGATACTCACTTGACTCCTGTGGAAATTGAGACTAGGTGGGATGGAGCTAAGCTTTACAGAGTTAATAGCTCTGGAGAGAAGCTACACAGACTATCTGATGAATCAGATAGAATATACACTGATGTTAATGGTAATGAAGTAATTGTTACTAATAATACTCAGTTCTATATTGATTCATTTAATTACCACACTATAAAGGTATCTAATAGTGCTGCTATGAGTAAGGATATTAGTAAGATTATTCAGCCTATACTAAGCTCAAAGTCTAAGGTGGCGAGTAGATTTGCCAAGTATATAGGTAAGAATGACCCTACCGATATTATAACTTATGTGAATAAGCTATACTCAGAAAGTATTAGTAAGTTAAGAACCAATCCTAGAGCTAAGATAGAAGACCCAAGTATTGATGCAATCAGAGATTCTGCTGCTGAATTACATACGTCTTTTATTAAATCTTTGGATGTTCTAGCTGCTCGTATCCCTGCCCAGTCTATGCAATCATTTATGCCTATGAGAGTAGTGGGATTTGACGAGACTGATACAAACTCCGCCTACGTTAATTACTTCCAGTTTTGGCTACAGGGTTCTGACTTGGATATTGATAAAGTTTCCTTGTTAGGATATTCATTTGACAGGACAGGTAAATATGTTGGATGGAGTCCATACTTTAATTTGAGTTCTCAGAGTGCATTAGTGGAATCTGAGAAGCTGCCATTCCCTACAAATAAAGAGTTAGAGTTGGTTGAGACTGATGATACAGCATTGACTAATTGGGCTTATGATTTTGTAGGTTCAGGGAAATTGTTTAACTTTAGTGGTTCAAAAGTTCTATTCCTGCCAGAATATGACTTGGACAATTCTTTAGGTTCAATACAATCTTTATCGAACTTCTTAAGAATAATTAAGAAAAACGGTGGTAAATTGTATATCCCTAAAGGTTCTAGGCTTCCTTTTAACGAAATGAAGGAGTTGATTGACCGACACAATTTATACGTAAGGAACTCTAGTAACCCAGAGGATATGATTAAGAACTTCATATCTTCTTATATGTTCAAGATTAGTGATAATCCTATTAATTTAATGCAATCACAATCATCTATTGATGATGCTGTAGCATTGTTAAAGGATATAGCTAAAGGGTCAACAGAAGGTCAGAGAACTCTACAATTTACTCCAGGTAATGTAGTAAATAAGTATGAGTCTATGTATGATTTTCAATCTGGTAAGAAGAACGTTGGTATAGTTGCATCTGCTATTAAAGTGTATGATGGTTTAACCCATTATTATAACACTACACTAGGTAGCGGTGATGTAATGAAGCAATCTGGACTATTATTCAACAGAGTTGTTTGTGGTAAAACTTTTAGACTGTTAGCTAACTCATATACTAGTAATCTAGAATCTGTAAGAAATCCCGAAGTATTAGATGCGTTACAGAACGTGGATAATGACACTGATGCTAAGTTAGTATTCTCTGCATTAATGTCTGCTGCAACTGATAATGCTAAAGACCCGATATTGGCTAAAATCAATGCTGGTCCTAACATGATGGGATTATATACTTATGGTACAGCTATTGGTATTCCTTTAAATGATTTAGCTGGTACTATGATGTCTAAAACTGCTCGTATCCTTTCTAAGCTTATGGACTCTAATGTATTTAATAGGAAAGGTGGTATGTCAATTACCAGTGCTATTAAGTATATCGAAAATGGTCCCAGCATTGGGGAATTAGACCCTGAGTTCATCTCTATACTAAAGAAGGAGTTTGGGTCTGGTACAGATGCATCTGACTTCGTAATTGGTAAGATGTTACAATATAGACTCTCTGACTTATCTAAAGGTCACGAATTGATTGATAGCTTAAGAAAGAGAATAAGGTCTATGGAGGCATCTATGAACAAGGTTTCAATGTATAAGTTTCTAGAAGAGTTATCTGATTATATTAGATTCGTCTATATCATAAACAATGATGTAATCACTAACTCTGAGGGAGTGCAGTACAGAGCCATTGATTCAATAAAGCAATTAGTTCAGGGTGCATCTGAAATGGGTAGGTTAAGGAGTATATATGCTCTTAATCAGGGTCTTCCTAACAAAGTAGAGGATAAATTTAAGTTTATTGATAAATTTGAAAGTATCTTCGAGGATAGAATAAGGGAGATTTCAGGTGAAGAGAAGGAATCAACTGTAATGGTTAACGGAATGGTTATGAAAGTTTCTGACGTTATCTCAAAGCTAAGGAATCTAACTAACGATGAAAGTAATCCATACAGAATTTCTTTCAGCAGATTCATGTCTGACGAAGAGTATAGAAATACCTTAATTGCTCTATATGGAGGATTAAAGCATTCATTCAATGTGTTAGATGCAGCTTGGTCAGTACCTCACTACAGGGGCTACTTAGAAACTTTCCATATGGATATGGAAGGTAACTACATGATTATGTCTAAATACAGAATGATGAGGGATTTAGGTCCCAGAATCATCAAAGATGGTAGCTTCTATAGTAGTAAGGAAAGGTCTAATGTTTATAAGAAGCTTCAATCATTCTGTGATATGACTCTTAGAAACACTTGGATGAAAACTTCTGAAAAGGTAATTACAGTCCCAGCAGGTGTAACTATTATGAATAGTATTGGTAATACCTTTACTACTCAAGGTGATACCCCTATTATGTTAGGAACAAGATGGGGTAATGAGTCATTTAAGATGTGGATGGATTCTGTGGTGATTCCCGAATTAAAGGATATAGAACCTAATGAATTTATTCAATCTCTAAGTCCTATTAGATTAGATAGAACCCTTAGTGGTAACTCTGCATTTGTGTATTCTTTACCAACTAATATGTTGCCTAAGTCTACATCAGAAATAGAGCGTTTAAACAGATATAAGAGAGCCTTTAATCAATTACAAGGTGCTCCTACATATCAAGGTTATCCACTGACTGATTTATTCTTCTATTATAATCTGATAAACTTTAACAACACTGTCTCTCAAAGTTCTTTGACTACAATCTTTGAGGACATCATTAGAACAAAGTCATCCCCGCTGGTTGAAGAATTTCATAAATTCACATCAGTGTTAGATTCTAACTCAGAGTTAGTTGAGGGGGTAGATTTCTCTTATGAAGAAGCTCAAAAGTGGTGTGCCCCTATTGAGGATACTAACTATTCTACTAGTTATTATGTTAGAGACTATAACAATGCAGATATGAAGTATCATCTATTTGTAAGGAAATCTAATTCTGCTGACGTTGGTGAGGTGGATGGAGATTTTGACTATGATTCCGATTATATGGATTGGGTTGGAGATGATTATGATAATGGAGACATGGGTGGGCGTCAATATGGTCCTAACCTAGAGGATTATACAAAGGTTATTGAAAACACTAACTATACTAATCCCTGGGACACAGCTGACATATATAACGACTACAACATAAGAATTGACTCAAATTCTGTAATTAATCTTGATGCTGACAAGAAGCTAAAATCTATAAGCTATAAGGGTAAAACCTATAGTAAGGAGGTTCTAGTGAGTCTAGCTAAATCACTAGGTGGCTCTGAATCAGATTTAGATATACCTTATGTAACCAGAGTTGTTGATGGCATAAACGTAAAAGCTATTGATGGTTTACAGTATTCTGCAATCATAACTCAACTATTAGACAATCCTTGTTAATATGGCAGTATGTCTTAATAAAAATTCAGTAGAGTACCAGACATTGTTGAAGATGTCTGGTCTCTCTGAATTTAAATTTAATGCTTTTACATCTACATTTGTAGATAAATTTGGTAGGTATCCAGAACTCGATGAGATACCTGGGGCTGACTCTAGACCTTATCTGAATAACTCTTTGTCAGTCAAAACGATAGATGATACGAGTTTCGTAAAGAATGATAAGATATTTTCTCAAACTGGCACAACAGATGTCAAAGAGGCTAATATTAGGATAAATAACACGTATCGAGACTTAGAGGTTAAGCTAACTCCTTCTAGTGAGGTGTCTACGATACAAGTTAGGAAACGCCCAAATAAATGGGACAATGTATATGAGGGAGGAATAATCATTGATGATTCCACATCTTCCTCTAGGAATGTTGGAGTCTTTAATAGTATATTAGAGAAGTTGGCAAACCTCTATGGTATTAATTTTGTTAGCATTACTAACGGGGAACTATCCTCAGAACAATGGAAGGGAGTCGTAGATGATGCTAAAACAACTAACGCTTTCGTCTACAATGGTAATATATACATTAATATAGATAATTCTAGCATTGATGCTCCATTGCACGAAATGTTACACCTATTCTTGGGTTCAGTTAGGTACAGTGACCCTCAACTATATTTTTCAATGGTGGAGGCTATGAATGAATTACCTAACAAAGCGTTGCTGGCTAGAAATTATAAGGACAGAACAGATTCTGACATAAATGAGGAATTGTTGGTGTCAGAGTTTTCAAAATATATAACTGGGCAAGATAGTATTATTAGTAAGTTACCAGTTAATGTGCTGCATAAAACATTCTACAATATGGGTAGAGTGTTAGACTCTATCTTATTTGGGGAGCAGAGTATAGCTACTATGGACACAAAGAGTCTATTCAACTCCTCTTTAGTAAAGCTGTCTGAATATCTAGGTTCTGCACTAACTAATAATCAATATTCAGGAACCTTTAATGTTAAGTCAGCTGAGGTTCACAGAGTATTAGCTAACGTTAAATCAGATTTAATGAAGAATAAAGACCTAAAAGAATTTTGTGGATAATGGGATGCATTTATGATTACAAAGGACATATCTTCCAATCTGAATTAGAATTAGATGATTTCTTACTTGAAAGGGGACATTTAGTATCTAAGTATGGAGACATTGTGTTTAGTAAAAGCAATAGAGCTATCCAGACTTATGATTCTGTAATGAACTTAAAGATGGACACCGAGGCTCTTAAAGCAAGTAAGATAATCTCTGAGGTTGAAGATGGAAAAAATGATATTGAAAACATTAATGTATCTGGAAATGGATATATTGGTGTGAATAAGTTTCTACAAGGTCTTAGGAACTTAGAAGGGGATTTGTTATTCCCAGAATTTAGACCTGAAAATTATTGGAAGGAGATTAAGCCAAGATGGGCAGGAGGTAAGTTTGACAAAGAGGAGGCTGATGCAATATTTGGCGAGGGAGTAGAAACTAGACCTATTGTAAGTGATGAAGAGTTTGCTAGAGCAAGAGAGGTTATTGAAAACAAATGGAAAGCTCAGGGTAAAATTGGTACTGAACTGCATAAGGCAATACAAAAGTATTTCAGTGAATCAAAGAGTGGTAGAAATATAAGGGAATCAGATGATAACTTCCTAATCAACACATATTTCCCATCTATATTAGATACTAAGCTAGTTCCAAGTAAGGTTATTGCAGAAACCGTCAAATACTGTAGAGACCTAGAGAAATCATTACAAAGAGAATTTGGTGAAGATTTGATATACCTTCCAGAAGTTGCAGTTTCTGGAACTACTTCTCAAATAGGAGAATCTGGAAATCCTAATAAGCTGTTAGGAGTTATTGACTTACTAGTAATTGATGGAAGAGGAAACGCTCACATTATTGACTATAAGACATCACCCAGACCGTATGTGGGAACTGCTTCTGAAGCTGGGTATGATTCTGCTAAAATCTTAACCTTTAAATACCAGCTAGGTGTGTATGAGCGCCTGTTAAGAAAATATGGAATAAACACTAGCGGTTCTAGGCTATTTGTAGCTCCTATTCAACTATCAGATTTTAAGAGAGAAGGTGATGATTGGGTATATAGTGGTATAAAAGAATATTCAGGTCATGTAGAAGACTTGACTCAAGATATTAAGACAAATATTAATATACAAGAGAATATTGACGAATTCCTTCCAGCACCGTTTGTTACTAAAGCTACAACGGAAAACTTACTCCAAACTGTAACCAGTGTAATGTCAAAGTGGTTCCCTAAATATGATAGCGTTCCAGGAGAAATCACGGATGATATGGTAGCTGAAACTATAAAAGAAGGAAAGGGTGATAAGCCTAACCCTGAAACAGGTAAATATGTATACTCTCCAAAAGGCAATGGATACCCTCTTAAAGGAGACACATATGAGGAATTATTTGTAAAGGTGAAAAGAAGGATGAATAGTATAGCCAACAATAAGATAAATACTACTCAAGTTATTAAGGAGGGTTTAATAAAGGCTATAGAGGATGAGAATCCGTACTATGAGTTTACAAAAGCACAAATTCCAGACAATCCTAGTGGAGTTAATGGATGGTTTCAAAGAAGAATGTCTAGATATTGTAACCGTAATTGGGAAGTGGTTGACTGTGAACCTGCAGAATATCTAGGATGTATACTACTTAGAAATAAATTTACCAATCAAATAGATGTAGTGAAAATTAGTACATCAATGCTAAAAAGGTCTAGAGAGTTAGTAAAGGGAAGACATGGTCTTACTGGAGCATTCGAAAGTGATATTATATCACAGAATAAACCTAATTCTTTGATGATGGAAAGCGTTAATGGTAATATAGAACTAATGGAAGCTATGTTAGTGCTTAATAATTTACCTAGTCTGTTTGAGGAGAATGCTATAGTAGGAGAAGTTAGTGTATATAACCCATTTAGAGAGGAGGGTATATCTGCAGACAATAAACAGCTGTTATACTGCTTCAATGAGTTGGACAAGCTGTCTCCTATTGGCGTAAATAATATGAAGGGAAGAAATGCTGCTGTTAAGATGGCGAATAGGTATGATATATTCTATAACAGGTTTAGGGAGATTATATCTAATGTTAAGGATGATACTAAGATAAACAAGAAGTGGAGAAAGTTTACTGAATCTACCAGTGCTCTAGATGCTTGCATTGGCGACCCAACTCAGCTTAGACTAGAGCTTCTTAACCTTAGAAAAGAGTTTTTGGAAGCATTCCCTAACGTTAATGATACTAGACCTAACGATGATGTAATAGGTATGCCTCACGTTCAAGTATACAGGATGCTAGAAATGGCTATTGGTGAGATAGACGGTCTTGACTTCAGACAGCAGCTTAGTGACCATGATAAGTGGTTAGAATCAATTTATGTATGGAAAGCTGGTATGGAAGGTACATATCTTGATAATCCTGGTAATATGAAGAGTCCTATCCTAAATAAGTTGACCTCTTTAGTAACTGTGGCTTATCAGAATATTAGGGATACCGTAAATAGGTCTCAGGGAGAAATCAGAAATTTAGTCAATGAATTAAAGAAGGACCAGAATTTCACCTATTTAAAGGAAAGGACAATAGGCAATCAGGCTACTCTATATAGAGATATGATAGTATATACAGACGATGGCGATATACTACTAAAGAATCCAGACGACCCGACAACTGGGCTATCTGAGGCACAGAGGAAATTTCTGAAGTATTTTCTTAAAACGGTTAATTCCAACAGATTTAAGAATATGACTGAGGAGGAATTAGAGGAACTAAGGTTGTCAGGTGATGTTAGATATTACAGGCTACCTCTAGCTGCTGGTAATGCTACATCTATTGCCTCAAGTAAGGGACTATTATCTGCAATAAAAGACAAGCTCCAGGATTGGAATCTAAAGAAGGCTGTAGAAAGGGCTAAAACAAAGGTAGAGGGCTTCTTAGACCCAACTGACGTTAAAATTGAGAAAGTCCGTAAGGGTGAGCTGTGGGAGATGACCAACTCATTTGATATTGGTGAAAAGGGTTCAGAGATACGACTAAGTCTAATAGAGGACAGGAAACCAGAGTTCTTTGAAGCAAACCTTGAAACCCTGTTACTTAAACATATTACTGCATACTCAGCTAAGGAACACTTAGATGAAATCTTCCCATCACTTCAAGCTCTAGCTATCCATTTAAGTGACATGGGTACTATTCTGAATGATAAGTTTGAAGATGATTTAAAGTATTTAAGTGACTACGTTAGAAACAAGATATTTAATCAGTCTCTAATTTCTGACGACCGTAAACCTTTAGCAGCAATAACTGGAGGATTGATGGGATTTGCATCAAAGATTGCATTAGCATTCTCTCCAGTTCAAATGTATCAGCATTTAGATGGAATCTGGAAGGATATATCATTGGTAATAAGAAAACCAGACGGAGGTTTAGCTTTTACTAAGGAGAATATGACTAAGGCTTATAAGTATGCTATAGCTGATGCTATCCATTATGGTAATACCAAATCCATGTCGGAGCTATTAAATGAACAATATGGTCTTAATGATATGGACATGAACACTTATGCTGATAAGATAAAGTCAGACCAAGCAGGTATATGGAACTTTTGGGCTTCAGCATTTAGATTTGCATCAAGACCTGACTTCTATAACAGAATGACTATATTCGGAGCACAAATGAGAGGTGACGGATGTTGGGAAGCACACTCTGTGGTGAATGGTAAGTTAGTTTATGATTGGAAGAAGGATAGTAGATTTAGTGCATATGCTAATGGTAATACATCTAGTCCCGATTACAAGAAGCAAGAAGCACTATACTACACTATGGCACACCAGTTAGTTAAGGAGCATACTAGGAATGCAGATGGCTCATTATTCAGAGTGGGTGATGCTCTACCAAAGGCATACACCGTTCAACAATCGGAGAGCCATAAGGCTTTAGCTGACTCTATATATGGATATTATTCTCATGAGAAGAAATCTATGTTTCAAAGTACTCTAATTGGAGGTCTATTCTTCCAAATGTGTACATATTGGTCTTCTAAGAAGAATCAATATCTAGCCCCTGAAGGTATAAAACTGCAGGGTAGACTAGTCCACTACGAAGAGAATGGTCAAAAGTATTATCACAAATTAGATGATAAGGGACAGCTTACAGATGAAGCAACTACTGAAGATACAGGATTTCCATTTTATAAATGGGAAGGACGATTTGAGGAAGGTATCTTATTGACCTTCACTAAGGTTTTAAATGACTTAGTAGTAGGTTCTTATAAAAAGGGTAGTATAAGAGAGGGATGGAAACTAATGACTAATGACATCTGGAATAATGAAGATGAGAATCTTAGAAGGGCGTATAGGTCTAATTTACGTCAATTGTTCTATGACTTGTTCATGTTATTATTCGTTGGGGCAGTAGTCAGCGGCTCTTTGGCAGAATTTGTTAAGGATGATATTAAGGAGAGAGGTAATGATACCATGAATGATGCTGTAATAAATACAACTTTATCTCTTGGTAGTAAGATACTTACCAACTCTGCTTATGACTTTAACTTCCTTGATGCTATTGCTGGACGAGGAACACAATGGACTCCATTCTCATTTGAAACACTTAACAGAACAGTAGATACATTCTCAAGTGTAATATCAGGAGATAAGTCTTTGTATCAGGGTTTAATTAATACTGTGGCAGCTACTAGAGCTACTAAGCCAATCTGGGATTATATAGACCCAACTAAGGAAGAATAGGATAATGTTAATAGGAATTTCTGGTAAGAAACAGTGTGGTAAAGACACTATATGCAAAATAATTAAAGCATTAGATGAAAGATGGGTAAAACATGCATTTGCAGATAAGCTAAAACAAGCTTTAGCTGTAATACTTGATGTAAAGGTGGAAGCTTTTGAAGATAATATATTCAAAATGTCAGATAGTACTATTGCTAAGCCAGAGGGAGGATTCTATACATATAGAGAATTACTACAGAAGTTTGGAACTGAGGTCGGAAGAAACATTAGCCCTAATGTATGGGTAGATGCTTTGTTTTCCAACTATTCCTTAGAAGATGACTTTTGGGTTGTAACGGATGTAAGATTTCCGTCTGAAGCAGATGCTATCAGAGAACATGGTGGTATATTAATAAGAGTGAACAGAGACACAGGATATGTAGATAACCATCCGTCTGAAACCGCATTGGATGATTATATGGACTTTGACTATATTATAACCAATGATAATTTAGATGATACTATTGAAAAAGTAAAAAACATAATGAAGGAAAACTACTTCATATAAACAATTAGGGCGATACTGGTGATTAATTTCACTGGTATCGCCCTTATTTTTTTCTTAATCCTTCTTTTCTACATATTCAGGTTCTCTTTCGTCCTGTTGCTTTAGATAAGTAAACATCTTCTTACCTAATGCTTTGTAATCTTTATCTTCTTTAGATTTAGAAGCCCTCTTAGCCATTCTAATTAATGTTCTCGTATTCTTTCTACTAAAGATTCTCTCCCCACCTTCTAATTCCATTTGAGTAGAACCGTCAGGTGCAATTACCTTCATCTTAGGCAATTCCTCGTCCTCTTCAATATCGAGTTCATCTCCCTCTTCAATTCCAGAGCCTTGATTAACCTCTAATACAAACTTAACATTATCTTCTTCGGCTATATTCTCATTCTCAGGTTCTCCCTGATATACTGATATTACTTCCATATCTTCATTAATAAAGATGATGTCAAGAGGAATTTTAGTATCTTTCATCCAAAATCCTACAGTCTGAGGTTCTTCGAAGAAGAATAGCATACCCTCATCATCTTTTAGTTCTGTGACTCCCTGTAATCCCTTGATTCTTTCCTCCTCAGTCCTAGCACAAGTCACATTATATTCCTTGTCTCCTATTTCAATTTTCATTACTCAACTGTCTTTAATAATCCTGTGTTATCAACTGTATTCTCTAGAATCTCGTGTACAAGTAACTTACCTGCTTCGATAGCAGCCTCATCAGAACCATCTTGCATTAACTTCTCTAATTGCTTAGTAACATCAAGATTAAAGATGATTTCTTCTCTTTCTACCTCAGCGTGTTGCTTTATATCGCCGCCCTTTTCCTCAGTAATAACTGGAATGCCTTTAGTAGTTACCTCCTCAAACTTTCCATCTACGTCCTCTAAATGGTGCTTATGAGCGTGCAATGCTCCGTCTGGTATTACATTAACAGCTCCACCATTTTTAAACTTCTTAGGAACATATCTATAATAACCTCCAGACTTATCTAAGTCATAGCTATTTCTAAATTGAATAGCTTCTGGGTCATTTGAGTTGTACCAATCTAACTCATATTTAAGAGTTGGGTGGTCTTTAGCCTTCATAAACTCGTAGACACCAGTCTTAGGGTCTAAATAGACTGAACTTAGATGATTTTTTCCTGCCTTTAAATCAGATATACTAGATGTTCTCCATGCTTCCAGTTCCTCCCTTGGGGCTAGTTCAAAAGCCCTCCTGAGGTTATAAGAAGTAGTATCCCTTCTATCCTCTGGAACCATATTATACCATGATTCAAAGGTAATCTTAGGTGCAGCTCCTGTCATACCATCTATACTTCCACCTTTTTGGAATCCAGCTACCTCTTCTGCTCTAACTTCCTCTTGGATTTTCTTAGCTTTGCTTTTCTTTCCATTAGATAACTTAATTACCCTCTTAGCAAACTCCCTATCCATTTTAAGTCCAGATTTACCAGCCCTCACAGTACTTTGCTGATAACCTCCATTTAGTTGTAGCTGAGTACCCAATCCTATTAGTGGATTGTTAGAAGCAGTAAATGCCATCTGTGCTTCATCAGCTATGTTACTCATTTTTGACTGCTGCATTTGAGCATTGTGTATTTGCTGGTTAGCCTTATTTCTAGCTTTCCCACTAAGTAAACCATACTTCTTTCCACTCTTGGTAAGAGCATCATCTACTGTAGCTTGAGTTCCTCCATATGATGAACCTACCTGTTCAAATGCTTCATTATCTTTAGTAATAGTATCTGCCTTTTTAGCTCCTATTGCATTTACTAATCCCAGAGGAGTCAGTTTAAGGAACTTACTGTCCAATATCTTATCTGCTGTAGTCATTTGGTCAGTACCAACTCCCAAAGCTGTTAATCCATCAGATAGCATACCACCTACCTTCATAGCACCACCAATAATAGTACCAACTCCAGGAATAGCCATTGCAGCGTTAGCAGCAGCGTCATAGCCTTGATTCAGACCTTCTGTAAGAGCTGATTGCTCTGTCTTTGGAATTAAACTTCCAGCTACGTCAGCTATACTTCCCGCAATACCAAACCCCTTATTAAGATTAGCTTTCTTTGTGTATGCTCTCTGTATCTTAGAGGCTTGATTCTGGTTCCATTGTTTTACACTATCTGGAAGCTCTAGGGTAGTGGGAAATGAAGGAGTCTGAATCATAGATGTAAGACTAGCAGGTTGAGGTAAAGGAGGAGTTAGATTACTCCCCCCTGTTAATACCCCTGAATTTTGATATTTCTGTATACGTTTACGCATAACTTACAATATATAATGTTTTTAAAGCTGTTATTATAGCTAACTCATCACCAGTATACCTCACCTTAATCTTTACATATTTATCCCTAATTCTAGTCTCTTTCCTTTCATTGGACCATTTATTAACATCTAATGACAAGAAATTAGCACTATAACCTCGGTCTCTTAATTCAGATGGAATATCAGAATCACTAGTAATGTTAAGAGCAGTCATACTCTCTGGTAATGGATTATTAACTAGGTTAAGAGGAGGATAAGTATTACCATCCTTGTCTTTAACAGTCCAAGCTAATTCATTCTTAGCCCAGTAAGTTATAGAAGGAATTTGAATATCCCATTTATCCTCTAGGTAGTCCATGTTACCATTTATTCTACCATATTCCATAACCTCATACCATTTACCATTTTGAACTAGTACATTTGTATATCCAGCTGATACAAGTGAGCTATATCTATCTTGAGTTATCTCTTGTAAATATCTCTTCTTAAAAGGACATGCTTTGATATGAGTAGCTATCTTAAATTCATTTAGTTGTTTATCATGCACAATTTCTGAACCAGATATGTATTGGTAGTCCCTACCTGCTGAGGTTACAGACTGGTAGTGGTCCTCAATTTCATTCAGACTATCTACCCTTGAATAGAATAGTGGGAACATAATTGACATATCTTTATACTTAGTAGTACTGTATAATATGTCTCTTTGTTCGGGTATAATATCCAAATAGTCGTGATTATAAACTATATCTGCACCATTGTATTGGTATAGATGTTTAGTAGCCTCTTGCCTAAAATAAGCATTCCTTTTATCGTTGGCAAAGTTATATACTTCTCCGACAACTTCAAAATGGAAGGATTCAGGTTGAGTCTTATTGCTTATAATCTGCAGATTATTGAAGATTTTATGTACAGATGGATTATCAACCACAATAAATTCAAACTCAAACGGATGTTGCTTTCCATACCAGTAGCAAGAACTAATAGGTTTCTTAGTAGTCATTAGTCCAGCCTGACCATGTTTCCAGAATGAAGTAGTAAGTAAATCATATCTCATCTTAGTAACTACAGTTACATTAGAATACAATGTTTTTACTATGTTCTTAACTTCACCTTCAACTAAGTCAGTTCCCTGATTATAAACAACAGCTTTAATAGGTATTGTCCATCTACTATCTCCTACAGAGTTAGCGTTAACAGATACTTGATTACCATTGGTAATAAAGAACTTGTTTCTAACCCTATCATCAGCAATACTATATTCAATACTAGAACCACTAATATCTAGATTTAATTGAAGATTTCCCAGTTTTGCCTTACCGTCTACAACTGTTAGTACATTATCAACTATTGCCCCTCCTTGCATACCAATAAGAGGATAGTTAGAAGTTAGCTTAGTAATAGTCTTAGATGTATCTCTATCAAAACTAAAGAATATATTATCGATATTTTCAGAATATGATGGCACCCATGAGTAGAATGTAACAAACTTTTGCATAACTTCGTTATAACATAAGTTCCAAACATTCTCTTCTAATGTGTTAATATCATCATAGAATGTGAACATTACATCTTGCTTAAACCTGTTATAATGTGTTTTCACGTTCCTAATACCAATAATAGGAGTCTTTTCCTTCTCAGTAAGTGAGATATTATCATTTAAGAACTTCTGTACCTTAAAATCCGAGATAACTTCAAAGGTTTGTCCATTAGTTCTCCAAATCTTCTTCCCAACAGTATCCACTCCATAAACGTAATAGGGAGTTTTTATGACACTTTCACCCCACTGAGTACCGAATGTATCACTGAGCATTTTTGGATTCTCTGGCAGCACGTTAGAGGTGTTTATGAAGATATTTCCGCCTGCACCTTCCCCTGCAACGGCTCTTTCATTGACTGGTATCAAAGCAACACCATATTCAAATACACAGATAATGTTACCAAACCATTCAACTAGCTTTACAATACTGCCATAGGTTAGAGGATAATCCCTATAATGAGTTAATTTAAATACTCTATATCCATTTTTGAATGAATCATTTACATTAATGTCAGAGTACATAACTCTAATATGGAATTTATTCTTAATAGCTGGAACATTAGGTAGTTCATAATAATACTTATCAGATGTTGTGCTGTTAATACCAGCATTTGTAACAAATGATTCAGGTATTTTTGATTCTCCAGTTACTGACATAGCTTGTAATGGATAGAATCCTCTAGCTTTACCAGTAAGTCCCAACTCAGAAGTATAAGACATATCAATGCTTCTCATGGACAAATTAACATTGCTACATACTTTTATAGTAACCCAGTGTCCCATCTTAATAGCATTAACATCACCTCTATTAATTTTACCATTTTTCTCACTATCTCCAATAGTATAATTATCCTTCCACGACATTTGGTCTACAATATCATCATTGATAGGAGCTGATGAGTCTTGGAAATTTCTACACATTCTGTGTGTATAGTTACCTATATAACAATCACCTCTAAATAGGTTTTTAGCTACCATAGTATTCTCATCTTCATCCAAATCATCCCACAACATTCTGTTACAGATTGCATAGAAAGCAGAGGAATCCTCATATCTAATTTCGAAGTACGTGTCTAACAGGTTCTCCTCATAGTTAGGAATTTTAATATCAATAAGACTCATCTTATTAGTATTATAACCCTCTAAGCCTATATAGGGTCCCCAACTACCTCTTAATAGATTCCTTGCATTAGAAGACTTATTAGTGTAGTTGTAGTAAGAAACTCTCCATGCTTCTTCTGCTTCTCCAGCTCTAGCACTAAATAGTTGTTTCTTGCCTTTTAGTGCCTTAACATTATCACCAATAGCCATAATGTTATATGTTTCATCTTGGGTAGAATCGTTAGTAGTATATGATAGATTGTAGAAATGCGTGCCACTTCTATCAAAGTACTTCTTACTAAACTGAGACTTAGCCATCTTAACCTCAAACTGAGTACCAGTAAATAGCTGATTAAAATAAGACTGTCTTAATTCAAATTCTGGGCATAGAGCTGCATATCCTTCTAATACATTATCCTTTTCGATGTCTTCACACCTTCTATCAAAGTCATGTGTTAGAACTCCATCATTATCCAAGAATCTCTCTACCCTATACTTATCGTTTCCAGATGGAAGAACTGGTAAATGACTTGTGTTCTCTAATCCTATGGTTACAGCCTGGGCTAGTGTGGTAGGTATTCTCTTTTGTCTTACAAAGAAGAATCCTTTAGTATATCTCTTCAGCTCTCTAACAGCGTCCTTACTAATTTTAATGTCAAATCCGATAGGAATTGTACCACTCTCAGCTAATTGATTGCCATTATACTTAATTTTGATTACACCCTTAGAGTTCTCATTCTGGCTGTCTAACTTACTTGTTTCCTTATTGATAGGAATGTATTCCCTATTTGCTTGGATAACGGTTATATTAGTAGTACTATTGGGGTCAAATCCTTCCTTAAACAAAGGATAGTCTTCCCAGGGTATTCTATCTGGGTCTCCAGGTACAGTTAATCTGCTAACACCTCTAATGTTGAATACTGGAGATAATGTATAATCATTAAGGATATATACCACTCCCAGCCTATATATTTCATCATTCCAGTATCCCAATCTATTATAGATGTTCATCACATTATAATATTCATACTGTCCTGATTCATCCTTATAGTCTTTATCTACCCTACCTATGTTATTCTCTACATTCAATTCAGGTAGAAAATGCAGAGATAGGTCAGTAAGCTCCTTGTATTCAATGTCTGGATTAGCTACGTTACCTAAGAATAACATATTCTGACAAGTAGTCTGTGCAGCTGCACTATTAACTACATTGTAAGCCACATTAATATCGTTGATACTAACTGCCTGAACCGTTTCAAATCCAGTAATACTAATCTTAGCTACATTGTTATATACAGCGAATTGTTTCATAATCTTGAATGAAGTAGTCATTTCATTTCCATCAATATCTGATGTACTCCTTGTATAATAGACTACTACATTATTATAAGATGAATCTATATTAGTTAACAAGAATGAAGCTGATTTATAACTGTTCTCATCTCTAATTCCACCTTGTATAGAGGATGGGTCATTCAAATTACCAACATGGCAAGTTACTATGCCTGACTCAGCTATAAAATCTGTCTCATTCCCATCTGAATCTGATAACTTAAAATAAAACACATAATTACCAACTCTTAAATTACCACTGGTATTCAATCCCATAAATGTAAGGTTGGCTATATTATTAGTTTTCTTATAAAGAGATATATCAGACTCAAAGGAATCTATATCGTATATATTGGTGTCATTATCTCCTTCTCTATCTACAATCTGATAAGTATTCATACCTGTAGATGAGAATCTTGTGTTTATTAGCTTAGGATAGTTACTTCCATCATTAAGGATAAGATTTACTGAACCATCATAAGATTGCTGTGTTACAATATCAATAGGATGGTTTAGGTCGAAGCTAAGTAATTCTGTATCTAAGTTAATTAAACTACCCTTTGGATACAGAATTACTCCATCTTCTACTATATCTTCATTAGTTCTGAGTACTCTTAAAGGATTATACTCATACACTAAAGCTCCTTTTTGTTGAAGTTGATTCAATCCTAAGTCAAGGTCTAATACCTTACCACTTAGTGATTTGAAATTCATATTATGTGTATATAGATTTATTACTCTTCAGAACATTCACTGCCAAATCTGGAGCATGACTATCTTTACCTTTCTTCCAAGTTCCTAGACGAGTATCTAACGTCTTAACTAAGATTTCATTATAGTAACCATCAGGTATCTCTCCAGATAGGTTCTCATATGCATAGGAAGTGACAAATATATCATTAAATGCCCTATCAAACGTCCAGGCACTACCTGTCCAGTCAATCATAGTCTTAACTGATAAGGCTTTCGGCTTTATAGAGTTGAATGTTATACTACCATCTGCATTTACTGTATAACCAACACTAGAATCAGCAATATAAATTTTACCCTTATCTACCCCAGACAATGAATCGGAAGTTATAGTATATGCAGAGTATGCGTTAGTATAGCAGTTAAGAATGTCAGCATCCTTAGAATAGTCTAAATCATCACCAATAGAAACTACGGTAGACATTGACTGATTCTTATGGATATTAAATATAGGTAGGTAATTATTCAACCCTTCTACAGCAGCCATCCATCTTGTCATGTGAGTTTCTATAGGAGTAGTATCACCTCCCAAATAGAAATTTACATCCACATTAGTACCACCATTCGGAATATTAATATTGATAGTACATAAAGTATCAGAAGCTACATGATATACATAGTCGAGATTATTTGGACCTACAAAATAAACAGTTCTGTTTCCTTTCTGAAGTATTAACAGCTGACTTAGTAGGCATCTAACCATCTTATCCACCCTAATGAGGTTTCTACTACTTGTTGAAGTACTTTCAGTACGTCTAGAAGCAAGATTAACTGGATGATGAACTCCGCTTGTGTCTTTCCATGTTGCAAATAAGAAGTTATCTCCTCCATCAACCTCATTCTTACTACAACTCCAGCCATTGTATGTCCTCCTTGTAGCATTGTACCGTAATGAAGCACTGTCTCTATCCTTACCTCCGAATATACCTACAGTACCGTTACCCATATTGGATAAACTGGTTTGTAATCCTGTATCATCAACTCCAGCACCACTATTTTGACCGCTACCAACAGCAGCACCACTAGCAGTTACAGAACAGTTATACTCCATATTCTTATCACTAGCAAGTACACATCTAAGATTACCATTCTCTTCTCCAAATGAGAATAACTTCTCCTTTTGAGTTAAGTCCATAGATGGCTTATATGCTTGGTCAAGTACTTCCTGACTAAAGGTTTTAGAAGCTACAGCTCCAGCGTTTGAGTAAATATATCTTGTAGTAGATAGCTGACCCACTAACTGATTATTAGTCCAAGAGAACCTAGTAGCTATCTTAGATGTAGGGTCTGATATACTGGCAGTTAGAGTAGAGTTGTTATTGGTTGTTACCTCTGAATGGTCAAAATCACAAGTAGACACACTTGGAGTAGTTCCAAAATAGTTATCAACAATCTTAGCATCGGGAGTGCCAGCATACATCTTCTTATCATAATCATATCCAGCTGCAGGTGTTACTTTAACTTCGTAAGTTCCAGTCTTACCCACCTCATATTTATAGTTTGATACGTCTGTATCTAATGAGGGCACTTCTGAAATAAATTGGGATGTATTTACCCTTGTAATAGAAGAGTGTGATGTAGCTGTTCCTGCCTTCAACGTTAAAGAAGGAGTTCCTACCTTTTTCACCGATGAATTTACCTCACTCTTAACTTCTAGCAATACCTTCTGCCTTGCACTTCCACTAGGTAAACCAGTATTGAAATCTGGCACTTCCTCATAAAACTCGTTGAAATAACCTCCAGTGTAAACTAGTTTATATCCTACAGTTTTTTTAACACCAGCCACATATCTGTCAATTCTGACTATATAAATCCAATTTTTCTGTATTGTACTATCATCAAATGGAATGATTTCTTCAAAACTTCCATTATAATACTCCTTAGAGATTGCATATTTATAGTTACCAGGCAGTGTCTCCGCTTGTGCAGCCTTAGTTGAATCAGTAAGGCTTATAAATGTAAACTCTATCTTTTCTATATCAGAATCCTCATTAAGGTTGTAATAGTCATATCCCCAACCTATCTTTAGATATGTATCAGTAACATAAAAACGCCACTCTCCTAGTACTTCCGAATTAGTTCTAATGGCGTCAAAGTCAATAGTGCCACTTTTAGCCATCCTTTCAAGAACTCCGTAAGGGCAAGCTGGCATAATCTTGTATTGAGTTTTGCCTGTTTTACCACTCTTAACAATAGTAGATTGAACAGAAGAGGAATCAGCTTCAATCAATCCAACCTCATCTGGATTATTTTTGGTTGTTCCTTTAAACACTCCTGTAGTTTCTCCAGAGAACTCTACACTGATAACCTTAGTATCATCATTACATGAATACTTTCTAATAAGGTTGAATGTATCAAAGGTCTTCAACTCAACTACTAAGATTAGTGCTCCAGATGATTTAGCACTAAATACTTGGACTAATTCTTTTGATTTGATAACATCCAGCATTGGAGTATTACTATTCTCATAAATCCACAGTCCATTGCTATATATCTTCAAGTTCTTCTCATCTATATAATCAATACTACCACTACTATTTATAACACCCAATCTTAGTTTAATTGCACCTCTATTGATTGCCTCTTTAATAGTTGCATCTATAGAATTAGTAACTATCACAAATCGGTCTCCAGGATGAAATATCTTTACTTCATCTGAATTATTAACTTGAAATAATTTCTGCTTGTAGTATTCTAATTCTATATAGGGCACTGAACCCTTCATTGTGATAAACTCATTGAAGTTAAACCTAATAGGAGTGACATTTAGGTCTTCTCCCTCATACAACTGTTGAGGAGATGGGAATGAACCTATCTGACTCTTACCAGTGATTGGGTTATGAGCTGCAACATATATAATACCTCCATGTTCCTTCATTCCTACAGGTACATATCCTTTATCAAGATAGGCTGTATGAACTTCTCCATTTCCCATATCATTCTGTAATACAAACTCATTACCATTATATGTTATTATAGTACCATTTAAGCAGTTTGTTAATACATTGCTGGGAGTGGTTAATGGGTGTAAATCCATTATTAAACCCTCACCAAAGGTATTAATTGCTTCTTTTCTCATATTTTATAAGTTCATAGTTGTTACTACTAATAAGTATGTCCTTGAACGTACTTGGATTATCTCTCACTAATGCAATTTCTAAATCATTGCATTTCATTTTATCTTTAAAGAATGTATATCCCATATCCGTAATATATCTAAATCTTACAATGTATTTAGACCAACTATAGAACACCTTAGCCTCATCAAAGACCTTCATTCCAAGTTTATTATAGAATGTGAAATTCTTTTTCTTTCTTCCTCTTCCAGTGGTTGACTTAATAACAGAAGCATATTCTTCCTCAGTCAATCCTATATAATAGTATCCGTCCCACTCTGTAACTTTCTTAGAGTATAATACTCTTAGCTTTCTTCTTAACATTCTTCTATAATAATTATAGTGTTTTATAGAATCACGTGTAAGCTGTCCACAGTAGAACCAGTATCTATACTTAGTACTACTAATAAGAGTATCACATCCTCTAAGATTATAGTAATATAGCATCCTCCATCCATATTCAACGGCTCGTTTAATATCTTCTGGAGGGACGGTAGGAAATTGGGCTATTAGGTCTGGTAAATAATCATTGACACTTTTAAGCATTAATAGTATTGTTTACCTTGATTTGTGTGTTCTAATATCCTATCTCTATGCTCTGGGTCAAGATATATTAGTTTTTCTCTCATAACCCCTTTAGATTGGAAGTGAAATACCATTTGGTATGCACAGAAATTAGATGCCAGAAAGTCCACCTTAGCCCACTTTCCATTTCTCCTTGCTTTAGAGAACTCCTCTCTCTCGAATCTCTTCATCTTCAATTCAGCTCTCCTAGACCGAGTCGGAAGGACAAATGTAGTATTATTTTCGATTACATCTTCTAAAACCATATTCAAGGCACTTTTAAATATCTTCTTAGCAATAACTTCTTTGTGCCTATTACCTATTAATTCCTCACATGCCTTTGATGTCATCTTCATCTTCTTAGTGGGAAAGGAGATGAATAATTCATCTATATTCATGGCATATCCTGTAGCGTAATTCATTATTTTACAAATTTCCAAGTCTTATTAAATATCTTCCTATTCCAGCTTGTCTTAGCATCCAAGATTTCATTCATATCATTCTGGTTGATATACATAGGAACTCTGGCAGCATCACATAACTTATACCATCTTTGTTCAAGGAGTTGTGCCTCTTGTAGCATATTCTGACTATGCGTAATCCATCCTTCTTTAAATCTCTTAGTATAAGCACAATAACAAGCTATTGCATCCTTTTCTTTCTCATTGATAAAAGGTAATCCATCATCATCTAATAGTATTCCTTTATATAATATGTTAACAGAGCCATAATCCTTATCAAAATAAAGAGTATCATTGACTCTCTCATACTTGGCTAGTTTACCACTAATGTAGAATGGGTTGTTATAAACCTTGCGCCCTTCAATGTAATTCTCAATAAACTGTGATTGATAATCTCCATTGACTGTATCATTGGTAGTATATCTCCAATCCTCAAAGTCATATGTTACAGCTTCAATAAAATCACAATTACATGGTAATGTAACGGTTAGGGTTTCGCAGTCTATCTTACATCTATATCTATATAGTTTAGTTTGTCTATTACCTATTTTATTCCAGGCAATCAGACCTATTTCTTCGAACTCTTCTGGTGCTAATTCTATACCATATAATAGGTTAGCTTGAGCATATGCTGATTGAAAGTTTTCCATTATTTAGGAGTTTGGTCATTAGGTAATATTGGAGCAGCTAACTGTCTATAATAACGTAGCTTCTTCTCTGTCAATCTCTTCTTTATTTCAGCGTCGATGAAAGTCATATTATTAATGTCTAATGCAGAGCAACATCCATAAGTTTGTAGCTGACGAGGGTCTTTAAATATACCTACTACAGATACTTGCTTAATAACTGGAAGATTGAATATCCAACAATCATACATATTATTAGCATTGGGAGTTACGTCTATATATACATAAGGTTTGTTCTTAGCTCTCTTTCTATATTTATGATACTGCATTACAGTAGGACTTATGTACCATATAAATGGCTGTCCTTTATCTACAGAGCCTATATATTCAATACCACCTCCGAACTCAGTTAGAAGTTGTGGTATTTCAAAATGAAATGTAGGAGTACCATCTGCCTTATTTCCACACGTACAGTTCTCTATATCCTTACAGTCTACGTTAATGCAGTTTATAGACATTAATAAGTCCCTCTTAGGGATAAGTCCCTTCATGGAATACTCCTTAATGATTTGGAGTCTTTCATCTACAATATCATCTTCTAATTGTTCTATTGATAAAGTATTGGAAGTGGTATAACCTCTAAGTCCAGATACTATATCATTATAGATTGCAGATGCTAATTTAAAATAATATCCCATAAGTACAAAATAAAAAAGGCGACGACTTAAATGGTCATCGCCTTAGTATTAGTAGGTTTATTAAGCTACGTCTTCGTTATCTGCACCTGGTTTCTTGATTTCTGTAATAGTACCAAGAACTTTCAGAGCAGTCTCAAATTCAGTTGCTAATGAATCTAACACATAGAATACATGAGTAGTCTTTGATGTAACTTGCTGACCAACAGCAGCTCCACCAAACAGACCTCTATCTACCTTGTACTCGATGATGTACTGGTTGTACTTAGCACCTGGTACAGGAAGCTCTTCTTGGTTAACAGCTTCGAACTTTCTAGCCTCGATAGTAGGTAGTCTAAGGTCTTTTAGGATATGAGTATAAGTACCGAATCCTTCAACACTCTTAGTGATTTTTCCTTCGATAACATCCTCAAATACTTCATTAGTAAGTGGGTTGTTAGCAGCTGTGTTAAGTTTTTGAATCTTAGCCTCAGTGAATAATTGGTATTCGTCTACTCCATGAATTGTTAGCTTGTCGCTAGATACTTCAGTCTTGATATATTTGTCACCATAGAAGGCTTGAATCTTATCAATAACTCTCTTGATTTCTTTAGCAACATCTGTTGCAGTAGTAGAGTTGGAAGCAATCTTGAACTCGTAAACGAAAGGTTTACCTTTGAATACGAAGTCATTAGAGTAGTATGAGTTTTGACTTCCAGATAATCTGATGTATAACTTCAACCTGTAGATACCTGCGCCTGGGTTAGTAATAGTGAACTCTGCCTTACCAATAACTGGGTCGGAAGCAGCTCTCTTGTACATCGCACTTACGTTAGATTTGAGGAATTTGTTTACACGTCTTACCTCAATGTTGTCTGAACCCTTAACGATTTTATCTAAACCAGTGGTTACATCTTTCAGTGAGTTTAATACAATAGTGTTAGTGTACTGAAACATAAATTAATTATTTTTTGGTTTGTGACTGTTGCTGAGCTGGATTTGCAATAGTCTGATTAACTGCTAAATTAGTTTGAAGCCTTGGGTCACCTGCGTTCTCCAATAATAGCTTTGCCAGCTCATTTATAATCTCTTGACACACATAATCTGGAAACTCCATGACTTGTGATGTATCTTCAACCATTTCAATCTGGTCTTGTGTTAGTCTAATTTTTTGAGGAGTCTTTATATAATCAACAAATATATCAGTTAGTTGGAATACAGAAGAATCCTTGCCATACCTAATTTCAAGTCTAACTTGAGATGGATTTCCATACCTATTAACTCCTGGCTGTTCTACTAAATCTACTGATTTACCACCAATGGTAATCTTAGTTGGAAGTGAACCATCAGTACCAGTAGTTTGTTGAATAGTTGTGTTTGGTGATATACTTCCTTCTCCAGCAGTAAGTCTTACTGGATTGGTAGGCATCGTTGTAGCACTATTTACGTTGTGTATGAAGTAATAAGGATTTCTATAAGAGGGTTGCATATAGAAGTTCCTTATTATTTGTGACCAAAGGTCTGAAGTTAAACGCTTAGCACCAATTTGTACATAAGTACCAGCATCATAACATTCGTATGTCTTTACTACTTTGAAATTGCATACACAATTCAAAATATGTAAATAATCCAATGGTAGATTTACTTCATAAACAGCTCCATACAGTGAGTTAGTTTGAGAACTAACAGCAGCGTATGTATTTGTAGCCAGAGTAGGCTGGAGGATGGCAGTAGATTTTAATACTCTAATGTCATCTGTTGATTGTTGGTTTACATCATAAATGTTGTACTTCTTATTAATGTATTGGTATATCGCCTTATTTAATAAGTAGTTAAAGTCCTCAAGTAAAATACTTGGAGCAGCAGTCTTATTCATTTCAACCAATGCTCCTCTGTATACTTGTTTCGCTGTCATTTAGGTAATGTTATTTCTTAGATGCACTTTCTTCTAAGTACATATCAGGATAAGTATCTCTCTTAATAAGTTCAAGTACCTTACTGTTAGTAGGGTTCTTCATCCAAGTGATTACTGCATCGTCAGTTGCACCTAATACAATGCTATCACCATATAGATAAACCTTATTCTTAACGTATATGACATTCTTGTCTTTAGCGTCAATAAACATCAATCTCAGATTAATATCCCCACCAGTATATAGGTCAATAATCTTCTCTGGAGATTTATGTGATATTTCAAGCAAGTAGTCTGTAATATCTGCGTCTGGTGCATTACGCATATTCTTACCAAGCAATCTAGCTTTAAGTGCTCTACCTTCTGCACCTTTAGGGTCTCCGTAGATGTAGGAGTCAGCATCGTGGATAAGTTTCTTCTTAGAGATTCTCTTAGCAGTATCATATCCAGGTCTTTCTACATATAGTTCAGCCGTACCATAACGAGCACGAGCCTTACCCTCAGCTATTTCACCATCAATTAGTAAATTTCCTTTAGAGTCCCTTGCATCTCTTGATAATGCAATAAGAGGACAATGTTGTATTGAGTGCCACTCAGCAGCCTGCCATTCATCATTTAGATTGAATGTAGTACCATCTTCTATAATGAATACTTTATTCTCAGGAATAAGTGGTTTACCTTCATTTCTATCCTTATCAGAGATAATCATATCACCCTTACTATCTACTGGTCTAACACAATCAGGAAATCTACCAGTCTTCGGGTCTCTAACAGGATTCATGAAGTATTTCTGTCCAACTTTACCGAACACACTTCTTAAAATAATTATATCGTCTAAAACATCAGCCATATTAATTCGTATTTTTATTGTATATCATACATCATCTTTATAATGAGTATGAGAGGGACTATAGATTAGCCCCTCCCAACACATCTTGATTATATATTTTTATTATGCTTCTTTCATAATGAAGCTTCTGTATGGAGAGAATACTCCAACACCAGAATAACCCCAGTTGATTACCTTAGATGCAGCTGTAGTACTTGAAACAATACCAGAGCTTAGACCATCTAAACCACCCACACCAGGATACTTGTTAGTAATGAAGTCACCACCCTTTAATGTGAACATTTGGATAGCTGGTTCACCGCTAGTCTTATCAGCAGTAAGGTCAAGCATTAGACCAAAGCCCTTTTCAGAACCCCATTCACGAGAGAATGTTCTGTCTACCTTGAATGAAATAGTGTTACCACCGATTTCGTAGCTATTGAATGTAGCACCAACGTCTACATATCCGTTAGCTTTCTTAGACCATAGATAAGTTCCACAAGTTTTGAATCTAGCAAGCCACTCTGATAGACAGCTTTGAATGTCATTCCACATCTTCTCGTTGCAGATGAATACATACTTGTTACCAGTTGGATTCTCACTCTTTTCATTCATCATAGCCATAGCAGTAGTGAATGCTTCTGGAGTAAGTTTGTTATATACGTACTTAGATGCAAATCTCTCGATTTGTGGGATGATACCGTCACCAATATAGATTGGACGACCAGTGTCAGGGTCAGAGATTGTTGGTTTACCGTTCTTATCTACGTTAGTCTTATTAAATAATAGACCTTGGTTACGTACTTCAAGGAAGTTTCTTAATAGATTCTTCTCAAGAGTATCCATCTTATACATTGTTTCTTTTACAGCACCATTGCCTTCACCCTTACCAATGCTGATGAATGTTTGCTCAAGTGGCTTGAATAGAGAAGTATAGCTATCATCAACACGGTGTGTAGTGATGTAACCTCTGTGTCTTTCAATGTTAGATTGATACTTAACATATCCCTCTTCATGTGCTTCAGGCATAGCGTTAGATTGGAAACGAGTAGTGTCACCAATTTGACATCCGTCTAAGTCTAGGATTGAAGAATAGTCGTTATCAATTAGTCTTACCTCAACTGTCCAATAGTTATCTGCAACTCTTGTAGGTCTAGAGATAACTTGGCATTGCTGCATAGTCTTGTCAATCTTGAAAATGTCATACTTCTGGTAATAGTTCTCTTTGAACGCCATTACGATGGTTGTACCACCTTCACCATTAGTTGCTGGAACATCTGCGAACTCAACTCTCTTAATGTAGTTAGTTTCAACTTCCCACTCGAAGTACATACTATCAATGCTTCTGTACTTGCTATTTGATTTAGAATCCATGTAGAAGATATTTCTTAGAGATTCTGTTAAGTAAGAAGCAGTTAGATTAGGGTAAAGTCTTGAAACTATACCAAGTCTAGTTGGTTTTGTGCCTAAGAACTTATAGAAATCTTCATAAGTTCTAGTTTCGCTCATTGTAGGGCGATTGGTTACGAAATTTGCTACTATCATACTTTATAATTTAAATTTAATCTAAATCATCGATTGTTAATACTTTTTTAGCAGGGGCAGCCTTACTACCTGCTGGTTTTTTGACCACTGTCTTAGCTGCATTTGGAGCTTTACCTCCCTTAGCGTCCTCAAATCCTTTATTGTAATTATACTTGGATGCTTCTGTAATCTTCTGTTTGTAATAATCAGAAATTTGACTAAACGCCTCTTGTCCTTTTAGTGCATACCAAACCATACCCACTAAGGTCTTTGGGTCATTCAATGCTTTAGCAATGTGTCTAACTCCTGCAACATCTGAATCTAAGATAAAGCTAGCAATTTCATTCATATCGTCCTCAGACAAGGTTAGTGAGGACTCACCCAAATCAATGGTATCATTCTCTTGAATTGCAGCTACAATAGTATCTTCGAACTCTTGAGCAGCTTTTTCAGCAGCTAATCTTTGTTCTTCTTCCTCTTGTTGAGCTAGCAACTCTTCTTTCTTCTTATATTCGTTGCGGATACCTTGAACCTTTTTCTGATATAGAGTCTCATTCTGCTTAGCCAATTCTAACTCAGCAGCAGCATCTTCATCAGTAAGTTCTGGGATTTTAGCTTTTAAATCTATAAGATACAGTTCATCATCTGGAATAGAATCAACCTCATACACAGGAGTGTCTTCTTGGTTATTAGCTAAGTAGTCTTGAATGGCTTGCTGAGCAATATATTTCTTATATTCCTCTACGTTTAGATTATTCTCTCTAAGCTCATTAATAAGAGAAATCTCATCTTCTCCTAACCCATAATCGTCATTTGACTCGTCATAATTTAGTATTTGAAGTTGTTCCTCTCTTGAAAGCTCATTGAAACTCTTTTCCTCAATCTCTCCTGCCTCGTTCTCAAACTTGATTGCTTTAGGATTGATTCCTTTATCTTTTAGTAGGGTAGTGATGATGTCGTCCTCAGTTGGCTCGTTAGACGGCTCATCCTCATGAATTTCCTCTCCTTGTGGTACAGAACCATCAAGCCAAGGCTTCTCATAGGTCTCTTCATCGAACTCTTCTTGAGGGGTTACGTCTTCGTCTAATCCTACATCGTCAATGTCTAAATCCTCTAATTTCATTTCCATATTATTCCCTTTTAAAGTTATTTGCAAAATTAAGGAATTTTTAGGGTGTCCCAAAATGAAATATTGAAATTCATTAATAATTAGGAACACCCTTACTTATTACCCTTGTATTGACTTGATATAATCCAATATACCCTGTACGTGTAGACGAGCTATAGTTGCTCTACCCTCATCTGATAGTAGGTACTCTACATCTGCCTTATTATCTTGAAACAGGTTTTCTGTTAAAACTGCTGGGCACTTAGTCTCCCTGCATATAGCTAGATTCTGTTTCCAATATACTTGTGTTTGTGAATATTTCCTTAGTGCTAAACCCTCTTTACGTGCTGCTTCGAACAAGCACTCTGCCAGCTTCCTACTCTTACTTGAACTGTTGTTGGAGATGAATACACTCCAACCTTTAGCATTCATCCAATCTGCCCCGCTACCAGCAGCATTACAGTGAATCGACACCAATACAGTATTAGCTTTTCCATGTTTATCACAGTATTGGTTTACTATTCGGCATCTCTGCATCAGTGGTACATCAGTATCATCTGTAACTACCAATTCTACATCGAAACCTTTATCCATTAATTGTTTCTTTACTTCGTTAGCAATCTCTCTACAGTATTTATACTCTCTAAGCCTTCCATCTGGACTCCTTTTTCCAGGTGTAGACTCTCCATGACCTGCATCCAATAGAATTATCATAGTTTACTAAATTTTAGACAAGTGTCTAGTGTTCCTAAATCAATCTTACTCTCTTTATCTAATTCTGAGATTCTGTCCTTGATTATTCTTAGTTGCTCAAAATTAATATCAAACTCCCTTGATTCTTCCTTACTAGCATCCCAGTATATTTTACCATTATCCTCCCTATAGTTCAGCTTAGCTCTTTCTTCATCGCTAAATTTGAGGATTTTAAGAAGCTCCATTATCTCTACTAAATCAGTCATTTTACCTGTATTTGGTAATAAAGCAATAACTGTTAACCTGTCTCTGACACTTAAATTTAATTTCATATGTTAACCCTTTTCTACATGAACAATTAATCCATTAACTACAGTAAATCTATAATCATCTAAGTCTAAATCTCTACTAAACGTAACTCCAGCGTACCTTCTTCCTTTTACTGGTCTACCATCTCCACTTATAACTACACCATCTATATCTTGCTGACCAGCAGCAGATACGAATAGTTTACCAGAAGAACTTTGAGAGCAGGTAGTACTTATATGAGTTCCAAGGTAAACAGACTGATTGCAATATACATTTCCATCAAACCAGGCAGCATATCTATAGCCACTATCAGGATAGTTTACAGCCTCTCCCAAATCCCTACTATGACTGCTGCAGAAAAGTCCAGCTACACTCCAACCTTGTATCTTTACTCCATAATATAGACTAGAATAAGCAAAGTTATTATGTATATCTACTAACCCAGCCATATCATATAATGAGAAGTTTTGACCAATTCTAACGTAATTTGTGTACGTATATCCATTGTGTGAAATACATCTATCATAATTGAGGTTATCATTAACAATTTCAAATCCACCTATATATCCAGAGTATGCCTTAATATCCCAACACTGGATATTATGAGCTTGCACGTCCCTCATAGATACATCCCTGAACTTACAATCGTTTGCCCAGATGTTACCTTGTTTACTTATGTAAGCATTTATAAGCTTTCCATCTTGTGTTACATATCTACCATTAGCATCAGTCCACATTTCCAAATAACTATTGTATGTATATGGGCTTGTGCCGATACTATCTCCATGTATCCTTAGTCCATTTGATTGAATCCACCCGTCCACATCAAGTAATGCTTCTTGAAACTGTCCATTATCATTAAATAATCCACTCAGTTTCATAGCTGGGTTGCCTGCAATACTAAACACAAACTGGTCTGCATTCATATAGATTTCAGTCTTATTTCTATATGTAGGATTACCATTCTCATCCAAGATAGGTTCCCCCTCTAGATTTAGAGCTGGAACTTGGTCAATGGTTCCGTCTTCGTTTACAACATCTCTAATTTCTAAACCAGCATTTCTAAACTTAAGTAACACACTTTCCTCTGAGAAATCAATAACTGAAGTACCATTATTAAGGTAGAACTCTCCAGTTAAGAATACATTCTCACCATATAGACCATAACCGTAAGGCTGTTTAGTTCCAAAGATTTCATTGTGTATTCCAGATAGATTACCTAGCCTAACCTTAGTAATCTTGGTATAGGTACACTTATATTCTTTATTCCTAAATAACAGAGCTGAGTCTATTGTAGGAACTTCAGTTAAGAAGTAACCATACTCAGCTGGGTTATTGAGAATCTCCTGAGTAATTTGATTGTTCTCACCATCATTTATAAGGACTTGATTCTTATCCTTAGTCTTTAAGAATATCAGTGGGTGCTTCTTATCAATCTTACCTCCGAAGTTATCTGGATTTACACTACCTGGATTCACTGTTTGATAATAGAAATCACTGGCACTTTCTCTAACATATATATCACCCTTCTTCTTAATATTGGCTTTCTTAGTAGCCCAAGTAGGAGTAACATATAACACTGAATAGTCAGGTCTATTAAGTCCCGACAATACATCTATATAAGGACCACAATCATCAGTAGAGGTAATATAAACAGCATTCTGCCTTTCAATATTATAGATATTACCCATCTGAACCATATCATCATCCTTAGCTATATCATCGAGTCTATCCTCTTTTGCAGTAGCATTACCATCGGCTGTACCATTATCAGTTGTTCTTGCAGGTTCATACTCATTAGTATTCGAGTTGTACAATGTTTCAGTCTTATTATACTGAGTGTCATTGTAACTCTGCTCAAAGTCAGTAAGCTTACCTTCATCATCATAGTGATACTCTGTATAAACATCAAATACTGATAAAGCCTTCTGCATTATATAAGTATAAGAATCCACCTGAGAGGTAACTATAGCATCGTAGTATTTAATGTTTCCATTATTATACTTCTGACATCTAATTATATCTCCTGGCTTAAAATAAGGATAGTCTTCATTTTTACATTCTACTACCCATATATTAGATACTGAGGGTAGCTTAGAACTTGACCCCTCAAGTCCAAAGTACTTATAATAGGGATAGACACAGTATAAGTTAGAACCATCACTAGATGTCTTTCCATCCTTTTTATAGTTCACCTCTCTACTCTTAGGAACCATAAAAAACTTAGTTCTTTTATTAAAGGTGTCTATGTTTGCCCACTTTTTAGGAACTGTTCCTGCAAGAGGTCCTTCCCCCTCTGTATCCCATTCAGTTACTTCTCTTGACTTAGTAATAAATATTACTTTGATGTTACCTTTATAAGTATTAAATTCCTTCTCAGTTATTCCAGAGCCTGGATTGCTAGCACTGTATTCTTCCCATGACTTGTCTAGAACATTCAAATCATATAAGCTACTCGTGCCTTTAAATAGAGGACTGTTTATTACTACGGTAATGTCTTTTATATAGATTATAAAGTTATAGTCCACGAAAGATTTAGCAGTATAACTACCACTAGCATTAGCTAATTCCGTAGTAAAGGTTTCAGTTACAGTATAATTACTCTTTAAATCGTTAAATAAAAAATAATTATTAGATGGCATTAATTTCTCAAGATTACTTTTGGCATCCTCAGTTCCCCATGTACCAATCCCAGATAAATCGTTCTGAGTTATAATTTTAGGCTGATATGCAGCTGTACACTTACTTGAGTTGCTAACCCAAAGGCTACCATTGGTTGCACTAATCTTATTAATAACCATCTCATACACTCTCATAGCCTTACGAACTACAAGATAATCCACAGTTAATGTATTAGTATCAGCGTCTAATCTCCATCCATAACCACCAAATCCTGATGCAAATTCTGGAGAAGTAAGACTTCCGCTTGTTACTAAATCACCATACATACGAACATTCTGGTTAAATGTCCAGTTATTCTCTGATACACCTTTACCCTTAAATGTCCAATTACCTGTGATGTATTCATCTACTCTTTTCTTAGCCAAATCGTCGGCGGCATAGCCACCTATAAACTCAGCATTAAGGTTGTTAACTAACTTAGAAGAAGCCACTATTAAAGGAGGTCCAACAGTGTTAATTTCCAACTGACCTGTCATCGTGTCTCCCTTACGTCTTACATACCCATCGCCAGCACCTTCTGCCGCCTCAATTAGGGCTATATATCTCTCGTCATAAGAAATATATAGTGTAGTAGTAAGTGTATTGTAAACGAAGAATCCATCACCAGGATACTCCATTTGCTCCATCTCAAGTAAGCTCCCAACTATGATAGTTTGACTCTTAATTTCTGACTCAGTAACCTTGTCAAGTAATGCTAACACATCACTAAGAACCCTTGAACTATTACCAGTTTTGATATAAACCTTTCCAAGAGTTTCTAGTACTAAATCAGTGTACTTATTGCCAACTATTACTTTGTCACCTCCTAAGAATGACTCTGTTCTAATGTTGTCCATTGTTCGCTTTCAACGTTTTAAATATTCTCTCGAACTCATCAATGTCAGCCTCTCCAAACTTGATTGGTTTCCCAAATAGCTTAACGACATAACCATTTTTAGCACGAGTCTTCATAACGTCACGTAGCGCATTTCCAAATAAATCTATATTTAAATTACCACCCTTATCAAGGAATGGTTCCAAATACATTCCATACTTGTCCTCCATATTATTAACTACGTAAGTTATGAGAGCATCAGTACCTATTGTGTTTATACCAAATAAGTTACTTACCAAGTTTTTAGTGAATGTGTTTGCTGCTTGAAATATCAATTCTTTATCACTCATTATTTAGCTGTTTTATTCATCATGAGTTCATCAAATCTCTTTTTCATCTCTGGGTCACTCTCCATTAGTTCTAATAATGTATTGACCTTCTCTTCTTTAGCCTTTATCTGTGATTGTATATACTCTTTACTTTTTCTAATAGTAGCCAATAAATTCTGCCATAAATTTGTTGTGTTTGTGTGTGTTTTTAATCCCAATCTCTAAAGCGCGCTTTCTTAATTTTCATAGTGCAAAGTTAATGATTCTTAAAGGTCATACCAAAGAAATATTGTTAATCAATGTTAACTACAAAATAATTGTATTAAAATATTTAAAAATCATTCCTATAGTATGATTAGCCTATATAATTTGTTATAGCCATTCAGAAGGTGTTAATCTAGACTCTAATTGGTCAGCGTTGGTAATGTTACTCTTCTTAACCCCAGTTAAGTATCCAGATACAATATTTAACACAGGATAGGTTGCAGAGGTGAACGTAGGTACTGCACCTTGTAACTTAGTACAATAGTAGAACATACTACTAATGTCATTAATATTGTAGCAAGTCTTCAGTAGGTCTTCAGTAATTAAAAGTAAACCGTAATTACTGTCTTCCTCTGTACTTGCAGTTGATACAGCAAATAAGCTAGAAGCATTGACAATTCTATTGTTATTCTTAAATATGTTAGCGAAATCAATTTGAGGATATATCTCCTGAGTTCCAGCAGCATTATACGCCCTCTTATCAAACTTACAATTAGCCCACAATTCAGTAATAACTTTTAGGTTAGGATTATTAGCAAATAGGTCACTATTTACATCAACACCAACTTCTAAGATTGTCTGTGAAAACATACCTGTAATATCTTCCAATCTAGTATTATATTTAAACAGGTCTGGTGGGTATTTGATACCTCTAGTGAACGTATCTCCTTGTAGATTTACGAAAGCACAGAATCTCGTAGTTCTAAACACTCCAAGTAGCTTTGGTGTATCTACAAGTGCTTCAAACAGCTTACATGGTATTCTACCTATCATGCCATCCCATTTACCAGTTTGTTCTATAGTCCAATCTCCAGAATCAGGCAAGAACTTCCTAACTTGCTCTGGATAGTTGAAATCAATCATAGAATCTTCCAATGTACAGTCAGCATGACAATACCTGAACAGGTCAGTAGGAATCATGTAATTCTGATATCCAATCTCAGCACGACCATTACCTGCCTGGCTAATAGCAGTCTTTTGTTGAGTATCATACTTAAAGTATTTCTCAGTAAGTCTTGACTTAACATCAGCTAAACCACTCTCAGTACTAGAAGCACCTTCCCATCCATAACCATCAAGATACCAAACATCAAATGCTTGTTCTCCTGGATTATAGTCAGGACTTGAAGTATCTTCGTTCCTATCATAGTTATATGACTTCTTCATGTTGCTGACATCAAGTTTAAATGTTACTCTGTTACCAGCATTCTTAATAATATGGTCATCCCAAGTTGTCCATATACTATTAAGAATTAACTCTGAACCTATGTCAATAGTTCTGGTTTCATCATAACCTAGACACCAACATCCCTTAAATACTCCAGCCATATTAGTTATGCTATGCCTAATAGACTTAGAGCCATCTGAGTTGTCTTGGCTCATAAAGAATAATCTATAAGGAATGTATCCGAAAGTACCACTATTTTCAAAGGCAAATGACACATCTTGTAAAGGGCAGTTCTTAAAGCCTTCTCCCACTAGTTTTAATTTAAGATTGTAGCATCCACTAAATAGACTCTTGATGCTAGTTAAACTAATGCAATCATCAAACATACCAGCAGGTGGGAATTGATATATCTTACCATCGTTGTTTAGGTCTATTCCTTTAAAGAATCCCTCAATACTATTCAATATTTTACAATTCTTGAATATATTAACAGGAATACTCTGAGCACCAGCTTCATCAGAACATTTAAGTCCAGTAAGTATACCTATAGCCTGTCTTAATGTTCCACTAATGCCTTGGAACATATTTCCCATCTCTGATAGATTTACTAATGCTTCTCCACCACTGTATTGGAATGGATATTGGATAGAGCTAAATGTTGGAATGTACCATGTAGTACCTCCATCATTGATAGTTTGACTTATGCCACCAAACACATTAGGTCCAATCTTTCCAACTAACTTAATACCAGAGTATAAAGAATCTGTTAGAATTAAGGATTGAGCAACCTTATTAATTGTATGGAATAGATAGGTATTACCATTACTATCTGAATCTACAGTCATTCTAACCCAACTACATCCAGTGAATACACCTTTTGGATAAGGGCTTACTAGATTTCTTAGGTTTGTAAAGAATGTCTTAGAACTTAGTAACCCATCTGTAGGTACAGCTGCTCTTGTATTAGCACAGCTTCTCAACTGTTGACAGTTTCTAAACATATAGTCAATCCTTACTAGAGGACTATACTTACCATTAGCTGGAGCAAACACATTGTTGTCTATCCACTCTAAGCTAGTGCTATCAAATGCAGCTTCTGCATCAGTAAGCTTAGGTAAGAAGTCTAATACTCCCCAAGTAGAATCCTTAGATGTACTGTAATCAGATGTCCTAGAGAAGAATGGTCCAGTTAGGCTTGTTCCACTAAATGCTTCCTTGATGCTGTTTACATTAGGGCACAGTCTAAATAAGTCATACCAAATATCACCAGTAACATTTGAACAACCTTTGAACATACCTTCTAATGAAACAACCCTATCAGTTAATCTAACCATTAGGTATTTAAAGTCATTATAGGATATTCTAGCACATCCTTCAAATAAGAAGTAAGCATCAGTCAATTCTTCTCCAAATGATATATTGGTAACGTTATTTCCTTCAAGGAAGACATCAGTACCATATTGGGTATACACACTATCTGGATTTAGATAGAACTGACTACATCCTCTAAATATCTCACCACCCTGAAGAGATAGGTGTCCGATTACCCTCTGTAATGAAATACAATCTCTAAATGCACCTCTTGGTATTTCTATAGGATTTGTCCTATCATTCTTACATCTGACCTCTACTAATTGTTTACAGCTAATAGCCTCGATGCTTTCCAAGTCTGGGAAAGCAGTTAAGTCTAAATACTCTGGAGTTCTATCATTATACTTTAATGTAGATAATGATGTATTAGAAATAACTAGTCTTTTTAGGCTAGAGAAGTTAGGTTTACCATTAACATATAAAGATGCAAGTGTAATATCACTAGTCTTAGTATAGCTTAGGTCTAGAACCTCAAGATTCCAAGCACCTGTTAACTCTAACTTTAGAGCAGGGTTATTCTGACCAGGAATACTAAATTCCTTCATACCAGGGCAGTTATCAATAGTAACCTGAGCCAACGGACTGACAGAGTTATTAACTGAAGAATACGGAATCTGAATGGTTTCCATCTTCTCACAGTTCCTAATAGTTACCGTTCTCACATTAGGTGGTATGTTCAGAGTTCTTAATGCACCACAGTTATTAATTTCTATTGAAGTTAGCTTTAAACAATCATCAATAAGTAATGACTCAAGGAAAGATTGGTTCTCTAACTTCAGATTAGTAATATCTGTTCCAGACATATTTAATGTCTTCAACACAGCAGATGTTGGAAATGTAATCTTAGTAATAGAAGAGTATGATACATCAAGTTCCTGAATCTTACGACAACCACTCAAGTCTAATGTATATGCAGAAGCAGTAGAGCCAATAAGTCTCACCTTACTTAGATTCAACTTCTTAATATTCTTCAAACCTATATCATTAGCCTCATTATATACACCTCCCTGGAAGAAGTAAGCTGCATCCACATTACCCAATCCACTTAAATCAAGTTCCTGCAACATAGGTAGATTAATATTATCCAAACCAGTCCAAGGATAGCTCTTGAATTTAGTAAATGCAGTGATATATTTGTTGGCGTACATATACACTACAGTTTCACCAGTAGGCATAGGTAATATAACTGAAGTAGGAGTTTCACTAATCCAGAAAGCACCAGTAGTTTTATCATGTGAATAATGATATAATATTTGGCTACTTGCTGTAATATCTGTGCTAAACCTAACCTCAGTAGCTGAACCAGTAGCTTTATTAGAAGCCCATAGACCAGTGATAGGAGATTCAATAGTAGTTGGTAATAGGTTAGTATTATCCTTGTAACCATATACACCATCTAAGAACATTATCCTCTTTCTAAACCAATCCTTAACGTGCATTACACGATTACCATGTAAGAACTTTAATTGGCTAAAGTCAGTACTATCCTCATATTTACCTGTGTTTGGGTCATATGTCTTAGATATAGCAAGATATTTAATCTTGTAATCATAATTAAACATAATAGAACCTGTCTTTTCAGTATATGACTGATAGTAATCCTTAATGAACTTATCAGGGTCTGGGAATAGGTTAGTTCTTAGATTCACATATAATGATTCCAAGCTAGTTCTGTTCTCAGTACTACCACTATCTATACCAGCTAGATTCTCTAATACTTCCCAAATTCTATTCCACCAAGATGCAAAGTATTGTTTATAACTATCAGTAGATACATAATTCTTCTCCTGTGTATATTGAGTAATACCAGTATCCTGTGAAGAGATATTATACCATCTATGTAGATGTGCCCAATATTCTACAATATCTTGTCCAGCATTGTTCAAACCAAATGCCGTATCCATATCATAGAAGCAACAATACCATACATCAGTACCCCAACTACGAATAGTTAAGTTCTTACACATAGAGTCCACACAACCAAATAGTAATGCAATCATAAAATAAGCACAAGCATTATCCCAGTTCAGATGCTGGTCACAAGCACTAAAGTTATAATAAGCATTCTTATCCAAATCGTAGAACTCTCCAGGAATAGGTTTAGTTGGAGTTTGTCCAGCATCATCCATTGTATATTTCTGGATACGAGTAAGAGCCATATTAGCCATCTGAGTATAGAACTTCTGTACTTGATTATAACCGATTGATTCATCCCTAGATGTGTACATTACATCACCCATGAATTGCACAATCTTCATATCGTCTTGTTGGAATGCACCTTGTGCAGAAGAGTTCTGGTTAATTTCAACAGAATATACACCATTACTTACCCCAGTGTTCCATCTATTAGCATCTTCTGTGTAATCAGTTACTAATGTTGGTCCGTCTTGGTTCACTTTAACGTAGTCAGTAAGTAACTTTAATCCAAGATTAAAGAAGGCATACCTACCTAAGTTAAAGTTATAGATACCACAGAATTTAGGTTGTTTAATAGTTCCATCAGCATCAGGTGCATATCTAATAAACAGAAGAACTGGGAAACCTTCAGAGGTATGTTTAATTTTACCTCTAATTGAGTTAGCCTTATCAGCATCACCTCCCCAAACATCATTACCTAATGACATAGGTGGAGTTGCTCCGAATGGTGTAATAGACTGTCCAGAAGAGTTTTTAGCTCTACCATTAACAATCTGACCAATTACTACGTTATTAACGTGTGCAGAGTCTACTACGTCAGCCTTTAATGTAAACTCATTCTCTGGCAACCAATCATCAGTAGGTTGGAATAGCATCTTCTTACCAGTCTGGTCTACATCACCCATATAAATCTCAAAGTTCTTAGCATTATAAGATAGTGAAGATGTACCTTGTAGACCAATAGTAACACCATTGTTCTCTGATACACCACTTGGAGTTGTAATAACAACCTTACCCTTACTATCTTGATAAGTAATTTTAACGGGGAATTTCTTGCCCATTACTTCTACCTTATCAGATGCAGAGAATATTGCAGTTGAATATGGTTCAAATAGTGTAGGGCTGTTAGATGTTTCCTCTACTAACACAATAGGATAAGGTGTGTTAATTTCCATTTGCTCTACTAACTTAGAGTATAATAACTCACCTGTTAGGAAACCACCCTTACCTCCATCCAGAGTCTTATCCCATATTAAACAGTTACCTGCACTATCAAATAGATTCTTAGTTCTTAACTCAGCATCTAAAGATGCATCTATTTGTCCTCTTACAAGTCTAGCTTGTTCAGTTGCAGATATGTAATTCTGTACAATAGCATACTCACTCTGTGATGACGTGTAAATCTTAATGTCATAAATATTAACATCAGAGAATCTACTTCTAACTCCGTTGTCGTTTCTACATCCGAAATAGAAATCAGTACCAAACATCCAGTCAATATCTGACTGTAGTACTCTACTTACAGTAGATAATACACCGTTGACATAGATTTTAAAGTACCAAGCATTACCTGATAGTAATGATACGTCTAAGTCTACAGTAAGTAACTCATTCTGCGGAAGTTTAACTGTAAGTGTATCAGCAGAACCAATCTTACATACAGCCTTCTCTAATGATATTTCATAACCAGTTTTTAATTCACCATCCTCATACTGACCTATACCGCATACTACTTCTTCTGGATAAGAAGAGGCGTCTGCCTTATAAGTACATGAGATATGGAATCCCATAGGTTGGAAGAATGATACACCAGCACCAATATCAACAGCAGGGAACATTTGGTCAGCTACTTCAAGATAACCATAAGCTTCACCACTTAATCTTGTTGCAGGTATCTGGTTCACTCCATCAATGTCTTGTATGAAACCACTAGTCTTACCATTCACACCTTTTAGAGTAAAGTTTACTCCATCTGGGAACTTAGATGCAAATGCACCTTCATATATAAACTCACCACTATTCTTGATAGGATAGTTCCATGTACCAGTTGCAGTATTTGGAAAACCAGTAATCTTACTAAAGTAAGCAAGTAACGTGTGCATGTCATTATTTGCATATAGCTCTGTACTTACACTTTCTACTATTCGACAAGTAACTGTCTTAGTATATTGAGCAGAAGTATCACCAGGGTCATTTACTGCATATCCAAATAGAGTGATTCTTAAATACTCATTAGCTTTATTAACAGCTAGGTTTACAGTACTATATACGAACCTATTAGTCTCGCTCTTATTGATATTCTTAATTGTACCAGTGTCAAGTAACTCTACCTCTCCACTGTCATTCATTAAATGAATCTTGTAATCCATATTGAATGAACTATACTTACTAAGACCGTAACTGAAGTAATAGCTAAATCCTAACTGTGAACCCTGACCATACTTAGTTAAGTCATCAATAGTCTCTCCAGGATTTGAAGAAGGGGTAAATTCTGTAATATCCTCAGTCACAATAACCAGATTATTACTATCAGCTACCGTAACATCAAACTTAATTTGTTCAGATGATAATACTTCTCCATTAAGAGTAGTACTAGCCTGCGCTATGAAGTAGAATCTTTGACCTGCTTTGGGATTAAAATGTTCGCTTTCAAATAACAGTTTACGAGCATCGTAGCTTAAAGCTCTGATTGCAGTAGTAATATTACCTACTCTAGCTACTTCAATACCATTAATAGTCATCCAGAACTCTGCTGGACTTTGTAAGATATTATTAGTTACAGTATAGTTAAGAGGTACTTCTGCAACACCACCCATATACATAGTCTTAGGTGGTATAGACTGAATCTCTAAGGAGATAGCTCCTGCTACAATCTTTACATATGTAGGAGTAGCATATACATTGTCATTATCATAGGCAGATAGTTCTACGTCAGTAGTTCCAGATAATCCAGTAATGGTAATATCTGTTCTAGCCATAGAGTACTTCTTCCATGTTCCTAATGTTTTGTTGGTAGCTAAATCTTTAGCAATTACAGTAAATGACTTTTTAACACCACCACTCTTAATCAAGATATTAAGTGTAACAGTATTAGTGGCTGTATAGACTGTGCTACCCTCAGCTACATCAATAGTATATTCGGAGCCGTCACCACCGCCACCACCGCCACCACCTCCGATTGCACCATTAAGGTACACCCAGGCTAGGTTTTGTTCTAACTTAGTCATTCTATTATCTAGCTTTGTAAAGCCATTGTCAATAGAAACTGATTCCCCAGCTTCATTTAAGAAGCCAGGGTTTGTCAGTTCCAATTCTGAAGCATTAGAAGCACCGTCGATTACCCATCTTCCAGTTACTTCATCATAATGTTTTATTTTCATTGTAATGTCTTTTCAATTACTATATTGTTGCTTGGATTGGTAGAACCATTACCTCCCACCTTTTTAAGGTCAGTATAAGCTATAGGTACATTATACTTGTAAGCCCAAACTTTAGTATTATCCTTTAGTTGAAGCTTGTATGATTTACCAAGTATCCTCTCCCTCGAAGCTGTTGTCATAGAAGGAGTCTCAACCTCATCACCACTACCTATATTCCATATAATGTAATTAGGATATTGCTGTGCTGAGTTAACCTTTACTGTAGCAGTATTAGTTGTATTGTTCTCAATCTGACTAGATACTGGGTAGTATTCTAACAACCAAGGAATATTCTTTGCAGGTAATTCCTTATTAGAAGTTAACTTATATCCAGTAGCCTGACACATTACATATCTTACATAATTCAAGCTTGCATCAGTGGAAATTTGAACACATTGTCTTTCTCTATCTGGTAAGCTAGTATACCATGAAGGAGTTAAGGAAGTATCGTAAACGATAGGTTTCATTGTCCTACTTGGGTTCTCTCTTATATATCTTGAATTGGCATATGTATGTTTGTGACCACATAGGCATAGTTTAAAATCATTATCTTGCATCCATTGGCTGAACCAATAACTGCCTACTGTATTTAAGTGACTACCACCCCTCTTGATGTTTAGGTCTTTATCATAAGTTCCACTCTCATTTTTCTTTAGATAACTCATAATTAAGTCAGCCGTAATGATAGTAAATGGAGCTTCATGACAGAACGCAACCTTCCACTTAATTTTAGCATCAGCTGCGTGTTGTGCCAAATCAGCAGTTGCCCAGTCTTTTAAGTCATTATATACATTCACGCCAGTTATATCTCCAAACACGTCTGTCCTCGCTAATTCAGTGATTTCAGAGTTCATAGACAAGAAATAGGTGTTGCCATATACGAAACTATAGCAGCAGGGGATGTACACTCCAGCAGACGAAATGGGTACTGTATAAGGGTGTTCAAATGTAAAGAAGAACTCTACATTTACTGGATTAGTTTTACTAATATCTTCACCATCGCCCAACACATACACATCTACAGGGGTTAAATCATTGTTACCTACTGTAAACATTTGTTCCGTGTCTCTATAGATAACATCTCCACCTTTATAATAGTCAATCCATTCATTGAATCTATTACCATTCTGAGTTTGGTCGCCAGTATTTAAGCACCATTCATACGGATTCTCAGCTTTATCAGAGTTGATGTATTCTGCACTAACTCTCCACATTTCATATTCTTCTGCATTAAATCCTTGCTGGTCACTTACTTGTAGGAAGTTAAATCCCCTTTCAATAACCTTATCTCTATTTCTAAGAGTAAACGACCTTTCCTCAGTCCATGCTCCATCTCTACCTACCTTGTAATAATACTTCTGTGTATCAGTAGGTTCATCAAAGTCCTTAATGAACTTATGAACTGTAAATGGAGTGCCATCTGTAGTTATGCTTCTAATCCTATTGTAAATTTTATTAGTCCAATTCTTGTGGTTGGCAGGTCTGTTAGGATTTTGACTAATGCCTTCTGTATTGAAGTCTTCTTTCTTGAAAGATTCAAATTTATTTTCTGGAGTATATTCTTCACTATCTTTTCTTATCCAGATATATTCATCATAGTATCCTACTGACACCCAGTTAAAGCATCTTGTCTTATGAGCATCATGTCCCAATGTACAAGTAACTATGTTAGGAGCACCCTCTACTAGTAGATGCTTGTTAAAGAATATATTCTTATTCTGTGATGAGTTCTTCGGAGTATACTCTTGAATATCAATAGCAGGATTAATTTTGTCCATATTAATATATGTCCAATCCTTAACATTACTCCTAGCACTCAGAGCTTTAGTAGCTTGCTTTACTGGGTCCATATTATAGTAACGCATTAATAATACATTACTTCCCTTAGTGGCAATAGGAGATGTTTCACATGGCATTGACTTATCATTATAGCTACCTATTCCGACTAAATCAACATACCATTTAATAACTCCGTTAGTAGTCCAAGGTGCAGTACTATTCATAACAGTAGTTTTGAAGTAGTCTGTGGTCTCTTCACTACTAATATAGAATGCACAGTCATAGCTAAATTTAATACAGTCATCTTTACTTGACCATATACTATGAGGCTGCACTCCAGCACCTGTATCTCCAGCAATCTCAAGTCTTGTATTGTTAAGGGTTGCATCTTTTGTCCAATACATATCAGGTTCACCAACTCTAATTAGTGTAGTATTGATGTTCTCTACAGAACATTGAGCACCCTTAATTAAGAATGTACCTTGAGATTTAAGAGTACCAACTAGAGGCAATGTAACCCAATCTCCACTATTTCTTTCTGTATAATGTAAGAACAATCCCTTTAGATTTAAGTCTTTCTTACCAAGGTTACACAACTCTACGAAATTGTGAGATACTGGATTGTAGTCCTTATCCTCTGATGTTCCTCCGCAGTACACCATATTAACATAAATCTTTGGAGAGTCTTTAGAACCTACCTCTTCTGGGATGATAGGGAAATATGGAGTAGTGTAGTAAATTCCAGTACCTTGAGTCTGAGCATTACCAGCTAAAGTATTCTTATCTAATCTATAATCATGTATATCTAATTTACCATCCTTAACCTGAATAAGGAATGTATTCTCTTTATTCGTCATGTCAGCGAACTCAATACCAATAATCTTGGTTTTAGCTCCACTACCACTTCCAATGACTTCGGTTAATATTCCATCCATTGTTTCTGGGTCTGGTCCAGGTCCTGGGTCTTCTCCACCACCTGTGCTACCTATTTTAATTAATTTATAAGTCTTAGGGTCTTTAATCCATAATGTCTGAGTATCATAACACCATAACAATTCTTTAGGTAGAAAATCACCTTTATTAGCCTGCATTTCTGCATACGTACCACTTTTAATACATATATGCTTAGCATTAGGTAAATACTCTTCATACTCAGTTGGCTCAGGTGAATCAGCAAGAACTATATCCTTATTAGCTTCTTGAGTAGCATTATCCTCCTCTTCTGAAGTACCATAATCAGGTTCTTCATTAGGCATACCATCATAAGCATATCTCTGATTGTTAGTAAAATCACCCGAATCTATCTGGCAGTTAAATGCAAACTCTAGTTTACGTACCTTGTCTTGTAATACTGATATAACCTTCAGCAGGTCTTGAATTACAGTACTACTTGTCATATGTTCTTTATTCTCAGAAGTATCTATCCAAATACCTCCCTTATCTTCAGGTGGTGTATCCTGTATGTAAATTTTGGAGAAGGACTCCCATACGAAGCCGTTAAAGTAACGTATCTCATTGATTTCATCAACGAATACTATCTGTCCTTTAACTCTTAAATCGTCTCTGTCTAATAGTTCTTGTAAGGTTTCTACAACCACTATAGACATTCCTCCGCCTCCACTTCCTCCACCTCCTTGTACTTTCCATACATTCCATACCCCACTGTAGAATTGGTACATATGGTTGTCGTCAGGTGAATTTTTAACGTAACATAGCATACCTTCCTTTAGCTTATTGGTATTTAGGAAGGCTTCCATATCACTCATATTGGTAACTTGGATGTAACCACCACGTAAGTCATTAACGTCAGCTAACGGAAAGTTAGCATTGTTTTTGGGTTTTAATTGACCAATTACCTCAATATATTCATTCATGCTGATAAAATAAAAGGGCTATGTATAACCTACACAGCCCTCGTTTATTACATTACGCTACGAATAAGCTATAAAGTACTTCTAAGAAATCAGCTGCATTCAACTTTGTTCCATTAATTTCAACATCGTTACCTGCATTAACCTCAATAATTTGAGCAAAATCATCTTCACTCAATGTAGTATCAATTTGTACTTCTTCTTTTCCTCTCTTATCAACGTAAGCATTATACTCCTCATTGATTTGCTTATTCCAAGCCTCAACTTGAGCTTTATCTTCTTCAGTTTTATTCTCTTTCATTATCAGTTCTTGATAACCTTTAGGAGTTAGTTCCTTAACAGCTTCTTGTAAATCCTCTTCAAGCTGTTTTCTTACTTTACCTAACTCAATTCTCATACTCATTAACCTTACCTTTAGGTCTTTGCTGAGTTCTTTGTCTCCGTCTCTAAGCAGTACCTTAGTGATAAAGTTGTGCTTAATCATCATTTCATTTACTGTCATAAAATTAAACTGTTAATTGTTGTTTTAAAGCCGTTACTGTTGCATCTAACAAGTCCATACCTTTATCCTCTAAAGAACTAGGATAACTATTAACACTCTTGCTAATAAGTCCATCTCCCTCTTCAGAATAACTAAATCCTCCAGTGAAAACATCTTCTAATGTGAAGAAAGACCCTGAGAAAGTAGTAATCATGTTATCTCCCATAATCTGTGCATCACCTTCCAATTTAAGGTGTGCATCTTGATTCTTTACAGTGTACATTACTCTTTTATTAAGTAATTCCATAATTAAATTTATTTAAAATTAATTTTATTCTAAAATCTTCTCTTAAGTTTTCGGGTGCTAAGTTAGTGATAATTTACTAATATTCAAAACAAATTATCTTAAATATTCATAACTTACCATGATTGAGGGGCATACACCATCTTGAATACAAAGATTGTCTTTGGTCTCCAATCCTTTGATTGACCATTACCTGAGTAACCAGTTCTCCAGTTACCTCCTCGTCCAGCAGAAGTTGTACCATTTGTAGAGTGATTCTGACCTCCATCTGGTCCGAACACGTCTCTATCGCTAGCATTATCTGACCTATAGTGTCCAAACCAGTGAGCATGCTTAGGCATTTCGTAACCAGTAATGGTTTTACTATTAGCACCAGCTGTACTACCAATCCTATTACTTTCAAGCTCACCACCACCTGCTGTATACATACCATTACTATATGCACTGATTTCATTGTATGCTAATACGAAGTCAGATAGGTCTACAGTATAGGTCATTGAACTAGAAGTAGCTTTGTATGACACACTTGACTTTCCTCTACCACCTGAATCAAATAGCTGATTCCTAAATGTAGTATAATCTGTACTAGTACAAGTATAGCCATTTACCTGGTAAACATAGAAATCTACTACCTCCCCAGGTACTCTTGTCTTATGAAGCAATGTTTTGTCTACTGGATTTAAATTTCCAGATGTCCACACCTTTGACCATGAGGACCATGAACTTGTTCCATGCCTCATCCATAAATTACCATTGTCTGTGAACGCAATGTTATGGGCATGACCACCAGAAGAGTCTCCCCAAGGATAAATATATACAGAAGCATGGTAGTTTCCTCCATCACTAAGTTCATCAGTTGTATTTGCTTTCAGATGAGTAGCTGACCATCCCTTGGTGTTAAATCCAGACTGGTATGGAGAATAGTTAGTACTTCTAGTATCTTGGTACGGTAAGTATGTCGCAGTATCAGCATTTGATACGTTGTCCGCATTTGTAGCTCTATAGCAAGTTCCATATCTGCTTCCTGCTTCCTGTAAGTAACAATCATTCAATTTACTAGTTCTTGGTGATACATCATCTGGATATGTACTATCTCCAATATTAGTTGTTGATGTATATACTGTAAAGGAACGACCATCAGTTGTCCTATAATAATATGATGTACCACCTCTCATATATAGTACTAAGGCACTTCTATTATTCCTCTGCTCTAGTCCATAACAAGCAGTTTCTCCTCCGAACGACGCAGCATATCTATATACTCTTAAGTACCAACTAATAGACCCCTGACCACCTCCAATCCATTCAAAGTCGAATTGGAATGAGAATCCAGAGCTATGTGTAGACCATGATGGTTTATGACCAGATAGGGCATCAGTAAATGTAACTCTAATTGGGGTTGTATTACTCGGATGTGCAGTCATTACACATGGATACCACTTATTTGAATCAAGGGCACTTAAGTTTAGTGTTTGCTGACCATTCACTTTGTAATAGTTAGCAGTTACATCACCATTATGAACACCATCAAGTTTATCTGAGTTAGAAGCATATGGAACAGTAATATTATTAGTAGTACCATTCTTAGTCCATGTTAGATAGTTACCATTAGTACCTAATGCAGTAACATATAAGGAGTTATGATTATGTGTACTCAGTGAAATTGGGACATCATCTACAGCAAACTGACCATCACTTCTCATACCAAACCTCTTGGCATATCTATTGCCCCAATGGAATGTTAATGCTGGAGAGTAACCCCAGGCTGATTGACCATTGCCTACTAAACTAGTTTCTCTAATTTGTATAGCACCACCATAAGTATCAGTACCCCATGATGTCCAATTCATTTGAGCACTCTTAGAACCACCTACTTGTGAGTTAATCTCATCCTTGAATGCTAATATTCTATTATAAGAAGAACCACCATACACATTTCCTGATATATACACATTCTTGTTGAACCAGTGTCCTGCACTAGCATTGGTATTATGGTGGGTATATGAACCATTATCATTACTTATAGATGAAGTAACACCATTCATAGTCCACGACAATTTTCCAGTCATGGTATCTCCAGCTTTATTTACTTTAGTGTTAGGGTCAAAGTTACCAGAGTTCCATATAGTATAAACACTTCCCCAAGTTCCATTAGAGCAAGCTTTCATATATAAGTTACCACCACTACCATAATCGTGGTAGATTTTAGTCTTATATCCAGCATTATCAGAATGGCTCAACGTCACACCATAAGCACCTAAGTTGTTATCCCCCCAGAATTGTGCTCTACTAATATTATCAGAAGTACCAGTAGACTCTTGAACTCCTAGGTTACCAGCTGCATATACAAATTGTGCTAGTGCCTTATGTCCACCCCCACCAAGTAATACATAACTATCAGAAGAACCTGTCTTTATCAGTTTAGGAGCTTCGAACCATTCATTACCCTGATTACCTACTAGTTTTATACCTGCAGGTGCTCTATAAGAGTCATAATCAGTAAATATGAAGCTTACTGTCTGTGAGCTATCACTGTTGTCAAATCTAAGTCTAGGGTGGATGTTAGCATTGGTCATATCTGTGTTAGTACTACCTTTTAAAATAATATTACCAGTTACAGTACCTCCAGCTAAAGGTAAGAACTTACCGTCAGCCCATCCAGTAGTAGCTAATTGTTTCCACGCCTCCCAAGATGCACCAGAACCAAATCTAACCCATACATTAGAATTATCAGTAAATCCAAGCTGTGCACTTTTACCACCTGACCAGTCTGTAGTACCACCATACTTTCTGACAGTTAATAGTCCAGTATAGTTTCCACCATCACTAAGATTAGCTTTAGCATTAGCTTTAAAGTCCAACCAAACACCTGCTGCATGTTCTTGCGGTGTAGATGCTGTTTCTCTACTATCAATAAAGTTTATAGTATTATGAGAGTGTTCAGTTCTTAATCCTACTAAGTTTCTGGCATCCCATATCTTATAGTCAGTTCCATTATACCTATGCTGTAAATCAGTTTCTCCACTTCTAATATATGTAGTACCAGCCTGCATACCAAGATATGTATAAGTAGTACCATTCCACATTACAAGTCCGTTACCATTAGTAGCTTGAATTTCAGTTACTTTTAAAGTACCTGTCATTGTGTCGCCAGCTCTATTTACAGCATTAGCAAAAGCTCTAATATTATCTCCGTTAAATACATAAGCCTTAGAGCTATCACTAGCCTTAGCTCCCCATATATGAGTTGGAGTAGCATTACCCCACTCCCAATTCATTGTAAGACCAGAAGCTATACTATATCTCACATAATTAGTAAGTACATTTGGGTCGTTACCCCTAATAACATAAGTACTATCAAGGTATGTATGGAAATTAGCATTATCAATTACTGGAGTCCACTCACTTACTGTACCTGCTACATTTCTTCTATGCCACAATCCAGCTGTACCTGTGAAATTCTGAGCTAATTCAGTGTAATAACCAGTTGAGTTATTATGTAAGATTTTAATCCTATTAGACCAGGAACCAGATACAGGACCTTTATTTGAGTCTTGTAATATTCCACCATAGCTTCCATAAGTAGCATCCAATAATCCAGATGGGTTTAAATCTACTTTCAGGGCTGGACCACCAGGACTAGTAGCTCCCGCATAGTTATGCGTATGGTCTCCAGTAGAAACTACTTTACCATCACTATACAACTTGTTATCCGCGCCTATATACACTTTGGAATTAGTATAGGTCTGAGGGTTATCTGTTTGAGTTAATGCTCCAGTTAGGAATAACTTAGTAGTTAACTTTTCAGTGGCACCAGCTGTATTCCTCGTGTCTCGAGTTGTTATTAATACTTCATTATTGCTACCTGTAAATGTAACGTTAGTTCCTGCTTTAAGAGTTTTACTAGGTGAAGTAGTTGGCTTATAAGTATCTATAATAGATTCTCCTTGTTTGAAAACTAAATTATAGAAATCATAAGTTGTATCCTTACTACTAATAGTTACTTTCTTATTAGCTGCATCTGGGGTTAGAGTTACATTAGTGCCTTGAACTAAAGTAAATGAGTTGTTAGCTGCATTGGGGTCAAATGTAGTAACCTTAGTAACAGCTTCCCCTACTTGAGTTTGTAAATCTAAATTATAAATAGCTTGATGTTCAGTTAATACCTTCTTACCTAAGCTATACAAACAGTTGTCAGTTCCAATGTATACATACTGGTTACTGTAAGTTTGAGGCGCGGTAGTCTGAGATTCGGCACCAATAAGGAACAATTTTGTATCAACCTTATTAGTAGCTCCAGCAGTGTTTACTGTATCACTTCCTGGGTCAGCAGCAATAGTTACATTACCCTGACTATCTCCAGTAATAAACACATTATCACCCTGTATAATATTTAGGACTCTAGCTACTGAACCATCAAAAGAATGTATAGCCTTCCCGTTATATTGGAAAGCTAAAGCATGTACAACTTTCTCGGCTGCAACAGCAGTAGCATCGGCAGGTAAGTAATCAACATTACTAAAGGCATTTTTACCCAAAGTCTTCAGAGTCCATTTATTAGCCTCTCCTGTAGATAGGATAGCCTGGTCAGCTATACTTCCACTACCTGTTAATGTAGTATAAGATTGGACATGTCCATCTAATGCTAATATCTTTGTTGTTCCTCCTATGGTTAAACTAACTTTGTTATTGTCTGCATTTGAGAAGAATCCTCCATATAGTTTACCATGAGTCCACACTTCGCCAGTGTCCTTTATATAGACAACGGCTGACCAGTATATATCTCCACTGGTATCTGCTGCACTTGTAGGTAACTTCCATGTATTAAACACACTCTTACTAGCACAGTCAATGTATTTTGTTTTAATTAGCATATTGTGTTATCACAAAGTTAATAAAAAGGAGGAACTGAGTCCTCCTGAATTATCTTGAATATGTTATATTTCCACTTGAGTCTACAGTAGCCCATCCCGTTACTAATTCTCCTTCTATCCATAAGAAATCACTGGAGAATATTAAGTCTGCATTCTCTCCAATACTCTGAGGTAAAAGAGAAGATGTTGTATAGGCTAACACATCACGCCAGCTATTATCTGATATTGAAGTAAAGGTTAATGTATTTGTGGCATTATCCCAACTCAATCTCATGTTACCTGCCGCTCCAAAAGTTAAATCTCCAGAATCTGTAGAGTTACTTAGAATTTGAGCTGCTGGTTGACCAGAGTTTTGGTAGTTAATAGCACGCCATGTTTGAGATACTGGAGTAATCCATGAAGGAGTACCATTATTATTAATAGTAAGTACTTGTCCTACACTACCATTAGTAAGACCTGTAATCAACTTACCTGTAGTGCTATCAAACACAGCTAATTGCCCAACTACTGCTCTTGAAGGTCCACTAACAACTCCTGTAGTGTTTGTCTGCACAAACGTCCACTTAGTTCTTACTTGTGACCAAGTAGAGGAAGTGGCAGCAGGGGTACTCTCCTTACATATTAGCAAATCACCAATTTCTACTGGCTCTCCATTGATATATCCAACACTATCAGTATATGTACCAGTACCAAATGTCACCACGTAAGTATGACCAACATCAGCTGTGGGTGTAAATGAACCTGGACTTGTAGTACCAGCCTCAACTGCACCTTTATATAGCATTGCATTATTAGAACCAAGAATACTGTCTGCATAATCCTTAGCTGTTTGAATTGCATTCCAAACCATTAAAGGAGAAGCAGCGATAGCGGCAACTATATTGGTATCATTAATGTTCTCATTATCACTAGAAGGGTCAGGTCTAGTATTTAAAATATCTTGAAGCTTTACATGACCATATAACTTAGTAGATGCACCACCATATTCTGGCTTTAAAGATATGTGAATCTTTGGTGTAGCTTGACCTTGTACATCACCCTTTAAGTTACCAATAATGTAACCATCTAAGACTGATAAGTCTCCATGATTAACATTAACTGGTCCGTTAGAGTTCATACCTCCAGCTATTGTCATCTTCTGGGTGGCATCGTTGAATGTAAGACCATTAGCCTTTCTTACCTGAGAAGTATCTGCCGTATTACTAGCCTCATTATAAGATAGTAATATGTTTCTATCTCCCATTAAAGTAGATGGAGCTAATTGCTCAACATAATCTCTGATTTCTATGTTATGATTCTCAGCCAATGTAACGTGCCCAGTGGCATCTACTATAATATTCGGAATTACAAAGATACTCGCATTTCCAAGATTAGTAGACTGCCCATAAGAACCTGGGACTACTCCACTGGTTTTGTGTAATAGCTTTCTATTAGCTGCATCCCATTCAAGAGGAGGTTCAGTGTCTACTCTACTAAGAGCATTACTACTAATAATAATTCTATTACCATCACCTTTTCTGATACTAATACTCTCACCAGCGGTAGACATTAAGAAGAATGAGTTACCAATCTGAACTTTTACTGAACCACTTACTTCTGATATTTCAATACTAGGGTATCCAATACTAAAGTAAGTTCCACAAGTCCACATTTCTCTTGTGTCTTCTATAAACACAATAGGGTTTAGACCCTTTGGAATACTCTCAATCAGAGGTTCAAACACCTCTTTCTTCTTTACATATGCAAACTTACTATCAATTACCATTATTCAATTATTTTAGTAGTTAGTAAGTTGTCTAATCTTAAAGCTGTTTGTGCTAGCGTTTCAGTAGGAATCACATAGTTACCAGTTGCATTTATAAGTATATCAGTACCATCTAATACTGGATTGGTTTTAATGGGCTTCTTGTTAACAGTCTTGTTTCCAATTTCATCAATCTTAGCTTGCATTTCATCCAACAGTTGTTGAACTTTATCAAGTATATCAATGATTTCCTTATTGTCCAAGAATACTACCCATTTCTCACCATCATATAACAACATCTTACTGTTGTCCTTAATCCAGATATGGTAAATAGTTGGAGGAGTCATATCACCCCTCCAGAAATTTACCTGCTTATTGTTTACCATTGCATCTGCCATGTTATTCAAGTATTATAGAAGCATTAGTAGTAATATTATTAACTATCTCTTCTAATGCTGTAAGTTTATCCATTAGTATTTTTCCTTGAGCTGCTGATAAAGACACGTCTGATTTATTAGTTACTAAGTCATTAATAATCGTTGGTATAAACTCCTTTGAGTATGTATACTCTTGAGTTGTATCCCCATTCGTAAGGTTAAATTCTACCTTAAGGTCGGTGGATATGTTATAGTGAAAATAGGCAACTACATCTATGTGTCTAGTTCCGCTAGTATCGTTTGCATTATATCCAGATTTTGAATAGGATGTTAGAAAGTCTTTCTGTTCATGTTCTAATGCTATGATTCTACATTCAGCTAATTTCTTTCCAAATTCCAAAGCTTCTTCAAAAGTCTCAAAATAGCTAGACGGAGTTTCAGAAATATACATACTATTTGGAATCTCACATAGATGAGTATCTGCAGCATTCTCTAAGTCAGCTAAGCGCCCTTTAACCTCACTGTCGTCGTAGTTACTTAGTGACTCTAGCTTCAGTTTTAACTCTCCTGTGAAATCATTAGAACTTAGAACCTTTCCTGCTTCCTTTTGTACATAATTGTCCAAGTTAGGAATCTCGGTTTTTAAAGCATAACCACTTAAATCAACTCCAGGTATTGCAGCTATTTGTTGTTGTACCCAAGTCTGTGAAGCTAGTCCCTCGATACTTGGGATAACAGGAGTATTAATAAGGTCGTTATAGTCTTTAGAGAATAGTTCTGACTTATCAGCTTTACCGTTTAGTGTAGTTTCAATACCACTAATCTTAGTATTAATTCCACCTATAGTAGTATTCTGAGCAAGTATAGCATCACTTAATTCCTTAAAGGTATTGTATGATGGGTCAGCACCTTCTAAGATTATATCAAACCTACTGTCTGTATAGCCCTTAGCTTCTAATAAAGCAGTACCAGCAGCACCAGCAGCTTCAGCCCCAAGTTCATCTAATGTATATGTTGGTTTATTAGGTTGCTTAGCCCATGCAGGTACAGTAGGGTCAGTTTCAGTAAACTCAGTTAGATAACCTTTAGCTTCTAGTTCTTGTTCAGTAACTAGGTTACCTGGCAGTGAACTTATATATCCACTATCGTTCTCTAACTGTGATACTCTAGTTGGTAGTTCTGTTCGGTCAGCTTTTCCACTAATATCTGGAATATCAGTCTTGTTAGCTTTCTTAGCAACTTCACCTTCCAAATCAGTTATTGTCTTTCTGATGCCAGAGTCATTATAGTTAGTAAGTCCAGATAACTTGGCTTTCTCTTCTATAGTAAAGCTCTGTTCAGATAGACCCATTCCTACTTGTTTGTCAACCTTATTATTCCAGCTATCAATGTCTTGCTGATTTATATTCTTTGCAGCACTAGCAGCAAATTGAGGTTCTAACTCTTGGGTTAAATAACCTTTGGCTTCAAGTTCCTTATCAGTAACATACTCTTTAGGAACTTCAGTTAGGTACTCTGAGTCATTCTCTAATTGAGAAACCTTAGTAGGTATTTCACTCTTATCAGCCTTACCAGAGACATCTGGAATCTTAGCATCAACTTCTTGTTTAGTATAGTAGTTATTAAGTTGTATATCGCCACCTTCAATAGCAGCAAGTTTATCATCAACTTCTTCTTTAGTATATACTGTATGCTTATCAGCCTTAGCTGCTAACAATTCACGTATAGTTGTGGTATCAATACTTTCTGGATTATATCCACTCTGGTCAAGTATTTCTACAGTAGTCTCTCCTAATCCTACCTGTGCACTCTTGAATATATAATATAAGTTACTAAATATCTCTTGAGTTCCAAGTAATTTAAAACCACCTATAATGCTGCTAACTCCTAAAACAGTATTAGAACCGTTAGGAATCATTACATATATATACTCATTAGCTCCAGCATTAACTGTATAGACATTATCAATAGTTCTATCAAGCTTTGTATAGTCTGGAGAAGTTCCAAAGTAATTTGGGTATTTAATGTCAAATGTAACAACTCTTGTAGCACTAATATCCTCATACTTATATTTAAGGGTAATTACCATAGATGTAGTCCTATTAGTAAAAGTATATTCTCTTACTTCAGGACTTAGTGTAACCCCATTGATAGATTGCTCTATAACTTCTTTATGGTACTCCCAAGTAACTTTTACATCTGTAGGTTCATCTCCATAACACATATATTCTGGGTCCAGAGATATAGCCTTGACGTTATCATCAATAGATGCTGCTGCTATTTTAGCATTAACCCATTCAGTAGAAGCAATTCTGTTAGAATTATCTGTCATCAAGGGCAATGTAGTAGTCGGAGTTCCAGCAAAGCTTGGAGAGAATATATCAGCTTTGTTCTTAAATCTAATTTCTATCTCACATGCCCATTGAGCGAGCTTAAGGTTAATTTCATCAATAACCTTATTAATATCGAAGGCTATTGAATCAGTTACAAAGGTATATAAATCTTTTTGATTAGACAAGTTACCTTTGATGTTTCCCCACTTTAGAGCATATTCATCTGCTATACCAAGATTGATTCTGGCTATAGTTCTCTGATATTCATCAGTTAACTCTGAAAATAGATTCTCCTTTTGAAATCCATCATCACCACCAGTACACCCATAATATTTAGAAGTATCACAGTCATCTTTAATACAGATATGGTCTACTCCTTCCTCTTCTACCTTTACACTGTCTATCTTGTCTATTGTAATAACATCATAGTCGGCACAAATTCCTTCTACTTCCTCTTTCTCTATAACACCATCTATTATCTTAGTATCTGGTTTTATATTAGAAATAGAATGTGGGTAGTCAGGTAAAATGGGAGCTTCTTGTTCTTGTTCGTCAAGACGTATAAACTCTGCCATATTTTAGATTTGTATAATTTGATAGGCATATGTCATAGGGTCTAAGAAGGATATAATAGTTGCTTCATTAACCTTATGAATGGTTTTGGTAATTGTCATTGATAAACTAGTATCACCGATAGGAAATACTTTATTATATAATGAGCCTTCCATGTAACATACATTCTCATTAAACATATTATTAACTGAGTTCCACCTTAAAGTTGTATCATGGCAACCTCTAAGAAATGTATTACCCTTACAGTCAGCTTCCAATACATTGTCATATGTATCTCCCAAGAATATATTGTTAGTACATCCTTGCTTTAGTTCATTGTGCTTAGTATTGTGTAATTCTGAACTATCAGTAATAACTCCTCCAGTTAAATCTGAGAATGTATAAAAGTCTCCATATGCCGCCCCAAGATTAAGATTAGTATTATCTAATTCTTCAGCCGTTCTTCTAAACTTTATATTCTTAAAGTCATAGTGTGCTGAGTTGTAATGATTGTCTCTAAGAAATGTTATTTTGCCCTTAGTAGTAACACCATCTTCGAGAGTTTCCTGAGTCGGGTCATATTCTATAACCCAATCCTTCATTTTATCATCATCAATAACAACTCTTGGGTCTAATCTATTATTAGTAATAGCTGTAACAATCAGTTTCCAAATAGGTGAGGGGTTAGTGGAGCTGTTAATGCCCCACGTAACCTTCTGACCAGAACTATTAGTAACATTAGAAGAATATATAGTTTGAAAGTCTGTAATAACATACCTTGCCCCTGTTACCAAGCTCTTCTTACCTATATTGTCATTGAGTACTGCATAGGTGACTTCTAAGGGTTTGGATTGTCCTCCTTCTCCAGTATAATCAATGATACCTATATTCTTTCTTAGTTGCTCTTGCTCTAACTCAGTTAACCCACCTAATAGGTCTTTCTTCTTGAAATAATTATTCAAATCATGAATACAGGCATAACGTCTTGTATCCCTTTCTATTGCCATGTTAATTATTCATTAAGAATTCATATATTCCATCTATCTTATCAAAGTATTGACAAGTCTGAATGAAGGATATTTGGTGGAGAATCATATCATAGTTCTCCACATATCCCTTGTTTAACCTTTTGAGGAATTTGTCAAAGTCTTTGATTACTTTCAACTTTAGGTTAGTTATTGCATCCACAACCACCTCCTCCTATAGTATTTTTATCAACCATAACATCTTTGCATATTCCTCCGCATTGAGTTATGTCTTCTAAGACTCTCTGAGCTTCGTAATATTGACCTAACTCAATTAGATATTTGATAACATTAATAGCCATCCATATAATATCTCTATTATAGATTAGCATCTTAACATCGTCAGTTCTATTCTTACATCTTCCTGGTAAATCTCCTAGAAGGTTCTTACACAGTCTATAGAAACATTCATTGATATGACAAACACAGAATGTATTCTTATCACCTCTAATGATTGTAGTAGTCTTCTCAGTAATAGTAGCTGGAGGTAAGGCGTTTACCTCTAATATCTCCTCTACTGTTACTGCAATAGATTCTTCATCAACATACTTCATGAATGATTCAGACTGTGTATCATAGTAATATACAGAGTTATATGCAGTTAAAGCAGTAGAGTCTCGTTCCAGTACATACTTTAGCCACACATCTGTAGGTAGTATAATATGTGTAACTTCATATAGACCATCAATAGGCATCTCTAATTCAGATTCATCAATGCAGTCTATAACGTGTTCCACAATATCATACTTCTGTGTTACTTCGTCTCCAGAAGATTTAATGCTTGTTATAGCATTAAGAGTAATAGTTTGGCTGTAGGCATAATTACGAGTACTTACTGTAATTTCACCAGTTTCATTTAAGTACTCGTCATTATCCCTTTCCAATCCAGTAATCGTAATACCGCAAGCTCCCTTCTTACATATTTTAAATACTGAATCCATAATTATACGTTGAAGTCAGCTCTTACTTTAGTTTTGATTTCTCCTACCAGTGTAAGATAATCTAGGTATTTCTGTCTATCAGTTTGATTATCAGATAAACCTAAAACAATACTATTGGAGCTGTTAATTAAATCAAACTCTTCATCTTGGTCTACATACTGTCTAATAATAGCTTTAATGCATTCTTTGTGGTCTGGTTGACCATGTAGATGAACCTGAACATATGTCCACCTTGTCTCTTGTGTTACATCTTCTGTTTCTGGGTCTGTAACATTAACCTCTTTTGATTTAATATCATAGTTATAGTAATATGTACCATTACCTAATTTCTCTATTAAGTCTGGCTGCACATCCATTTCTATTCTTCTTGGTTCTAACATAAGGTCTTATTTTAAAATTTACTGGGAATGAATATCTGGTTAGAGAGTAGAATAGATTCCTACTCTTACTCTCAAAGTAATAGGATTTATTATTGTATACAAAGTTAACTCTAAAACACTTACTATAGCTAACTATATCTACAATATGAATGTACTTGTTATAAAATCTTGAAATATTAGATTTCTTCCCATCCCAATTAGAGAATCTTAAACCTGTATCTCTTTGAATCTTCCTTAATAGATTCTTAGAATTACAAAACTTTAGCCAACCAAAATATGATTGCATTCTCCTTCTTAATTCTTGTTTATCAATCTTGCCTGATTGATACCTTCTAATAAGCTTGAATAATCTAATCTTAATTGACTTTCTTAATAATACATGGGTATGATAGAACCTACAACCTACAAAGTCTACACCTCTATCATCTACTGGGAATATTTGGTAATTTGATTTCAACCTTAAATTTAGAACCTCTTTTAAGTACATCTTTATTGCTATGAGTACTCTTCTCAAGAAGTCCTTATCACTGCTGAGAATTACAATATCATCAGCATACCTGAAGTAGAATTTACATTTTAATTCTTCCTTAACCCAATGGTCAAAGTAAGCTAAGTATAAGTTTGCAAAGAATTGAGAAAGATAATTTCCAATAGGAACGCCGTCCGCTGAATAAATGATTCCGATTAGCAGGATTAATAAATTTTTATCCTTAATCTTACGTTTGATTATATCACATAATATGTCATGGTCGATAGAAGGATAAAACTTCTTTACATCCATCTTTAAACAATAGAGTGTTTCATTTGGATGCTTTACCAAAGCTGCTTTTAAATCGTATGCTACATTATGAATACCTCTATCCTTAATACAAGAATAAGTTTGCTTGATGAATATCTTAGTCCAGATAGGTTCCATTACATTCATAATAGCATGATGTGTTATTCTATCTGGATAGTATGGTAATCTAAATATCAACCTTTCTTTGGGTTCATATATTTTAAATGTACTATACTCAGAAGTTTCATAAACTAAATCTCTTAGTTGTTCCGAAAGTCTTCTATTCTCTTCCTCTCTATTCTTATCATGTTTGAGGATTCCCCATCTTACTGATTTATGCTTTCTAGCTTTATCATCTGCTTTCTCAATATTCTCTATATCATATACCTGTTCATGTAAATAGCCTATACGCTTCAAGTCTTATATATTTATTGTGGAAGCTTTCGAGAATTAACCTACTAACACCCTGTTATTAAATACTACGTTGTCTTTTGCCAAGAGGCAAGGGTGCTGTTTAGACTGTAAAATAAAACAAATTACCTAAAGAAATATATAATAAGCCTACATTAGTATTAGCATTGCTGACTCCATTATTAGAATTGAAGTAGCTAAGACTAGCATTACTACCATTATTAGCGTTGCTGCTAACGATGAGTGTTTTGTAATAATTTTCTTGTCCAGCACCAACAGCCGTGAGCCGTCCCGCCGTTCCAACGGTGTCTGCGCGATCAGCTCCTGCGGCAGGTCAAAGTAAAAATCGTGTGTTTTCATCGTGTATCACTCATTCATTCAAAATTTGCACACCGCGGGATATTATAGTATATTTCCCGCCTTTATGCAACGTTTTTCCCGGGAAAAGTTCCTTTGCATAGGGAAAAGCCGCGGTCATACCGCGGCTTTTCCAAAAAACGATGGCAATAATTACAGACGCAGCGCACAGCTTACACCAAAACAGCCTTGTGGAACACCTTTTTGCCCTTTTTGATGACCACGCCGTCGCCGGTGAACTGCTCGCAGCCGAAGGTCGTCTCAATGGCCGCCACCTTCTCATCGTTGACGGAGACGCCGCCCTGCTGCACCAGCCGGCGCGCCTCGCCCTTGGAGGCCGCCAAACCACACTTCACCAGCAGGGTCAGCACGTCGATGCTGCCGCCGCCGAAATCATCGTTGGTCAGCTCGGTAGTGGGCATATGCTCCGTGTCGCCGCTGCCAGCAAACAGCGCCTTGGATGCGGCCTTGGCCTTCTCGGCCTCCTCCTCGCCGTGCACCAGCTTGGTCAGCTCATAGGCCAGGATCTCCTTGGCCTCGTTCAGGCGCTGATCCTTCCAGGTGCTCATCTCATCGATCTGCTCCAGCGGCAGGAAGGTCAGCATCCGGATGCACTTC